CTTCTGCTTTGTGAACACGGGCGGCACCGCGAACCACTACTACGCAAGGTATTCCCGTGGGCTCGCCCCGGCTTTCTGTATCTAATCTCTGACCCACAAAGAACAAGCACCACGAAAGTGGTGCGGGAGAAAACAAAGTTGAATTCATGAGTTAGCCCGTTAAGAAAACTTAACGGGTTTTCTCATGCCTTTTAATATGGTGCCGTAGTCAAGCGGTTAAGACACCGCCCTCGGCATCACCAGGCCCGAAAGGGTACACTAAATATAAAGGAGTACATAACTATGGCAAAAATCGTAATCGCAGGGGACGCAATCGTCGTTACTTCCGCTATGAAGCTGGAGGACATCAAGACCATTGAGAAGTATCGTCCCAATGCCCTGACCCTGATGGGTGGTGAGGATGGCAAGGAGCCTATCTTTGCTATCGGAACTACTGAGGGTTGCGGCAACATCAATCAGGTCGGTGCATCTTTCGGTCGTGAGTCTCACGACGATGACAAGTACGCCACCATCACTATGGTCGCCGGTTGTGCTACTGATGGCGACATCAAGGAGTGGGTTGCCGACCGCATCGGTACCGCCATCATCAACCTGAACAAGCTTGAAGAGAAACTGCCTGCTGTCCTTGAGGAGATTGCGGCTGAGAAGGCCGAGGTTATGAGCAACATCACTGTCGCTCAGTAAGAAACTGGGGGCGGCTTTGCCGCCCCTTTGTTCTTCAAAAATCCAACACCCAATTTAATGAATTAAAGGAGAATTGATTATGATTAAGGTTACTGTCGGCAACAATGTCAAGCGCGAGTCCGTTATCATCGACGAGAATACCACCCTGCGTGCCTGCCTTGAGGCCAACGGCGTGGATTATACCCGTGGTGTGATGCACCTCGATGGTTCTTCCCTGAATCCCGGCGACCTCGATAAGACGTTCGCCAGTTTCGGTATCACCGAGAAGTGTTTCCTGCTGAACGTGGTCAAGGCTGATAACGCCTAAGTTACATACCCAAATGGAGCCGCCTTTGGGCGGCTCTTTTATGGGGGAGTGACGGAATAGGCAGACGTAGCGGACTTAAAATCCGCTGGGTAATCCCCGTGCCGGTTCGACCCCGGTCTCCCCCACCATGAGAATATAAAGTGAGGTGTTTCTATGTTCAAAACAAGCATTGCGTCAACCCCGCTGACAACGGATGCTGCCAATAATTATTTCCGTAACATCGATGGTGAGCGATTTGGCAATGACAATTCTTTTCTTGCGACGCTTCGTGCATTGGTTGCACCTCGCATGAAAGACGGGGAAAGCATTCATCTTCGGTTCGGAAGGAGCAGTTATAGCTCATCTCAAATATCCAATGCGTCTGTTGATGCAGCAGCAAGAGCGATTTGCAACGCATATGATTTGGGGGATGCGTCCAACCAGGTTGTGATTCACAGTTTTACTGCTGACCAGGAAAGCAATTTGGCGAATATGCGGGTGATTGAGAAGTTGCCCGCCTGCTATCCCGGTTATCACCAGCTTGATAAGGTAAAGGCGTTTTACCGCAAGTCTTTTAATGTGGATTGTTATATCAATCCAGAACGCAAGAACGTGATTCTCTTCGTCGATAATCTCGACAATAAAAAGCTGCATTATTTGCAGGTGTCTATCCTTGCGTTCCTTCCGTGGTACTTTAACCCGGAAGATGGTGTGTCCGACATCGAAATGCAGCTCATCTATTCTCTGCGTGAAAGTTCTCCGGACAAATATCAGGACTGTCTTTCAAAGATTGCAGAACAATATGATTTCAGAACCGCTCGCATTCGGCAGTTGCTTAGCGGGTTTGAAACCAGATATGAAAAGATTGAACGGGATAAGGTGCGCAATTCGATTGCGGCAACAGACGATAAAATCAACCAGTTTAACAATGAAATTGGAAGGCTCTTTGGTCAGAGAAACGAGCTGTGCATCAAGCTTATGGGGCTTGAACGCAAAATCGAAGAAGGCGGGGAGGACTCCGAGATTATGGAATACTTCCTGTGCAATAACCGCCTTGTCCTTGAGGAAGTCACAGACACGGATATGTATTTCTGCGTCAAGGATTATCTTACATATTTCGACAGAGAGATGGCGGAGCAGTACATCAACAACGAGCGCAGCTTTGTGTATAATGGCCGTCATGGTGCTTCTGCAGAGAAGATGAAGAAGCTCATGTGGGAGCTTTTTGTTTCGGAGGAGCCGAGGCTGCGAATCAAAGTGTGCGCAGCATATCGTTTCAATCTGAACGGTAATGTGGGTACACAGGGACGCCACAATTTTTCGTATGAGTTCTCTGATTGTATGCCGAACCCTCATATTGACCGGTGGAATTGTATTGGTAATTATGAGAGAACAATCAACCAGCTCCTGATGAATCGCGATTACATTGGTGCTCTTGAACAGTGCGTTGCCTCGTGCAAGAGTCTGAACTGGGGAGACAGCACGGTGATGGGTACTTTTATGAACACCATGTGGAATAGTGATGATGGGTACAATAATAGGTGTATCGAACTTCCTGATGGTCGTGTTGTAAAGCCGGCCGAAGCAATTAAGTGGCTTGAGCAGCAGGAGGCAAAGAATGAGCAGACGACGGAGGAGGCGCAAGATGAGTAAGCCGATTAAAATGACCCAGGAATATTTGGATGAGTGCCGGCGAGACTTTGAAAAGGCTTTGGCGCTGACGAAGATGGCAGATGGGAAGCTCAATTTCACCAAAACGTTTACCCTGGGCGACCGCAAAGCGGTTGTGTATTTCACAGCAGAGGCATGGGCGAAGATGGTAATGCTCATCAAGGAGTTTGATAAAGAGGTCGCATGGCATGGCATTGCCAAGCGTGCGGATGATGAGGCGAAGGACGAGTATATCATCTCCGATATCGTGGTATATCCGCAGGAAGTAACCGGTTCCACAGTGGAAATGGATACGGAGCAGTATGCGGTGTGGCTCATGGAAAATGACGAGGATGAGCGGTTCAGCCATATTCATATGCAGGGACATTCTCATGTGAACATGGCACCCAACCCGTCATCGGTTGACCTGACGCATCAGGAAGAGATTCTGAATATGCTTGACGATGATGATTTCTACATCTTTATGATTTGGAATAAGTCATTCGCCAGCAATACCAAAGTATACGATATGAAGAAGAACGTCCTTTTTGAGAATGCGGATGTTACTGTCAAGATTATTGGTGCAGCAGAGGATTTGGATGAGTTTGTTAAGAATGCCAAAGATATGGTGAAATCAAAGACATATGCTCCGTCCACCTACCCCAGAACACCGGTCACTCCATACAATCCATTGTCCAGCGCCAAAAAGGATGAGGATAAGAAACAAAGTAAAGACGCAAAAGATAAGCCAAGAACCAGAATCGGGGCTGGTTGGAGTGGCAAGAATGCCAGCGGCCAGGGTTCGTTCTTTGACCAATACGATGATGAGGACGACATCTACGGATATTACAGAGAACACTTCGGGAGGTAACGTATGGATTTATCAAAGAGTTATGAATACTTCCAGCCGGAAAAGCAGAAAGACCGCATCCATATTATTGGGTGCGGTTCTGTCGGCTCTACAGTTGCATATATGATGGCCAGAACCGGCGTAACCAGCTTCACCTTGTGGGATTTCGATACGGTCGAGCCGCATAACCTCGCCAATCAGATGTTCCGTCAGAAAGACATTCACAAACCAAAGGTCGATGCACTTCTGGATATCATCTGTGAAATCAATCCGGAGATTGCAGACACGGCAAAGCTCAAGCCGGACGGATGGAATGGACAGCAGCTTTCCGGGTATGTGTTCCTGTGCGTGGATAATATTGACCTTCGCCGGCAAATCGTGGAGATGCATATGGACAACCCGTATGTCAAGGCGATGTTTGATTTCAGAACCCGTCTTGAGGATGCGCAGCATTATGCTGCGGATTGGTCGGATTATAAGATGAAGAAAGACTTCCTCAACTCCATGAATTTCTCCCATGACGAGGCGAAGGAAGAAACGCCGGTGTCTGCATGCAACGTCACCCTGTCTGTCTGCCCCACTGTTCTCGTGATTTGCGCCAGAGGCGTGGCGAATTTTATGAACTTCTGGAACGGAAAGCCGCTTAAGAAGCTCATCCTTGACGACGCATTCAACTTTGTCTGCGACGCATTTTGATTTTGATAACTCGGACGGGAGGTGAATTGCTTGGAAACGACTGTAGGAAAACTGAAAATTGGCGCACCGCTCGCAATGGGCAGGTACAGTGTCAGCAGAGATGCTGACCCAGCGCCAATCGTGTGGCTAAAAGGTGCTCCGAACAGCGATTTTATCACGGAGTTCGCAGTGGATTATCTGCCATTCGATGCAATGGAGCGGGAGAATCCGAGCAGACAATACTATTATTCCGGGAACCCAGATTACACAACGAGTAATCTCCTGCAGTTCCTCAACAGTGACCAAGAGGATTGGTACGAACCTACGCACCAATATGACGCGCCACCCGTTCGAAACAATGTCAATGACAGATACAGGGCGCCCTATAAAGACCACTATGGGTTTCTGTGCTTCTTCGAAGAGTACGAAATCGAAAGCATTGCGGATAATGCAGGGTCCAGAATACGTTTGCCGGTACACGGCTGTTTCAGCGGCGAGAATAAGTTTCCGCTCTTTCGTAAGAAGGGCATTCGTGCAAGAGCGACAGAAGACTTCATCGAAAACAAACGTCTGAGCTTTACTGGCACGTCATATGTTCCAATCTGGCTGGCAGATAGGAGCGAGTGTGAAGACTCAGCGTGCATTATGGCGCGGAATGGAGATACCAATTGGCAGCGTCCTGTTTATGCCTGCGGTGTTCGGCCTGTTTGTACGCTTCATCCGGACACGGCGGTTGTAAGAGATGCCGATGGGCTTTATCATGTTAAGCCCCGCAATGTTGACAGGTACCTGTGTACAGACGAAGAACTGTTTGAACTTTTGGGCATGGCACAGCCCTAAGTGCTAAGGAATTGTAACGCATTTCTCCATAAGGAGAGCTTTACGCCAAAGGCTAAAGTAACAAATTGTCGGGGAAGAAAGAGGGTACCCACCGAAAGCAGTGCAGCAGCACGAGATGATGCAAAGCGGGCGAAGGGCACCAAGCGAATCGTAATAACAAAAGTAGCTATTCCTACCATAAGAAACCCCAACAGAAAACAAAATCGTCGCACAAAACCTTCCAGAGTCCATTGACAAAAGGAATCTATCGTGCTACCACACCAACAGCAAATCGGCGAAATGGAGTCGTCCCACCAATGGGCTCTTACATCCATTATTTATGTAGGTTACAATTCACGTTTACGGAAAGGGGGATTTACCTTGGTGTACATCACAGTGAAACAATCTCCAATCTACCATCAGATGACGCTGGAAGAGTTTCTGTTTCAAACGTTTCAGGGGCCGGCAGTCATCAATGAAAATATGACGAACACCAGAACATACGAATTTGAAAGCGCCAGTGCGCATTTCACAAAGAGTATTGACGTTGACGCACTTGCTTGGACGTTAGCGCGATTCAACCAGTCCACAGAAGAACTGAGAGAAAAGGAACGCATCTCGTTATACAACACCTTTTACATCCCCAAGAAGTCGGGCGGGCTTCGAAAAATCAATGCCCCCAATCCAGAGCTCATGAACGCACTTCGACGTCTAAAGACAATTTTTGAAGAGGATTTTAAGGCATTGTATCACACGTCTGCGTTTGCGTATGTAAAGAAAAGGTGTACTGTCAACGCCGTGGAGCGGCACCAGCAGAACAACAGCAAATGGTTTGGCAAACTCGACCTCCATGATTTCTTCGGGAGCACCACGTTGGATTTCGTCATGGATATGTTCTCTATGATTTTCCCGTTCAGCGAAGTGGTGAAGACGGTAAATGGGAAAACCGAGCTGAGAAAGGCACTGGAGCTGGCGTTTTTAGATGGCGGTCTTCCGCAGGGGACGCCCATCTCACCGACCATCACAAACATCATGATGATTCCGGTGGATTTTAAGCTGTCCAATGCGCTGCGGAATTTTGATAACCAGAGATATGTATACACCAGATATGCGGATGACTTCATCATCTCTTCCAGATATGAGTTCGATGTTCACAAGGTCGAAGAACTCGTTGTGTTCACTCTGCAGAACTTCCATGCTCCGTTCTCGATTAACGCATCCAAAACAAGATACGGCTCATCTGCCGGCCGCAACTGGAATCTTGGCCTTATGCTGAACAAGGACAACGAAATTACCGTTGGCCACAAAAAGAAACGTCAATTCCAATCTATGCTGTATAACTATATTACAGATAAGAAAAGAGGGATTGAATGGAGCCGCGAGGATGTGCAGACAATGCAAGGACTCTACAGTTATTATCGAATGGTGGAAGAGAAGCCGATTGATGCAATCATAAAACACATCGACGACAGAATGGGTGTCGATGTAATCCGCATGATAAAAAAAGATTTGAGATAAACCCTTCGACGGTAGGAGGTTAAACCGTCACTACTAATTCATTTGCGCAGGAAGTTATTCCTATGCAGATTGCGAATGAGAAAGGATTATTATGATATTTGTTACAGGAGATACACATGCCAATTTGGATATTGGTAAACTGAGCACAAGAAGATTTCCAGAACAAAAAGAATTAACAAAAGAGGATTTTCTGATTGTGTGCGGTGATTTTGGGCTTGTGTGGGATGGTTCTGCCAGAGAGATATACTGGCAAGATTGGTTATCAGATAAGAATTTCACCACACTATGGATAGATGGTAACCATGAAAACTTTGACATCTTGTATGAGCTCCCACTAACAGAAAAGTTCGATGGCAAAGTCAGAGAAATCGCACCGGACATTTACCATCTGGACAGAGGACAAGTGCTGACCATTGACGACCAGAAAATCTTTGTTATGGGCGGCGCACGTTCTCATGACCGTGAGTATCGGATAGAACATATTTCCTGGTGGGAGCAAGAAATGCCAACGTCTGCGGAAATGGAACGCGCAATTGAGGCGTTGGACAAATGCGGATGGGAAGTCGATTATGTTATTACACATTGTGCTCCAAAAAGCATACAGAAAATGGTGTGTAGTGGGTATGAAAACGACCCTCTTGTAAGCTTCTTGGAACGTGTTCGCACAGACCTGAAATTCAAACGCTGGTATTTTGGTCATTATCATATTGACCGTACATTTGGGGAGCAGTTTGAGGCGCTATACAATCGAGTAATCCCAATGGAATAGGAGTGGTCCCGAATGACACGAACGGAAAACGATAACCGATATACTCGCTGCCTAAAAGAGCTGCGCTCTTTAATTCCTGATGACGAGTACCATGAGGTGATGTCACAGGATATGTGTGAGTTGGATTCTGAATTCCTTGGATTTGTTGATGTGTATAAGAACTTGAGCAGGATAATTCCAAAGGGAAGTATTGTAATTGACTTTGGTTGTTATCTCGCGGCACAGAGCTATTTCTTCGCGAGACATAAAATGTATATCGGCGTTGATGTAGTGAGCATGCGGCGATTTACGCCACCAAATTCAGTACATTATACAATGAGCATCCAGAACTTCATTCAGATAGAGGTACCCAAATTGTTTGAGGAGTATGACGAGCTTAAACTCTGTGCTATCTGCTCCTATGTCCCAGATTTTCAGGCAACAGAGATGGTAAGGAAAACATTCCCCAATGTATTTTGCTATTATCCTTGTGGTGTGTAAGGCACGGAGAGATACCCAAGTTGGTGAAGGGGCAAGTTTGCTAAACTTGTAGGCCGGCAACGGCGCGTGGGTTCGAGCCCCACTCTCTCCGCCATATGGGAGTGTGGTGTAATGGTAGCACAGCGGTCTCCAAAACCGTATGATGGAGGTTCAAATCCTTTCACTCCTGCCAGTTGCCGGGTAGCGCCCGGATGATGTGAGCGTGTGAGCAGGAACCCTCACAGAGAATGTCAATGCTTGCAGAAAAATGCAAATCCATCGTGAGATGAGAACTCCTGGCCAGTGGATTTGTGTGATAATCTAAGCGAGAACTGCTCCAAATGTGGCATTGGTGTTTAATGGTCAGCATATCGGTCTTCCAAACCGAGGGTGCCGGTTCGACTCCGGTATGCCACTCCACATACCCTTTTAGCTCAGTTGGTAGAGCAACGGATTTTTAATCCGTAGGTCATGGGTTCGAATCCCATAGGGGGTACCACTCTAATGGGGTGGGAAGTTGTGAATACCCCGCCACCAGAAAAATAGGTGGTTCACAGCCTCATGAGATACCACTGGCACCAAGGAAAGACTTGGCGGGAGTTAGCGCACTTGTGGAGAACCGATAAATAAAAGCGCACAATATGGGGATGTCGCCAAGCGGTAAGGCATCGGACTTTGACTCCGACAAGGGCTGGCTTTACCACCCGCTCGTAGGTTCAAATCCTACCATCCCTGCCAAATATGCTGGAATAGCTCAATTGGCAGAGCAGCGCCCTCGTACAGCGCAGGTTCCCGGTTCGACTCCGGGCTCCAGCTCCAAGTCCCTATTGGTCATGTTCACGTTTGTGCGGTTCAGCTCATTACTTTACTGCTATCTCTGTGAAAGACACAGCCGGGTGCACACGGTGTTCTTCGGACGTAGGGTTTGCCGCTGCGATGCGTCGTGGCGGCATCTATGTCGATGTAGCTCAGGAGGTAGAGCAGCCACGGAATGGTGTGTCGCTGGTTCAAGTCCAGTCATCGGCAGATGTCTTTGCTCCAAAGGCCACGGAGCTGACGCCTCGGAAAGACGAGGGCATGCGCTGGCATAGCTCAGTTGGTAGAGCGCCGGTTTTGTACTCCGGATGTCGCGGGTTCGAATCCTGTTGCCAGCTCCATCCCCATGAAAGGTAAGAGAGTCTACGGAACTTTCTTGCCGCCCAATGTATTGTGGTTCACATTGGGCTGGGGAGATACCGTCCTTTTCGTCTGCTGCCGTGTGCATATGCCGCTAAGCATAAAAGGTGATGCTTTCGGTGAAGATGGTTCGATTCCATCAGGGGTATATGTGTGAGCGGCAAAGAACCGTGCCCTATCTGGGTGTAGCGCAGTTGGTAGCGCGCTTGCTTTGGGAGCAAGATGTCGGGAGTTCGAGCCTCCCCACCCAGACCATAATAAACCACAAAAGGAGGAAAGTAATATGCCAACTGGTTATACTGCTTTTATTGAAGATGGTGATATTACAACAGGTCGAGAATTCCTTCTATTATGTTCGCGTAATTTTGGAGTGGCCATTGATGTTAGAGATGAGCCTTTGTCTGTGCCAACTCCTACAAAGTTTGAGCCTGACCCATATTATAAGAAGTCATACGAGGATGCCATCAAAGAGTTTGAAGAGGCGAAGACGCTCACTTTCGACACGGCCAAACTGCGCATGCGGTCAGAGTATGAAAAGAAAATCAAACGTGCAAGAGAAATTGCTACTAAAATGACTGAGATGAATCAGCGATACCAAAAGGTTCGCCGTGAGGTGGAATCATGGATTCCTCCGACCGATGACCACATCGGAATCAAGAGATTTGCTCTGGAACAGATTGATATGTGCGTCAAACAGAACAATGATATGTTTGAATATTATCAAAAGATACTTAATGTTCCATTTGATGACAGCGATAAGGCTGTCCGGACGTATATGCAGGATAGCATTACTTCCTGTGAGGATGCGGCCAGACGAGCAAAAGAGAGATATGAAGAAGAAATCCAGCGAGCGAATAAAAAGACGGAGTTCATGCAGAGCTTTTTATCAAGTTTAGATAGCCTGGGAATTAGGAAGTCCAAAATGGGCAACAAAATGTGAATACTAAGGAGGAGTTACCATGACCAGAAATGAATTTTTGGATACCGTAAATGATTGGTATGAGCTGATTGAATTCTGCAACGACGTGGGATGCAGCTATTGCGATGATGTTTACTCCGAAGAAAGTATGAACGATGATATCAATGAGCGCTTGACAGATTGGGCGCAGGAATGCACTTGGCAAGAGTTATATTCCAGACTGGATGACATCCCAAGCGGGTACGATTATTACAGGTGTAATGATTACGGTGACTGGGAAAGCCTTGATGATTCTGATTTTGACGACTATAAAGATGATGTGCTTGAGTGGATGGACAATAACGGATACTGGGATGAAGATGATGATGACTTCGAAGATGAGGATGTTTTTGATGAAGAAGAATCGACCGCTGAATGTGATGAGGAGTCGGTTGAAGATGAGGATTTTTCGGCAGCAGAATTGATTGGTATGTGCAGTGCAGCATTTGCTGTCATCCAGCAGGAAAGTTTGCAAAGAATCCAGAAGGAAGAGGAACGGTTCAACAACTTTGTCAACCTGAATATTCCGAAGGTTCTAAAGTAATCTGGTCATAACACGAAAGTGTTTTGATATGAGCTGCTCGTGGAGATTGGCTCTGCCTACATATACACTAAAGCAAAATGGCATAGCGTCTTCTCGCCAATGGCAGAAGAACGAGTTTGGGTTCTACATTTTTATCCACGCAAATTGGACTGTATATTTTTGTTTTCAGCGAAAACAAAAAATCCAGCCAATTATGCTCGATAAAAATGACACTCTGTGTACACACCTCGGTTAGAGAGCAATAACCTCGGTGTGCAGACGGGCAGCTCAATAACTCTCTGTAGCGGGTGGTATTACATCATCCGCTCATTTATAATAATAGAAAGGGGCGAGTGGTATGAACATCTATGCAGAGCAGAATGGTGTTGTTGGGGATGGTGTACCCTTTGAGCGCATCCGCCGTATCACCGGATATTTAGTTGGAACACTCGACCGTTTTAATAATGCAAAACGTACTGAAGTACAAGACCGTGTGAAACATGATGTCCAGAAAGGCGTGGTGAAATGATAGAGCTGCAAGGAAAATTCGCAGCCGCAAAGGTATTTACGGATGTGGTTGACAATGAGTCTATCTCACAAGTTATCAATCTCCTGAACCAGCCCTACGTTTCGGAGAGTAAAGTTCGCATGATGCCTGATATCCATGCCGGCGCTGGGTGCACAATTGGAACCACCATGACTATTCGAGATAAGATATGCCCAAATCTGGTTGGCGTTGATATTGGATGCGGTATGGAAACTATCCGCATCAAGGAATCTTATATTGAGCCGCAGAAATTGGATAAGGTAATCCGCAATGGCATCCCGTCTGGTTTCGAGATTCGGCCTTCGCCTCACCGTTATGCGCAAGAAATTGACCTGTCTGAATTGCATTGTGCAAAAAATGTGAATGTGGATAGGGCGTATAACAGCATCGGAACTTTGGGCGGCGGCAATCATTTTATTGAGGCAAACAAAGATTCGGAAGGTAACATCTATATTGTTGTTCACTCCGGTAGCCGACACTTGGGCTTAGAGATTGCCAACTTCTATCAGGAGGCGGCTTATAAATCTCTAACCTCATATAGTAAAGAAGAAATTGAGGCGGTTATCGAGAGCCTGAAATCCGAGGGACGGCAAACGGAGATTCAAAGTGTGTTGAAAGATATGAAATCGAAAAAATCTCCCGTACCAAAGCCCTTGGCATACGTGGAAGGGGATTTGTTTAAGCAGTATATTCACGATATGAGAATTGCTCAGCGGTTCGCAGAGTTGAACCGTCAGGCCATGATGGATGTTATCGTCAAAGAAATGGGGTTCCATGTAGTAGAGCAGTTTACAACTATTCATAACTACATCGATACGGAGAACATGATTTTGCGAAAAGGTGCCGTATCTGCTCAGCGTGGAGAACGGCTTTTGATTCCAATTAACATGCGAGATGGCAGCCTACTGTGTACTGGCAAAGGCAACGAGGATTGGAATTTTTCTGCTCCTCATGGTGCTGGTCGCCTGATGAGCCGCAGCGCAGCGAAGGAAACATTCACAGTTTCAGAGTTTAAGAAACAGATGGAAGGAATCTATACCACATCTGTCGGACGCAGCACTTTGGATGAATGTCCGATGGCTTATAAGGGAATGGATGACATCGTAAACAATATTGAACCGACTGTTACAATCGATGCCGTTATCAAGCCGATATATAACTTTAAGGCGGGAGATGATTCTTGATGGCAATCCTTTTGATTATGGTGTATGTGTTTATTGGAGCGGCAATAGGCGCCACTTACTATTATCTCCAGCTTAAAGCGGACAAGTACGACAAAGATGTGTTCAACTCTGTGTGGGTTGGGCTGCTTTGGCCTGTTGTTGCGCCATTCGCATTTGCATTTTATTTCGCTAAGAAGATGAGCGAGAGGGAGTGAGTGTATGATTGTGTTTGTTCTGCACCGGTATTGGAATACTCCCGATAACGAGGGCGCAGATGTGGTTGGCGTATACCGTGACGTTGAAGGCGCAATTGATGATATGAAATCTGCCGCCCAAAAGGTCAAATCGTATTATCCAAAGGATTATTGGGAGCCAGATATGACGTGGGAGGATGATGCGGAAATCCATCTGGGCAGAGATTCCCATGCTCGATATGAACTGGCCACAATTTATTGTTGGACAATCTCCAGGATGGAAGTGAAATAGGGGGCGGCTGTATGTGGAACTCTATTGAAATGGTTCTTAAGCTGCAGCACGAGAGCAGTGCGCTTAAAAAGCAGGAAATTTTGCGGGAGTACAAGGATGACGAAACGTTCTGTAAGCTTCTGTACTATGCGCTGAACCCCATGCTGACCTATAAGATTTCTGAGGCCACATTGAGAAAGCTTGTGAAATATCGTTCAGATATTACGCTGACCTTATGCGATATCTTCGATGTGTGCAAAACGCTCTCCAAGCGCAAGGCTCTGGACGATGCAACAGTTTATCAAGTGTGCGCCTTTTTGCAGCTTTGTGAACCGAGAGAGGCAGAGTTTTATACAAAGCTGCTCGCCAAGACACTACGGCTTGGTGTGACAGCTAAGACCGTCAACAAGATTATCCCAGGACTCATTCCAGAATGGGGAGTGCAGCAGTCCTATCCTATTGAAAAGTACCCCATCAAGTCTGGAACATGGTTTTCGCTGACGCAAAAACTGAACGGCGTGCGAGCTACCTATTATAAAGGTAAGCTGTACGCAAGGAGCGGTGTCCCATTCGAGGGGCTTGAGCATATCACCAAGGAGTTTGCTTGGGACAAGGAAAACAGTTTCGTTTTTGATGGAGAACTGTTGTTGAATGATAAGGGCAGTATGAGCGACAATGAGGCGTTCCGCACTGCAACTGGAATCATCAATTCAGATGGTGATAAAACACGCATTTGCTACACGATTTTTGACCTCCTGTCCACACCAGACTTTGAACGAGGGCAGAGCACAGGAACTTATCGGGAACGCCGGCCGGCGCTTGATGCAATTCAGATGACACTGTCTAAAGATGGGCCGGTCAAAATTTTACCTGTGCTGTACAGCGGAACTGACCAGTCCAAAATTACAGAGTTGTTAGAGAAGATGGTACGGGAGGATAAGGAGGGGCTGATAGTCAATCTTGATGTCCCATATAAATGTAAGCGGCACAATGGAATCCTGAAAGTAAAGCGGTTCTACACAATGGACTTACCCATCATCGGGTGTGAAGAGGGGACAGGACGACTTGCTGGCACATTGGGTGCGTTTGTCCTCGATTACAAAGGAAACGAAGTCCGTGTTGGTTCCGGGTTTACCGATGACCAGAGGACTCTATTCTGGAAACAGCGGGATTCTTTGGCCGGCGTGTTGTGTGAAGTGAAGTACAAAGAAATATCGAATGATAAGAACACCGGAGCAGATTCTCTGCAATTCCCGGTGTTCATTTCTTTGCGTACAGATAAGACAGATGTGAGCTATGGATAGGAGGTTATCCGGTGGTAAACCTTGATGTTTTGGCGCCCGGTTTAGATGTTGATGTAGATGAAGATATGGCCACTATTGAAGAGGACAGTGGAGATTGCCGCTTCCGTGTCGGTGGGCATTGGGCTTGGAATTCTTACTGTTTCGACTACATTGTAGATTCTAACGAGCCGGATTTTGAACCCTCATCAGAAAGCGAAATCTTATCTTTCATTTTTAAGGAATAAACCCCAGCGAGTTTTCGGAGGTGATGCTGTGAAGAAAAAGAGCAAGCCGCAATTCTCACCATATATCAGTGAGTTTTGCAGGATAATGGAGGACGCTCAGAAGGATTATGCGTGGAACTATGACGAGGTCAATCGAATGGACAGGCTCACACAGGACTACCTCCACAAATTAGAACTGGACAACCTCGATTATAAGGAGCGGGCAAAAGTGGCCACGCAGCTTGCACACTGCCGGCAGCAGCGCCGTGAGTGTAAAGATACCGTTGAGGTTTTGGAACCGTTGGTTCAATTTTTAGAGAGCGACAAAGGCAAAAACCTTTTGAACTTAATGCGCGAGGCGCTTGGGAAAACAAGAAAGGTTGAAGAGCGTCTGGAAACCCGCACCTATGTACCACGAGTTTTGCCACAGGAGGATGAGGCATAACTTGAAAAAATTACATACAATGCGGATAAGCAGTTGTCAGTATAACAGCATGGTTGAGTGTACAGGATGCGGAGGTTGCGCAACCTGTGGCTGGAACCCTGCTGTAAAAGCCGAAAGAGTCGCAAAGATTTTGAAACAGCGCAAGGAGGTTGAAAGATGCGTAAATTAGCTTCAATCAGAGAGATTTCAGCCATTCATCCCATCCCAGGCGCTGACCGTATTGAGGTAGCGCAGGTGGACGGGTGGGAGTGTGTTGTCCAGAAGGGCGAGTTTCAAGTCGGCCAGCACATTGTTTATGTTGAGGTGGACTCAATTGTTCCAGAGGTACCGGAATTTGAGTTTCTGCGCCCTCGCAAGTTCAGGGTCAGAACCATCAAGCTCCGTGGTCAGGTAAGCCAAGGTCTTGTGCTGCCGCTGTCGGTTCTTCCGGATGGAGCGCCATGTGATTTGGGAGATGATGTCACTGAAGTGTTACACATCACCAAGTATGACCCAGAGGCACAGCAGGAGGCCATGTTGACAAAGCAGCCAAAGCAGCCAACGAATCCAATTGTTAAGTATCTGATGCGTTTCCGGTGGTTCCGTAAGCTATTCGCAAAGCCAAAGCGCAAGGGCGGTTTCCCAGACTGGATTGTTAAGACGGACGAAACCAGAATTCAGAATCTCCCGGTGCTCTTTGAAACGGAGCGGGATAAGGGGACGAAGTTCTCTGTCACGGAGAAGATGGACGGTCAGTCTGCTACATACTTCCTGCATCGCCTGTCTAAACGCAAGTTCGAGTTCGGTGTGTGCAGCCGCAACATTCGGCTTGGCGAGCCGGACAACAGTTCGTATTGGGCGGTTGCCAAGAAGTATGATATTGAGAATGTCCTCAAGAGCATCATCGGCATGCACCAAACTGTCGTTTTACAAGGAGAAATCTGCGGTAATCAAATTCAAGGGAACAAGTATCACATCGGTGGTTATGAGCTTTTTGCATTCAATCTGATTTTCCCTGAGCACAAATGCAATACTCATGAAATTGCCGATATCCTGTCCCCATTTGGAATCAAAACCGTCCCAATCCTTGAAGATGGTAAGGTTCTCCCGCAAACTATCGCCGAATTGGTCGAGTATTCCAAAGGTAAATCGACAGTTCGGAAGGAACAAAAGCGGGAAGGAGTGGTCATGCGAAATATGGAGAGGAACATTAGTTTCAAAGTTATTAACCCGGATTTCCTGTTAGCAGAGAAGGATTGATGTTATGGGTAAAGCAGACGATTTAACAGGCAGAGTCTTTAACAACGGTATGATTACCGTTCTCCGACGTGCAAATAGCAACAGTAGAAAATCGCGGTGGCTATGTTTATGTGGTTGTGGAAATACATTTACGGCGTATGGATTTAATTTGAAGTCCGGAAAAACGAAGTCTTGTGGGTGTATGGGCAAATCGGAGCTTGGTGAAGGGCAGATGAGGCGTCCGTCAATCAGTTTGTACAGACTGAAGAAGGACGATGACGACCCATATCGAAACCTTGCTAATGCCATTGTCGCAGTAGCAGCGGACGATTATCGAAATGCGCTCCAAAATGATGATGACGATTTAGTCAAGAGCTTGGAACGCTTCTTTTACTCTGACTGGTATAGGCTGCTTACAAACTTGAACCCAAACATTCTACTGGAACTACTTCACAAAGAAAACGGTGGGAACCTACCCATCGTTTACATCTAATTCGCCATACGAAAATCGATAGGGAGGAACTGACATGAACTTAAAAGAATCATTCAGATATCAGAATTTTCTGGAGAACATGCTGGCTTATGCTGGCAACAGTCTCACAGACAGAGAACATAGCCTTACAATTACAAAGAATCATCTTCGTAAGAAGGCGAATGCAGAAGCCGAAGACATGATGGAGACTGTTGATGTAGGAGAGTTTTTCAAGAATGATGATGTACTAAAGTTTATGACCATGCTGGTCGAGGAGCGCAGCAAGCTGACAAATGCCATCGGCAAGGCGAAAGCGTCAATTGGGTTTGACCTGGATGCCGCCATTGAAACAAACAAGTTTCGTCAGACTGTTGCAAATCGGGTAAAAACGATGCTGCGGTTTACTGCATCCAAGAGAACAGAACGGGGAACCGATTATAAGTTCAATGTGGAGGGGAATCAGACCCAGTATTACTACGATATCGAAGTAAAAGCCAATGAAGCATTTGACCGCAGTGTTGCAAAAGACACCATGCGGAAACTGATTCTCGAAGCGGACAAAGTTTCTGCAGAAATTGACTCCGCAATGATTAACACGATGGTGGAATACGATGCACCGTTCAATGTGAATGACTCTTTTGAGGACGTCATGACAGACTTTTTATCGAAGGAATAAATCCAATGGAGCCGCTCGTTCGGCTCCCTGCTTTGGGCAGAAATGAACTGATATGATTTTGAGGTGGAGTTCGACAGAACGTATCTGTCCACGGCAGCGATGTCGTGTGCCTTCGAGTAACCTTAACATGATGACTTCGGTCAAATGTGGTACTTAAATATAGAATCAAGTAATTCTAAGCCATTCCGTGTTTTTGGGATGTGAAGAAAGTTTAAGGACACAAAGCACCTCATCAATCAAAACTCGTAAGCACGCTTTTGCATCAATGCAACACTACAAAAATCAATTCATCAGTTGCAGCGAACAATCATCGTGAGTTTATCACCAGCCGTCAGTGTCGCTGCACTTCTTCTGGTTATCAAATAACCTCCATTATATAATTTTGAAACAGTTTACACGTATGTGTAATGCGCAGTAAATTCCAGTTCAAAATTGTTGATGTGATTTTCTGTCCAAACCAGAGAGCCGAACAAAATGAACACCGGGGAGGTGGTTGCTTGCCCGTAAGCATTAGCAAAGGAAACGCCAAGATGGGCGCAATTCAGAGCGTGTCACTCCCGTCTGGAGTTACATGCAGAGTATGTGAGTGCAACAAGAAGTGTTACGCCAGACGTTTGGAGAGAAGACGAAAGAGTGTAAGAGAAGCGTATCGCAACAACCTTGAGATACTGACAACCGAACCGGACACTTATTGGCGGGAGGTCGAGGCAGCAATTATGCTGTCACGATACTTCCGCTTTCATGTTTCCGGTGATATTCCTGACGCCACTTATCTTTGGCGCATGGTTGAAGTGGCGAGAAGGAACCCGCACTGCGAAATTCTATGTTTCACAAAGAAGTATGAGTTAGTGAACGACCTGCTCAGAAATGCCGTCCAGTTGCCGAGTAATTTACATATGGTTTTCAGTGCATGGAGAGGGTTGAATATGGGAAATCCATTTAACTTACCAGAAGCGCATGTCCGCTACCGTGATGGAACCACAACAGCACGTGAAGATGCCAAGGAATGCGGTGGAAACTGTGTTGACTGTGCCATTGTGGATGATGGCTGCTGGTCTTTAAAGGCGGGCGAACAGGTTGTTTTCAATGAGCATTAAAACTGGAGACAAACAATGAAGGATTATATTATTGCTAAAATCCAACCCAAATATGGCGTTCTGAAAGGTGTTCATGAAGAGATGATTGGCCGTCCTGCCTACATCGTTGAGCTTGAAATAGGATACCCAGGCGTCTTAAAAGTTCTGCCGGAGTACGACAATAGGTACCACACAATCAGAACCACTAACGTCCTAACATTTACTTCTTTAGATGGAGAGCCGGACGTTGTGGAAATCGAAACAAGGAACACGAGATATATGTTGCGTGCGAAATAAGGTGGTGACAGTATGGAAGAGCAGATTGTTCGGTTGGAGTCTGGACTGATGAACTGCGAATACAAGATTGATGAGTTGCGTTCTGAACTGCGCAGCATGATTAACGAACTATCAGAAGACCTAAAAGGAAGGATATCCACAAATGGTTCCAGAATATCTTCGCTGGAAGAGATTGTCGATGCGGCAATTATAACTGCAGTCCATGAACTGATTGATTACCTTCGCCACGATGACATTCAAGCTTTAGATGAAGCCGAGTTTGCCGGCAAAGTAAAAGAGCTTATATTCGAGGCAAGGGATTCCTTCCCATTCTAAGGAGGAACTTATGTCAAAAAAGTTTTATATCGCCGACTGGCATTACGGACATGCGAACATTATGGCTTATGATAATCGCCCATTCACATGGGTAGATGATATGAACAAGGCTTTGGTAGAACGATGGAACCGTGTTGTGTCCCCTGGTGATATCGTATATGTGTTGGGCGATATGTTTTGGGTTCCGTTTGCCGAGTCGATGCCTGTGCTCGACAGCCTGCATGGGCAAAAGTTCTTGATAAAAGGTAACCATGACCGTTGTAACGATGGACGATTTCTAAAGAAATTTGTAAAGGTAATTGAGTATATGGAGGTTGAAGACGCGGATAGGAAGGTGGTCTTGTGCCACTATCCAATCCCGTGCTTTAAGAATCATTTTTACGGATGGTATCACCTCTATGGGCATGTACACAATTCGTTCGAGTTCCACATGATGGAGCATGACAAGATGCTCATGCAAGAGTTATATGGGCATCCATGTCAGATGTACAACGTGGGCGCCATGATGCCTTGGATGGACTATACACCAAGGACGTTGGATGAAATCGTTGCCGCTGTGTCCCGTTAAGTGAAATTAGGTATCCAGTATACATACTTTCGCAGGTATGAATACTTAACTGGAGGATACCATAGTGGCAGAAAAGTTAGATAAACAAAAGCAAATAAAAGATGCTTTTGAAAATCGTGTGGATGTGGAATACATTCCACCAAAAGCTAAGCAACAGGAAGGTGAAGATGAGCACAGGATTCTACGTGTTGCACCATACTGCAGAGTAGTTGTCGATACAGATGGTCGAGCGATTAGCTCGTGATTTCTGAACCTGTTGACAAAAAAGAACCGTGGAAAACGCATGTGGCACAGTTACTTTTGGGGTGCTTGATGCCGTGTAGTAATGCATCTCTATAAGAAAAAATGAGGACGGTGATTCCAATGATTTATCTTGATTCTGCGGCGACCACAAGAATTGCGCCGGAGGTTCTCAACGCAATGATGCCGTACCTGACGGACGAATATGGGAACGCCGGCACGCTGTACCAGCTTGGAAAGTCTGCTGCCGCCGCAGTTCAACACGCCAGAGAGCAGACAGCAGGTTTGTTTAACTGTACACCGGAGCATGTGATTTTTACATCCGGTGGAAGTGAAAGCAACAACACAGTGTTCCAAGGGCTTCGACACAAGCTGTCCGAGCTTGGCAAGAAACACATTGTTGTTTCAGCAATTGAGCATGACTCCGTTCTTCGGGCTGCAGAAATGTTGACCAAAGACGAGTTTTATATCACTTATGTTCGGCCAAACGAGAAAGGCGTAGTTACAGCAGACGCTGTTGAGGCTGCAATCCGGGAAGATACTGGGCTGGTTTCCGTGATGTATGTAAACAATGAGACCGGTGCGGTCAACAATATCCATGCAATCGGGCAGATTTGCAAAATCCATTCCGCTCTTTTTCATACCGACTGCGTGCAGGCCGCAGGGCAGTTTCCGATTGATGTTGATGCGGACTATATAGATTTCGCATCCGTATCATCTCATAAGCTGTACGGCCCCAAGGGTGTCGGTGCTTTGTATGTGAGAGATAGGAATTTTTCTCCCCTCATTTCCGGTGGGGCAGAACAGGAATTCGGATTACGCGGCGGCACCGAAAACGTGTATGGCATTGTAGGATTCGGAAAAGCATGTGAGCTGGCAAAAGAAAACCTCAGAGAAAACAACATCCAGCTTTCTATTCTAAAGCAGAAATTCTATACGCAGCTTATGAACGAGCTGCAGGAGCTTGGTATCGGACGCGAATCTGTTCGTGTTAACGGCAGGCCGGTTATTGAGAGTGGGAAGACATTGAATCTATGTTTCAGCGGTGTTGATGCAGAGACAATGTTGCTGATGTTAAACACAAAGGGTGTTTATGTTTCTGCCGGCTCCGCCTGCAGCAGCCATGAGGCAAAGCCGAGCCATGTGCTTCTTGCGATAGGGCTTACGCCGGAAGAGGCAAGAAGTTCTCTGCGGTTTTCTTTTTCAAAATATAATACAGATAACGAAATGGAATGTGCGGCGCAGATTATTGCGTCGTGCATTTTTGCATTACAGCGAATTGCAAGGGAGGTTCCTGATGAAAACATGGAGGATTCCAGTGACTTGGGAGATGTGCGGTGAAGTTATCACAGAGGCTCCCACTTTGGAAGACGCAATGATTTATGCCCGTGATGATAACGGTATTTTGCCGTTACCGGATGACCGCGAATATGTGGACGGAAGCTGGCGCCTTTCCTATGACATGTCTGAGATTGAAGAAGTCAGGGAGTGCTGGAATGGCGGTCAAAAGGATTGATAAGAAAAATAAATACCGCCCGGTTGAGAGAACATACCACGGCTGTGAGTGGCGGTCGGACTCCCAAGGTCGTATCCGATATAGACGGATACGGGGCGTAAAAGAAAAGGCGGTTAAATAGCGTTGTACTATTGATGGCGTGCTGAAACTGCGCACAGGCCATAGCTGCACACAGATGGTAACGGCTCAGTTCTCTGCGGAGGCTGGGACAGGTGCAACGGGTGTATGTATCGGTACACCGAAATACCTTGGTAGACTAAGACGGGAAACACTAATCCCCCTGCTCCCCAATAGAAAGGCTGAAAAGAGCACGGATACACTGGACGAAAGCGTAAATACTCGTAGCTAAGTCTGTGTTTGAATGGTAGTTCTGCGTAAAGGCAAGAGGCGAGGCTGGGAGTGGAGTCACTCATACAACATAAAAAGGGGTGCATATATGACAATTAAGGAAATCGAGGCGGAAATTCAGCGTCTACAAAATCTGCGTGATGAATTGAGCAAGCAAGAGATTACCGAGTTTAAGGAACATGCGCGGGATAACGTAGGCCGGTGCTTTATTGTGAACGGTAGATACGTGAAAGTTATCGGTATCCCGCAGGAACAATGGCAGTTGTCTGGCCGGCCGATTTTTAATCAGTACCAGTATCCAGCACTGTATCTTGGATACGATGAAGAGAATAACGTGATTCCGTTCTACTATGATACACTGTTTTCAGGCATCTGGGGAGATGGCCATGACCTGTTAAACAAAGAGGTTCAGGAGATTTCAAACGCCGAGTTTATGGAAGCATTCGAACAGAGGTTGCAAGAGTTCAAACAGCGAATAGACAAAGCGAACGGGGAGTGAACGACAATGACGGAGTATCAAAAATATCAGCTCCAATGGATGATTAACCACGGATATTCCTTAGATGATTTGATTCAAGAACTCGCAAACATGCAGTACGATGACCCGGAGGATAGCGATAGAATCTCCACTCCAATTTCAGAACTCTATGACGAGTGGATAATGGACGTTGGATTCGGTTCTGAAATCTGGGTTTGTGAAGATGAATGGAAACAATGTGAAGAAGAGTATGAAGAAGACACATGTGTTCTTGAAGATTCTGCTTGGTCAGAAAGGCATGGCAACAACTTTGATTGGAAGATTTTTGGCGTTGAAGAGAACCTTTTGTGATATACTGAGGAGGAAGAACTTGATTAGGAATCTTGACGGGTGTTATTTTAGAGTTAAGCGAGAGGGTAAATGGCAGAACATCTGTTTCTCAGACCTTACAAAAGATGAGAGGGACGAGGTGACGAATGGAAAAAGCCCAGAGTGGCTAAAGTCATTATGCAATCATCTCGCAGACCAGCTTACATTGATTGGAGAGCAGTTCGATATTGTAGGGGATTAAGATTGGCGGTGGTAATATGACGATTGAGCAAATTAGAGACATGGTTTCTGGGAATGACTATGACTTTCTGAGAGAAAATGAGCACCTGGGAGACCGCATTATATTTTTAACTCTCGGTGGCAGTTATTCATACGGTACAAATGTAGAAACATCCGATGTAGATATCCGTGGGTGCGCACTGAACAGCAAAAGTGATTTGCTTGGCCTTAGCAATTTTGAACAGGTGGTCAATACTCAAACCGATACAACCATTTATAGCTTCAATAAGCTCATCACTCTATTACTTAACTGTAATCCGAACACAATCGAAATGCTTGGTTGTAAACCAGAACATTATTTCTATATCAATGATATCGGCAAAGCAATGATTGATAATAGAAAGCTGTTCATTTCACGCAGAGCCGTCCATTCGTTTGGTGGGTATGCCAACCAGCAGCTTCGCCGGCTGGAGAATGCCCTGGCGAGAGATAAGCTCCCACAGTCCAGAAGAGAAGAACATATTTTAAAATCAATGCAAGGTGCTATAAAATCATTTGAGAGCAGGTATACATCTTTTGAAAACGGTAGCATTCTGTTGTACACTGCTGATAGCAGCCGAGAAGATTTGGACAAGGAAATTTTTGCCGATATCCATATCGATAAGTATCCTGCCCGTGAATTTAACAGTGTTATGAACGACCTGTCGAACGTGATTAGCACCTACGATAAGTTAAACCACAGAAACCATAAGAAAGACGATAATCATCTGAACAAACATGCAATGCACTTAATCCGCCTGTATCTGATGTGTCTTGATATTCTGGAAAATGGAGATATCGTAACATACAGAGAAAAAGACCACGACCTTTTAATGAGTATCCGTAAGGGAGACTACCAGAATGAGGATGGAACTTACCGTCAAGAATTCTTTGACATGGTAAATGAATTTGAAAAACGCATGGCTTATGCCAAAGAAAATACCTCATTACCAGACCATCCTAATATGAAACAGGTTGAGGAGTTTGTGATAGATGTGAATTGGAGGTCTTTAGATGAATAAGATTTCAATCCCGAAGGGCGCAAACTCCATTATCCTCGGCCTTAGATATCTTGGGCATGAGGCGTATGTTGTTGGTGGCTGTGTGAGAGACAGCCTGCTCGGTCTGGAGCCAAAGGATTGGGATATCTGTACATCTGCTACTCCAGAAGAAATGAAAGGATACTTTTCCCGTTGCAGCGTAAGAACCATAGACACCGGTCTAAAACATGGAACCATTACAGTAGACATGGAGCGGAGCGGGAAATTTGAAGTCACGACATTCCGCATCGACAACCACTACTCAGATGGGCGGCATCCAGATAGTGTGGATTTCACGGAGAGCATATACCTTGATTTGGCGCGGAGGGATTTTACAATCAATGCAATGGCGTTCAATCAGGCCGGTCTGATAGACCCATATCACGGGAGAGTAGATTTGGAAAACAAAGTCATTCGATGCGTAGGAAATCCGGATGACAGATTCAACGAGGATGCGCTCCGTATTTTGCGTGCTTTACGATTTGCGTCTACATATGGATTTCAGATAGAGGACAAAACAAAAGAATCAATACATAGAAATAAAAGCAACCTGAACAATATCTCAGCGGAGAGAATCCAATCTGAACTCTGCAAAATGCTTTTCGGAAAAGGGATACTTGAAATCCTTCTGGAGTTTAGCGATGTAATCACTACTGTCATACCGGAGCTCAAACCGTGTATCGGATTCCAGCAAAACAATCCATACCATCAGTATGATGTTTACGAGCATATAGCCCACGCTGTAGCAAATTATACCGGTACTGATATCTCAGTAAAGGTAGCGCTGCTATTACATGATATCGGGAAGCCGTATTGTTACACAGAGGACGAAAAGGGTGGACACTTTCATGGCCACGCTGTGCCAAGCAAAGACATTTCAGAGGAAGTGTTAAATCGACTTCGTTTTGACAACAAAACAAAAGGCGAGGTTTTAGACCTCGTCTTATATCACGATTCTCTTATAGAGCCAACGACTAAAACAGTGAAGAGATGGCTCAACAAAATCGGTGAGCACAGACTTTCTCAGTTAATTGATGTTAGGCTGGCAGATATATATGCCCATGCAGAAGGGACGCAGGAGTCTCGCATCAAGCGGTGCAACGACATCAAGGCTATTATGGAAGAAGTAATAAAGCAGGAACAATGTTTCTCCATTAAAGACCTTGCTATCAATGGGAAAGATATCATGTCATTCGGAGTTCCAGAAGGGAAGATAGTTGGAGATACACTGCAATTTATTCTTAACATGGTTATTTCTGGCGGCATTGAAAACACAATCGAAGCGCAAATGGAAGAGGTTAAAAAATACTTGGACGGGAAAGGCGTGTTGGTATGATAACAGAGGATATGGTTCGGTCTGGTATTCGAGAACACCTGATTACGTTTATAGTTGACCCCAATATGGGTAGTGGAACGGTGTGCAGCATAGGGGATAGCTGGTTTTACTTTGGTGGCCAGGAGGCAGAAGATGCGGCGCCGGAAGAGTATCTTGCAAACACTCCGTTGGACGACCTTGTCAGAGAAGTATATGAGGTTTTGGAAGAGTTTGATAAGGACGACGACTTCAGAGACGAATATGCGTACTACGAGGCCGTGCTAACATACTGGAACAAATACACCGAAGGCAATAAGGTACGATTGATATTTTAACTCACAGCCTTCTGAACCGTTGAGGCTTAATTCAGCGGTATCCCATACCGGTTGCCCTGAAGATTTGCTGTTTACATATAATTAAGTCCAGCAGCTTTTCGCCAAAGGCAAAAGTGAGAGTTCGGTTCTATTGTTCCGAGTCCGGCAACCCGCTTCGCGGGTGAGAGATTTTTGACTCGCATCGCATTGCAAGCAATGCTCGCGAGTCTTGCCGGCCTTCGGAACAAACACCTAATGCACATCGGCTACACTCAATATACTGCCGATGCGGAGGGCAACCGGATTACTTTATTATTTTGAAAGGGTGGTTCGATGTTGAAACGATTGCTATGTATGAGTACAGCCGCCCTGCTTATGGTTAATGCACCTATGGCAGCGGCGGCTATGGAAGGTACATCCACTTATGTTTCGGTCACTGGATATGATGCTAACGTAGATTATACGGCGCAGATTTACGAATGTCTAAAAGATGGTAGTCCATATGCGATTGAAGTTGGTTACATATATGAACAGCAAAGAAATCTGAAGATTCGTGATATGGGTTTATCTCAATATCAAGAAACGGACTACTTCAGCAGGTTTGATAATGCAGACGAAATTTTGAACGCTATGGAGTCTGACAAGGAAACACAGAGCAGCAGCGGCAGTGAAGAGCATGATACCCATCCTACCTATTCAGATGAAGATTTATACTGGCTTTCCAGAGTTGTGTATGCAGAGGCTGGGTGTAACTGGTTCCCTGATTGGGTTCAACAGGCCGTGGCAAGCGTAGTTGTCAACCGAGTGAACGACTCCAGATATCCCAATACCATTCGGGATGTCATTTTCCAGTCTGGTCAATATGGATGTGTTAACAACGGAAGTATCTATAACACTCCAACAAGTAAGGTGGTAACCAATTGCAAATATGTTCTGGAACATGGGTCAACTCTACCATCTTATGTGATTGGGCAGTCTGGGATGGCACTTGGCCCGGTGTATACGTCATATTATGACAGCGTTCTTGGCACGACGATTTACTTCTTTTCGGTATAAAGAGATTGAAAAAGAACATTAAACTGATGGGAACTTATGGGGTATTACGCCTTGGCACCTCTGAGTTCCTTTTTTGATGTGGAAGACCTTCCGCTGATTGAAAATAGAGATTGGTATCGGGATAAGGACGGATATCTTGTCAACTGCTATTATTACAATGGCCGAAGAAGGTTCACCAGATTTCACAGAATTGTAATGCACGCGAAGCCAAAGCAATTTGTTGACCATATCAATCGCAATCGAGCAGACAACCGAAAGCAAAATTTGCGATGCTGTAAATACGCTGAGAACGATAGGAACCGTGGAATATATTCATCCAACAAATCCGGCGTTGCCGGCGTGTATTACGATAAGCAGCGTCGCAAGTGGGTGGCCAATATTTCCTATAACCGAAAGCGTGTATTTCTTGGCAGGTTCGAGTTAAAAGAAGACGCTGTTGCTGCGCGTCTTGCAAAAGAGAAAGAGTTGTTCAAAGAATATTCCCCACAAATACCAGTCGTGGAGGTGTGAAGTGGATTATTTAGACGAGACTATGCCCTATAAGAAAAAATCAAAACGACGTGCGCCTGCCAAGGCTAAGCACAAGCATGATTTTCAACCATGTATCTTTGAGTATGAAGGTATCCAGTTTGACAGTGCACACGGAGTAATTCCAAAAGAAAAGGAAATGTTTGGAGACTATTGCGTTGTATGCGGAAAGATAGGGCATCGTTCCGATAACCGATGGATGGAGCGTGTACCCACTTCAATAAGGGGAGTTTTTAGTTTCGAATATACGGAAGAGGCAAAAAGAGAACTTAACCGAGATACGAGAACCCTCCCTACATTTCGTCTGAAAGACATTTGGACACAGAAGTTTGTCCAGATTGAGCAGTGACCTCATACATACACATGAATTTATGAGCGGTAAGAGAGAATTGATATATCCAAAAGGCGAGCGGGTATGGGTTGGGTACTATAACACTAACCACGAACTGATTCTTATTCTGACGAGCAAAGAGTCCAGAGATTACTACTATTTATACGAGTTGGTTGACGGGGGTTTTAAGAAACTTGGGAGAGCGAGGTCCCCTGTGGAACTCGAAGAAAGGTTTGAAGTCAATAAAAGACTGGTGGTGACACCATGAATGATTTTGAATTTGACTGCCTGCAGAAAAAACGCCTTGCTCAGCAGGCAAAGTACCGTAAACGTGGAAGCAAGAGCAAGAAGTGTCCTATGTCTACCGACCATATGACAAAAAAACAATGGATAGAAAGGTGCGGAAAGATTGTGACAATCAAGATGGATAGCCCGGTATCATGGGCATCATTCAAAGAGTTGTCAAAGCAAACACAAGAAGAGTATCTAAAGAACCTTATGGAAAAATATCATATCAATGCCAGCAGTCTTGCGGAGATGTTTCATATCACACCAATTACGGTGCGACGTCATATTGCTACTCAGGGGTTAGCGGTTTCGTTCCCGGTTGGTCACTCCATGAACGCGGAGGATAGACGTGCATGGGAGCTTTTCCTTTCTGGAGATGCTGTTGAACAATCTGAGAATGAAGTTAGCGCGGAAAACGAAGAGACATGCGACGAGGAACCGATGTCAATGTGCAGTTTTTCGCTGAGGTTTAGCGGCAAAATTGATGTCTCCATGATTTCGAATTCACTGATACGTATTCTTGGAGACCATTCTGTGGGTGAGATTGAAGTAACCTGCAATTTGGCGCCGTGAGAACCTTGTTATGGTGGGTGATTTATGATAGAATTTCTTCAAAAGGAGTGGTTTGGTGGAATACGGATTTGACAAAACGTTTTTGACCGATGAAGACCTTGAGCAGAGCATGGATGATTTCATTGAAGCGATTAGCCAAGAGCTCGAAGACGAAGAATGGAATACCACTGTGCTTGATATCCAAAAATCTAAGCAAATTCAGTTCGCTTATTCTGTTTTGAAATATCTGACACGTGGGAGCGACGCCGTTGTTTCCTACAAATTACATGAACCGTTTAAGACAATGGGGAGCGTATCGGTAGAGGGCAAATCTATTGAGTTTTACCAGCCAGAATGGTTTGCACGTATTGCCGAGTTCGCCAGTAATACGGAAGTATATCCTCTGGCAAAAAACCGGGTACGGCTTACATTCACGTTCCACGGTTTAACGAAATCCATTGACTAAAGGAGGTGTGGCATGGAGTATACGGGGTGCTTTGATGCCGTCGAAGATGTTGTAAGCGAGGCCACTGAACAATATGGTGCTCGTTATACTTTGAACAAAGAACTGTATGAGAAACTCCCGGACATTTGCCGTGGAGTTGATGAGTTATTTGAAGAGATTGAATGCCTTTGCTTGGATGTCAGCGTATACGATGTACCGTATAAGAGGGTTGCCATAGAAATCATTTGCGAGGAAATGGTTTTGCAGCACGGCAGAGAGCATGTATTCTTTCGAGTGATTCAGATGTTTGATTCCTTCTCCTTTTCAAAATCAAAGGACGGGAATGTGTGCATATCTTTGAATCTGGACAAAATGTGGGAGAGGTCGAATGAATGAAAAGCGAAGAGGACAGCTTCGGAACGCATTGACAATGATGACAAATGCAGCATCTATTATCGATGCAGTATGCGACAAAGAGCAGGATTGCTTGGATAACTTTCCAGAGAACCTGCAGAGCACAGAAAGATTTGAGCGTATGGAAGATGCCGTGGATAGTTTGAATGATGCGCTGGAAAAAATTGATGAAGCAAAAGAATGTATATCCATCGCTATAAAGTAAGGGGGTGTTAAGCTTTGCCGCTTTTGATTGCTGTAATTCTTGGTTTGGTTTTGTTCTTTATTAAGAAAGACGACAGTGCAAGAAAAGCCGAGAATAAAAAGGAAACAGACAAGGAGTGGAATCTAAGACAGGATTTCCGTGATGAGTATACGAATCGTCAGTTTGAAAATCAGGTTTTAGCTTTTGTTGAGAATCCGGAGCATCGGGAACAAGTCAATCAAGAGATAGCTGAAGCATTGTCAGAAATGCGTTATCAAAAGCGAGGGCATCAACATCTTTCCGTTCAAGATAAGCTGGATATTTTGCTTGCGAATCGTGGAAAGGTTAGCAGCAGAGGAGCAGAGCTTGGTTACTGGATTGGATACCGAAGCGATGGGAAAGGAAATTGCAAAGGATATGTTCGAGATTTAGATGATGAACTTGAACAATATGGGTTTATGGTATGGCTCCAAAGGGCTTTGCAAAAGCAAGGTAAAATGGTAGAGCTTGTTGTAATGAAAACAGGAGCAGAGATACCGTTTGGGTATGCATGGAAAGGTTCTCCGTATGAACGTCAGTATTCCAGAAAAGGTGAAATCAAAACCAGATTGGACGATTACCAACCACCAACATGAAAACGGGGCGCAGTAAAGCGCCCCGTTTATCATAGCGATTATTCGTCAAAGAGATAGTCGGGGAGTTCAATACGTTTTCCAAGCAAGACTTTACCACACGCTCTCACAGAACTGCCGCTGTCTGCCGCAACGAAAACATTGAAGTTCCGACGTTTCGGGTTTGCAGAGACCAGTATAAGATTGTCGTTGTCGTCAACGTAGTATTGCTTACAATACATGGCTCCGTCAACGCAGAAGATGCCGACATCTCCTATCTGGAGTTCGGCGTCTTTTTTTACATAGACCATATCGCCATCATTGATATACGGATACATGCTATCACCCTGAATATCAACGGCATAATCGGCTTCGTCTGGAACAGAATTATTCACGAGCATCATTTCAAAATCAGCGCCATCAAGCGGAACATTGAATCCGGCGGCGGACGGAGAAGTATAATGCGGAATAAACCGTTCGCTTGGTGTAGGAAACTCAACAACATTGGAAGAAGACTTCCTTTCTGCTTCTATACGCTGTTTTTCTACTCTACAAATTGTATCTACCGCTATTTTGCCGTACTTATCAAGAGAGTTATAGTTGTTTAACAGCGTCATTTCGCTGATAGAAAGAACGGGTTGGCTTACATTGGTAGTAACAACCCCGACAAGACTGTCTATGGATATATTCAGGGATGTACTTAACGCAATCAGCATATCCATCGTTGGCTTTCTGGTTCCACGCTCCCAATTTCCAATACATACGGTTGTTACTCCGATAGAAGAAGCGAGCTGCTGCTGTGTCATATTCTTTTTTTCACGGAAATGTTTTAATCTATGTGCAAAGTCCACGAGATGACCCTCCAAAAAAATGTTCGATGATTGCTGTTGACACCGGCGGTTGTTTGTGATAGCATTATCAGCACAACAACTGTTTGCAAACGTAGGATAACACAACCATCTGTTTTTGTCAACACAAAGAAAGGCAGCCCGCCATAAAGACGGACTGCCCGGACGGTGTGCGTCGTGCATGAATACAAAAGGACACGGCGCACAATTGCACCTGTTTCTACAGGTGAGGACTACAGTGACACCACTCACTGTACTCCTGCCTGTAGTATACCACCGAGCTCGTCGTAAATCAATGGAGGTTTTTGCTGCAGGATGAAAAAGAAGTTATCAGTGAGAGAGTTGAAGAGATACTGTGAGGAACACAAACCTCACTGCATTTATTTTAAGACGGAGAATCAGGCTTGGTACAGGACGTCTGACCCATGTAAGTTAGACATGGCCTTCTCAATTATGTTGATTTGCGAAAACCCAAACCTGATTTGCCTGAAGTCTTCTGGAAATACTCTGTCTTTTGACCGAGTAAAATCTATCGAAGTAGATACCGATGCGTCAATACTCGGCACCGTCATCACGATTTTTTGTGGGGACTTTAATACTGCAGAGCATGATATTACATATAAACTCGTTGTAGCCTGAAAATTTTTCGTGTGTTGTTCATTTAATTGAGTTGACACGGGAAGCGAATCATGCTATACTCCAGGTATCAACATAATTGTATCGAAGGAGTTATAGTGGTGAGTTATCAAAGAAACGGAAAAACCCCACAAATCGGCGAAGTATACCTAATGAAGTTCAGCGGCAGCGGCAGTGAGCAGGTCGGATGGCGTCCTGGTCTCGTATTCCAGAATAATGTTGGTAACTCGCACAGCCCCAATGTTATTGCCCTTCCTCTCACCAGCTCGATAAAGAAAACGTCGCAGCCCACACATGTATTTATCAAAGCATCCGATGCTGGCCTCAAAAAAGATAGCATGGTACTATGCGAGAATCCGCAGCGTATGTCCAAGGACAATTTAGGAAAGTATCTTGGCAAGCTGTCAGATGCCTGCATGCGTAAGGTTGCGGAGGCAAACCTTCTTGCCTCCGGTGCTATTTCCTATCTGGATGTGGTTTCTCTGGTCACGGCATGGACGAAGGCCGTTGAGTTAAATGCCGTTACATCAGCGTAACGCTACATATCTATAGGAGGTTTGCGATGTATAACGAGGATTTGAAAAAGCGGTTTGTCCGTGACTATACGGGCAGTTTGAATACCGCCAACGTAGCTGCCACCGTATTCAATGCAGTTGAGAAGTATGAGACAGAATGGAATGCGGATTTATGCACCAGAAGCACAGAAGAGCTTCAGCCGGTTATTGATGAGATTGTCGGACTGCGTTCCAGAAGCAAGTGGATGACGCTCACGATTCTCAAAGAGTACGTCAAGTGGTGCATCGCCATGAAAGTTCCCGGCGCTTGTGACGGAATGCTCCATATCGAAGCAGTTGGGCTGGATAAAATTCGTCATCAGATGGTGTCCAGCCCCCTACATCTTCAGCGTTTTATGGATTCGATTTTTGACCCAGAGGGCGATGAAACAATAGACAATATCTATCGATGCTATTTTTGGATGGCATATGGCGGCATAGATGAGGATGATACGATTTTCATACGGAATGAAGATGTGGATTTTTCGGAGATGATTATTCGATATAAGACGATAAGTGTTCCGATTTATCGCGAAGCTCTCCCGGCTTTTCGAAATGCTGTCAATCTGACAAGTTTTGTCTATAGACATCCCAACTATTCCAAGACTATTCGACGCGATAGAGTCCCAGGCGATACGATTATGCGTGGTATCAAAGCCGTAACAAAGACCTTCACAATGCGTGCTACACTGTCCAAGCGGAATATCAAAGCAGTTGAGGAAGGGAAGACCGACATGCAGCTCAGCTTTTACCGAGTCAGGATGTCAGGACTTTTCTATCGTATATACGAGATGGAACGAGCCGGCATTGCTCCGAATTTTTCTGACGCTGCGCTGCGGGTTATGGATGGAAAGACATATTCTTTGAAGGGGAGAGAAAAAATCGAGCATAAGCAAAACAGGATTGAGCGGGATTACATGGAAGATTATCAGCGATGGAAACTTGCGTTTTCTATCTGAGAGGTGAATATGGTGTTTGGTATCTACAAAAGGAAGAAGTCCCTCATCTTTTTGATATGCTTGGTTTTCATAGTCTGTTTCCTAACTGCATGTAATAGTTCTCCACAAGAAGCTGTAGGAGAAACTCCATCCAACACTTCTTCCACATCTCCTCAAATCGAGGTCGTTTTGGATATTCCGGAAGACTTTTTAGATTTCCAAAATTATATTGGGGAGGATATTTCTCTATTCGGCATGGAGGAAGGGTTTGAAGAATACGATGGCGGTACGAGTTCTCTGTACGGGCATGAAGGAACAGTAACAGTATGTGTTGGATGGGATGGCACAACGATAACCCGTGCCGTTCTTACTTTGAATAGTGAAGAAAACTTCAAAGGAGAAGAATACGACGAGGTTAGCGATAAATTGGTTGATATGTTCGGAGATGTTTCGCTCGATTATGGCGGTATAACAGTTTTTTCTGGGTTAACAGAATATGATTTTTCTCTATGGAGAAAAGGAATCGCATCTATTTATTGGAATGATGAAAACAGAGAGGCATATGAAGATAAAAATCCGAACGCTGGGGAATCCAACTCTGATAAAATCCAAAATACACAAGTCCCTCCCGCTATTGGTATGACTGCCGCGCAAGTCAGAGCATCCACCTGGGGAGAGCCATCAGACATCAATCGGACAACCACGCGATATGGCGTATCAGAACAATGGGTTTATAGGTCAGGTTCAGAAACTAAATACATTTACCTTGATGACGGTATTGTAACGGCAATCCAAGAATGATGAGAGTTGGTATTGCAATAAAAGGAACTCGGAATCGGGTTCTTTTTATTACCATATCAACATAATAAAATAAACTACAATGCCGCAAGGCTTTGTATAAACTTATGGGGCGGTATTTTCGTTCCGGGAAGAAAGGTGATGTGCATTGTGCAATGAGGATTTTGTGAACGACCCCAGAGATACGTTTCTCGAAATCTACCAGAGCAAAATCAAGCGTGCAGGTTCTGAGGAACTTCTGGAGTGGTTAACCTCTTCGGATTTTTTCACTGCGCCTGCATCAACAAGGTACCACGGCTCATTTGAAGGCGGATTAGTCACACATTCTGTGAACGTATACCGCTGTTTGGCAGAAGAACTGGAGCTTTCGGGCTTGTCTAACACCTACACAGAGGAGACAGTAGCACTTGTTTCGTTACTTCACGATGTGTGTAAGGCTAACTTCTACAAGAAGGGAACCAGAAATGTCAAGGAGAATGGTCAGTGGGTAACAAAAGAAGTTTTTGAGATTGACGAGAAGTTCCCGTGTGGGCATGGTGAAAAATCAGTTATTATTCTTCAGAACTTCATCCATTTATCAGCGGAAGAAATCTTTGCAATCAGAGCGCATATGGGTGGGTTTGATACCTCTGTGAAAGGTGGCGACTACTTCATCGGTAAGATTTTTGAGAAGAGTAAGCTTGCGCTCCTGCTCCATGTAGCAGATATGAAAGCAACTTATTTATTGGAGGGTTGATATGGCAGAACAGAATCTGAATATCTATCAGAAGCTTGCTAAGATTCGTAAGCAGGTGGAGGTTATCCAGCGCAATAAAAAAGGTTATGGATACACCTACGTTAGTGAGGATGAAATCCTTGCAAAGATTTCAGGGTTCATGGATAAATACAGTTTATCTCTGATTCCCAGCGTCATACATAGTAGCGCAGTTGTCACTCCATACCATACAAAGAAGACCAAGTCAACTAACAAAGGCGAAATCTATGAGGAGAATGTCAACGAGGTTCTCGTAAGTGCAGACATGGTCTTTACATGGGTAAATAATGAGAACCCAAACGAGAGGGTCGATGTTCCGTGGATTTTGGTGGGGCATCAAAGTGACGGTTCACAGAGCTTTGGGTCTGGATTAAGCTATGCAATGCGGTATTTTTTGCTTAAGTTTTTCAACATTGCAACACCGGATGACGACCCGGACAAATGGAGGAGCAAGCAGAAGGCTGCAGGGGCAGCAGAAGATAAGATGATTGCAGAAGAAATCATCGCCAGCTTCGACACAATGGTTAAGGAGTTCTTAGCAAGTAACCAAGATAAGACTGAAGAGGTCAAAAAGTTTGTTGCCAAGTATGTAAAGGGCGGAAACTATTTCGCAATCACAGAGTCAGTGCTTGCCTCGAAACTTCTTGCTGACTTCAAAGAAACTTTTAAGATTAAGGAGTGATGAATAATGGGATTTCGCACAGGTGCTTACGCTAAGGTATGGGAAGTGACCCCTATGAGCGATACCAGCACGAAAGTACGGATGTCTGTCAGCCGTAAAAATAAGCAGACCGGTGAATATGAGCAGGATTTTTCCGGGTTTGTACTTTGCATCGGTACCGCCGCAGCCCGGAAAGCTATGCAATTACATGAGGGCTCCCGAATTAAGATTGGCGATTGCGATGTGACGACAAAATACGATTCGCAGAAGAAGATTACATATACAAACTTTAAGATGTTCTCCTTTGAAGATGCAGACGGTGGAGATACATCGACAGACGTTACCGACCCGCAGCCAGAGGTTGGCGACGGTGAACTTGATGATAACCGGCTCCCGTTTTAAGGCGGTCTGCCTATGGGAGAAGTCAATTATGCACCGATAATCCAAGAGATGACTTGGAGCTACTCCCGCATTAAGGCTTTTGATGACTGCCATTATCGGTGGTACCTGCAGTATATCCGCAGGCTGCACGGAAAGGACATGTTCTTTGCCAGCTATGGCAGCTTTATGCATAAGCTGATAGAGCTGTACTACAAAGAAGATAAAAGCGCCAAGCAGCTATGCGAAATGTACCTGCGAGATTTCAGAAGTCAGGTAGTGGGATGGGCGCCAAGCAAAACGGTGTTTGGCAACTATTTCAAAAGCGGCCTGCAATATCTCAAAGAGATTCAACCGTTCCCATATAATATGGTGGCAATTGAAAAACGGGTTGACTTTAATCTGTCCGGTATTCCATTTATCGGATACATCGATTTTCTTGGTGAAAAAGATGGAGACTTGTATGTCGTAGACAACAAATCCAGAAACTTGAAACTGAGAAGCACACGCAGTAATCCGACGAAATCAGATTTGGAATTGGACGATTATCTGAAGCAACTCTACCTGTACTCTGCAGCAGTAGAGCAAGAGTATGGGAAACTCCCTAAATCACTTTGCTTTAATTGTTTCCGAACCCCAGTTTTTATTGAAGAGCCATTCAAGGAGCAAGCATATGCTGAATCCAAACAATGGCTTTTCAACAAAGTGGAAGAGATTACAAGGGAAACAGATTTTCTGCCAAGCGTAGAGTATTTTAAGTGTACATATCTATGTGAGATGCGGGATTTCTGTGATTATTACAGGCTCGCGCAAAAGAAGAGGTGATGCGCTATAAGAGCAGAAGACATTACACGCATCGACAGCGAAGCTGGTGTGATTGCCTCTCTTGTATATCACCCGGAGTTTTCGTTTTATTCCGAAAATCTATTGCCCAATCACTTTTTCAACAAAGAAAATCGTTATATCTATGCTGCTATCTGTAATCTGGCGCAACGCGGCGTACAGCACATTGACCCATATAGCATCCTGCAGTCTTTGCAATCACAGGAGGCAACTGCAAAATACGCAGATGAAATTACAGTCGCTCAGCTTAACGACTTCTTTGATACCAGCGATAGTCTTGCAAGACATACCGTAGAAGATTATAAGCTGTGTGTAGACAATGTTATAGATGCGGCTTTTAGACGGGATGCACTACAGAGCCTAAAAAAGTGTGAGGCTATGTGTTTCAACGAGTCTATCAAAGATATCGAGCAACAAATCTATCGTTCCCTGGACGATGTGATGATGGAGTTCTCTGCAACAACAGAAGTCCCAGCTTATAAAGATGTGATTGATGAGTGTTGGGCAGAAATTGAAGGACGTCAAGGGAGCGGATATGCAGGTATCCCATTTAAGTTCCCAGCTTTGAACGATTACGCAACGATAGAACGTGGAGAGCTCTTTATCTTTGGCGCAGAGCAGAAACAGGGTAAGTCCATGATGCTTCTTAATTGCGCAGTTGATTTGCTCCAGCATGATTACGCAGTTCTATACTTAGACAGCGAGTTGAATACCCGATTGTTTACCGCCAGAATTCTCGCACACCTAACAGGGATTGAGTATAAGCGTCTGACATCGGGAAATTACAGCGAGGAAGAAGAACGACGAATCATGGAAGCCAAAGAGTGGCTAAAGACAAGAAAGTTTACCCATCTTTATATCCCAACATTTGACCAGCATAGCATTTATACTGCGGTCAAAAAAGTGAACCACACACAGGGGCTTGACGTTCTGATTGTGGATTACTTTAAGGGAAAAGGTGAGGGAGATGCTTTCGATAGCTATCAAGAACTCGGAAGATTTGTGGATATGGTGAAGAATCAGATTTGTGGTGAGATGAATATTGCGGGAATCGGAGCGGCACAGGCAACTGTAACAGGAAAGCTGGCCGACAGTGCGAAGATTGCACGCAACGCCTCCACAATAGCCATGATTTCAGACAAAACTCCGGAAGAAATCGAGGCAGATGGTGCAGAGTGCGGCAATAAAAAGCTTCGAGTCACGGTAAACCGGAATGGAATGCAAATGGCACAGGGTGAATACATAGACTTGCTGTTCGATGGGAACCACATCTTATACCAGCAAGCCAAACAGCATATCCCACAGACTCCGTTTTAATCAATCAACATAATTAAATAATCTACGAAGGGAGGGGACGGTGTGGAGCTTTCAGAACTGATTGAGTCCGTTGATATTCTGGAGTATATCTCGCAATATACAGAGTTTACAGAGAAAAACGGAGAATATTGGGGGCTTTCTCCGCTCAAGGAAGAGAAGACACCGTCCTTTTCCATCCGAAAAGAAGAAAATAATTTCTATGATTTCTCTTCTGGTGTTGGCGGGAACGTTCTGACGTTCATCCGATACTACAACAAGTGTGGATACCAAAAGGCAATCGAGATTTTGAAGGAGTATGTTGGTTGTGATGGCGATGTAGCTCCTCCACACAAGAAACTTGCTGCAACTGAGGTCGCAAAGCGGTTTGCTAAGCCCAAAAAGACAAATAAAATCAGCAAGGTGACTGCGCTTCCGGATGATTATATGGAACGGTACGAAAAAAGGCAGGATAAGCTTGCCGTTTGGAGAGCAGAAGGTATATCTGAAGCTTCTATGAACAAGTTTCAGGTGTATTACGACAGTTTTTCCAACCGTCTCGTCTACCCAATCAGAAGTCCAGACGGAAAAATCATCAATGTGGGCGGCAGAACCCTTGACAAAGCATGGAAAGAGAAGGGTTTGCGTAAGTACACCTACTTCAAGCCTTGGGGAGAGCTGAATACACTCTACGGTCTATATGAAAACAGGGAAGAAATCCAAAACAGGCATGAAATCATCCTGTTCGAAGGCGCCAAGTCCGTCATGTTGGCCGATACATGGGGAATCCATAACACAGGGGCAATTTTGACGTCCCACTTGAACCCAAACCAAATGAAAATCCTTGCGCAGCTTGGCTGCAGAGTGGTTTTTGCACTGGATAAAGAGGTTTGTATTCGAGACGACCATAATATCAAGCGGTTAAAGCAGTTCGTAAAGGTTGAGTACATCTGGGACAGAGACAATCTGCTGGATGCGAAAGATGCCCCGGTCGATAAGGGGCTTGAGACATGGAAAAAACTCTACGAAGGGAGGTTGTCATGGCGATAGATAAGCAATATACCGTTTACCATCTGCATAGTGACCTCAGCAACGGTGTTACAAACATCGACTCGGTCACAAAATATGGAGAATACATAGAAAAAGCCAAGGAATTCGGAATGAAAGCGATGGCTTTTTCAGAGCATGGCTCTGTCTTTGAATGGTGGCACAAGAAAAGTGCCATCGAAGCAGCCGGCATGAAGTATATCCATGCTATTGAAGCGTATCTCACTGTGACTTTGGACGAAAAGGTGAGGGATAACTACCACTGTGTGCTGCTCGCAAAGAACTATGATGGATTTTTAGAGCTAAACCGACTCGTATCGAGGAGCTTTGACCGTACAGACAACCACTTCTACTATGTACCACGTATCACCTTTGACGAACTATTCGCTACATCTGACAACATCCTGATTACAACAGCCTGCGTTGGCGGTGTATTTGGGAAAGCAGACGCAGATGTTGAGTCGATGTTCCTTGAGTTTATTCAGAGAAATAAGCATAGGTGTTTCTTTGAAGTCGGACACCATATGGATGAGCGGCAGGTCGAGTACAACCAAAAACTGTATCGGCTTAGCGAGCAAACTGGTATCCCATTGATAGCCGGAACGGATACTCATGTGCTTAACGAGGAACATGAGAAAGGGAGAAGCATCCTACAGGCGTCCAAGAACATCCAGTTTGATGGGGAAGAGAAGTGGGATTTGAAATTCAAGTCCTACGATGAGCTTGTCGCTGCTTATAGACGACAACGCTCACTCCCAGAGGAAGTGTTCTTAAAGGCCATTGAGAACACAAATGTTCTGGCTGATATGGTGGAAGAGTTTACGCTTGACCGTGGCACAAAGTATCCGCACATCTACGAAAATCCAGAAGAAACCTTTAAGGCGAAGATTGAGGACGCACTTCAACATCATCCATACGCCTTGAAAAATCACGATGAAGCGGAACTCCGTAAGGTTGTGGATGAAGAGTACGATGTCTACAAAACGACTCAGTCCATTGACTTTATGCTTCTTCAGACCTACCTCAGAGAATGGGAAAAAGAGAATGGCATCCAGTGCGGATATGGCAGAGGCTCTGTGTCTGGCAGTATGATAGCATATCTGCTTGGCATTACGCAAATGGACAGTATTCGCTTTGGATTGAACTTCTTCCGGTTCATGAACCCTTCCCGTGTTACCAACGCCGACATTGATACGGACTACTCTGGCAAAGACAGAGAAACTGTGAAGCAGTTCCTCCTTCGTGACAAGATGAATCTGCCGAATATCAGGTCTGCTGAGATTATCACATTCAACACCATCGCTTTGAAGGGCGCAATTCGAGATGTATGCCGTGCTTTGTATAAGGACAGGCAGGACAAGAACTATCTGCAAATCGCCAACTATATTTGCAAAGAGGCAGAGATTCACGAAGATTCTATCCGGAAAGAATACCCAGAGGTGTTCAAATATGTGGACATCGTAAACGGCACTATTGTTTCCATCGGAACACATCCAAGTGGAGTCCTTATCAGCGACTTGCCTATTGAACAGACAGTCGGTCTTTGCAGCGTATCTACATCAGATTACCCGGTGTCCATGATTAACATGAAAGAATTGGATGACCTGATGTACGTCAAGCTGGATATCCTTGGCTTGGACAACATCGGCGTTATCAATGACACGTGTAAGAAACTTGGAATTGAGCGGCTGACACCAGACAACACGGATATGGAAGATATGAATGTGTGGCGAAGTATCCGTGACAACACAACCCTGATATTCCAATGGGAGTCTGACAGCGCCCAGCATTACCTGAAACAGTTTATGTCTGACGAGACGTTGGAAATCGCAAGGTCGAAGATTCCGAACTTCTCCATGCTGAAGTGGATGTCGTTTGGGAACGGTTTGTTAAGGCCGGCCTGTGCCAGCTTTCGTGATAGCGTAGCCAGGGGCGAGTTCTACGATAATGGTTTTGACGCACTCAATGAGTTTCTTGCTCCGGAAGCAGGACGAATCGCCATGCAAGAGACCATCATGCAGTTCCTTGTTAAGTTCTGTGGGTACTCTGCGGCAGAGTCGGACAATGTTCGCCGTGCTATTGCGAAGAAAAAGGGGACAGAAACGCTGCTACCGGAAATCGAGAAACGGTTTATAGACTATTCATCTGAGCACTATGACATTACGAGAGAGCGGTGCGAAGAGGTTATCAAGCCTTTCCTGCAAATCATTCTGGATGCATCGGCCTACGGGTTCTCGTGGAACCATTCTGATGCTTACTCATCCATTGGATATATCTGTGGTTATCTACGCTATTACTATCCGCTTGAGTTCTTGACAGCAGCACTCAATATCTTTGGTGACAACATGGACAAGACGGCGGATATTACGAACTATGCCACAAGGGTAGGCATTAAAGTAACGCTACCAAAATGGGGGTTGTCAAGAGGAAAATACTTCTTTGATAGAGAAAAGCGAATCATCGCCAAGGGGCTGACCTCCATTAAATATATGAGCGCAGGACTTGCGGACGAGCTGTACGCCTTATCCAAAGAGAAAGAATATACCAGCTTTATGGAACTGCTTTCTGACTTGGACAAAAAGACGAGTATCAACTCAAGACAGCTTGACATTCTAATTAAACTGGACTTCTTTTCAGACTTTGGAAATCAGAGAGAACTCCTTCGAATGGTAGACCTGTTCTCCAACACATTCAAGAAGGGCGACGCCAAGAAAATCAAAAAGTCAGAAGTGGACGGAACTCCGCTTGAGGATATTGTAAAGCGATATGCGGTTGGCGTCACAAAGTCTGGCGGGGTGGCAAAGAGCTACACGCTATTGGATGTCATGTCGATTTTGAAAGAAGCGGAAAAAGTGATTAAGAGTGTAGGGATGGAAGACTTGAGCGATATCCTCAAGGTTCGAAATTTCTACGATGTGATGGGGTACATCGGGTATGTGTCCGGCAAGGACGAAGATAGGCGTAAGCTGTATGTGACCGATGTACGACCTTTACATAGAAAAGCTGATGGAAAATTGTTTGGGTACAGTATCTTTACAAAATCCATTGGCAGCGGAAAGGAGAGTCGTTTTACGGTATTTTGCAGGGTATACGATAAAGACCCAATCAAATCAGGGGACATCATCTACTGCAAAGGTTATGAGCGTGACGGTCAATATTTTAAGCTGACCGCCTACAGCAAGGTAATTTAAGGGGGTGGTGTCTATGTGGGATTCTTGAAACTGCGCTTCGCAGACATACTACATTATATAAAACTTCCGTTTTATGAATAAAAGGAGCGTGCATAGTTTGATACAAAACCTGATTTGCAATCACTGCGGCAAGGAGCTTGACTTCTTTGACCTGCAGAATGACTTTTCTATACATAAGAGAATTGGATACGGAAGTGTCCATGACGGAGACGATGTGCATATGCGCCTCTGCTCCGATTGTTTTGATAAGCTCGTAGAAGAATGCGAGGTCTCACCAATTGAGGAGATGGATGGCTAATGGATAGAGAACGATATACAGAACTGGTTGCGGATGCAGTCGGGAAAGCAAACCGGCTGCTCGCCGTTTCAGATGGGCAGAACAGTGTGGTGGTCGTGATGAGCAGAACCATGCGGAATGAAATCTTAGTGCAAGAGGGCGCTAATTACACCATGCGAAATGGCGATTATGTTGAGGAGTATTGTGGCTATCGTGTTGGAATCGTCAATGAAATTGATGATGAAGAGTTCATCCTTCCAGCAATGGTTGGAATGGCTTATCACCCTGGGATGCAGATTGATGATGTCATCGTTGTAGACGATGAGAACCGGTTGTTCAGGCTGGAGAGTACAGACCCAGTGCAATTTGCCGATATGGGTCTCACAGTGAACTTCGGCCTATATGCAGATGCAGCCACCGCAGCTACTGCTGATAACGCTGCTACTGTTGCAGTAGATTTAGCAAATACAATCACAACAACTGCCAATACCGTTACCATTACTCTTGATGACTTCGTAGGTGCTGTCTCAAACATCACATGGGATGGCGTTCTGAACACAGGAACTCAAACCGTTACCGCCACTGACGGTATGAATTGGTGGTTAAGAGACACCTATCCGATTCCCGATTACTACTCCCGCCCAGTAGAATACTCTCCTCCAAAACGAAAGGCGAGGAAGAAGGAAGAAGAATTAAGCGCCGGAGACACGAGGCTTCTGGATGAGTTTTTATCCGGATTTGCAAGAAACGGAGCGTGACCGACAAACATACTGTGTAGGGAGCCCGGAGTGAAAAACTCCGAGCTCTTTTCGCAGACAGCAGAGAGGTAAAACAATGCGGAAATTATTCACTATCTTCCCGTTGTGCATCGTGTTATGCCTGTTAACAGGCGGATGTTTCACCGCAGATGCGAACGAGGAAAATTATGAAGAAGAAATTGCCACGGTAAGCTATGATAACAACACTGACTATATGTCACTGATGGTTCAGTATGCTGCTGCCGGCAATATGGATGCGTTGGGCGCCGCTGTTACAGCGAGAAATGGAAAAATAGCGAACCAACAGTTGGGATATGAACAGTTGAGTGTGGACGAGTTCCTAAACAATTATGAATCCTACGCCGGATTTTCTTTAGATACCGACTACATGAGCCAAATAGTGTCATGTTGCTTGAGTGGAGATATGGCTGGCGGCTTGGAGGCAGAACGGTTAAGAAATCTGAAAATTGACACACTCAATCTGGATGTTACAAAGGTCAGCTTTAACGATTTGTATTTGCTGTCCAAGATTATTACATCAGAGGCCGGTTCAAACTGGCTCTCTATGGAGTGGAAGATGATGGTTGGAGAGGTACTTCTGAATCGTGTTGCATCCCCAGAATTCCCAGACTCGATTGAAGAGTGTATCTATCAGACCGGACAGTATTACAGCAGAGGGAACCAATACTTTACGAACCTCTTGCCGTATGAAGACTGCGTTGAAGCTGCTTTGCGGTTGCTCAATGGGGAGCGTATCATCAACAATGGTTCAGTTGTTTTTCAGGCAAACTTTCGGCAGGGCAGTGGCACGTACCTCAAACTGTATGACCAGCAATTAGGATATACATACCTCTGCTATAGCAGTTATCCAGAGTTATACGAAAGTTGAGGTTAACAATGGGAAAAGTAATCATTCAACAATATACGACAAAGTACCCCATCACCATGATTGGTGAAGAGGCAGGAACCTGTTGGGGCGCTGACACAAGTGACAGCAGCAAAAACTATAAGCGTGGCCTTGAGTGCCTTAGCAATGAACACGGGAGAACAACAGAGTACCCAGATGTCTACATGATTTTGGATGGATACTCCGCAAGAGTTATCCGTGAGTGGTACACACATATTGGCGGCTCTCCAACGAGGCTTCAGGCAAGCACACGGTATATCGATTATGAGCATGGTTTTGACTTTGTCGTACCTCCAACAATTAAGAATAACCCACAGGCTCTCAATGTCTACACTGGAATCATGGCAGATATCGCTGACGGGTTAAAGGAATTAGACGAACTGGGCATCCCTCGTGAAGACTCCGCGCTTGGCTTACCACTGGGGATGACCACAAGAATCGTGTGTAAACATAATGCGCGGAACTTAATGGACATGTCACATCAGCGGATGTGCAACAGGGCGTACCACGAATACCGTAAGCTGTTCAATGATTTATGCGATGCGCTCCGAGCCTATTCGGAGGAATGGCAATATATCGTTGACCACTACTTTATGCCCAAGTGTAAGTATATGGGTTTCTGTAAAGAGAAATATACTTGTGGGTTGATGCCACGGAGGGAGGCGCCCATGTGAACATCTATATATTGCTTACACTGGTGACCTTCTTCATTCTGGTTCTATTGTTAAATGATGACCATAGCTGGCCAGTGTGATGCCTGCTGCGCTGCGGGTTATGGATGGAAAGACATATTCTTTGAAGGGGAGAGAAAAAATCGAGCATAAGCAAAACAGGATTGAGCGGGATTACATGGATAGCAAAATTAGGAACCCATATCGGATGAGACAACTCATCGATTTTACCGGGTTGGAACTTGAAGGTGGTATTTATCCAACCGATATAGATGGGCTGATTGAATACCACAACCAAGAATACATACTGATTGAAGTCAAATACGGGAAGACCAAAGTCCCATTTGGGCAAAGGTTAGCGATAGAACGCATGGTTGATGATTTCACAAAGATAGGAAAGCCTGCGGTTGCCATCGTGTGCGAACACACTGTAAAAGACGCAGATAAACATGTCGTTGCGGCGGCGTGTAAAGTGCGTGAAATCTATTATGGTGGTGAGCACAGGTGGAGGAAAACCGAAAAACAAATGACGGTCAGGGAATTCATTGACAACTTTCAATCATTTCTGACAGAGAAGGAGGGATTAGTGGAGTGCAAGTGATTGTGATTTCGGGAAAGGCGCAGCATGGGAAGGACACAACGGCTGGGTTCCTGAAAGATACTTTGGAGGCTGATGGATATTCTGTCCTTATTGCCCATTACGGTGACTTGGTTAAGTATGTTTGCAAGATGTACTTGGGCTGGAATGGAGAAAAGGATGAATACGGACGGTCTTTGCTGCAGTATGCGGGGACAGATATTGTTCGTTCTCAGAACGAGAATTACTGGGTTCAATTCGTGGGAGACATGCTCACGTTCTTCAAAGATAAGTGGGATTATGTTTTGATTCCCGATTGTCGGTTCCCAAATGAAGTCAATTATTTAAGGGAAGTCGGGTTCAACACAATCCACATCCGCATTATCCGTGATGGATTCATTAGCCCGCTGACAGAGCAGCAGCAAAATCATCCGTCTGAAACGGCACTGGACAATGTCCAGGCTGATACATACTTCCACAACGATGGAACACTGTCAGACCTGAGAGAAAAGGTGGTGCGGTGGGTAACGGAACACAACGGGCATCACCAGATTACCTTTGAAGAAATTATCAATTAAGGGAGGCGACCGCCATGTCAAAGACGAATCCGAATAGCTACTATGATATTGAGTTTGAAGTTGAAGAAGTTCTTTTCAGAAACGGGCTCGTTGAAGATATCTTCTATCTAAAAGACTTGAAACAGCGCAAGCTCTTTATTGCAGCTAACATCAGTCAGGAGACAGTTGAAGACGCTGTGAGACATATAATGCAGTTCAACAGAGAGGACACAGACATTCCTGCGGAGGAACGAAAACCAATCATTCTCTACGTATCCTCTAACGGTGGAGATGTAGATGCCGGCTTTGAGTTGATTGATGTAATTATGAATAGCAAAACGCCTGTCTACACCATCAACCTCGGTTATCAATACTCGATGGGGTTTCTGATTGGGCTTGCCGGACACAAGCGGTACGCAATGCCAAATGCAAAATTCCTGTTGCATGATGGGAGCAATTTTGTGTTTGACTCTGGTGCGAAAGCGCAAGACCGCATGGAGTTCAACAAGAAAATGGAGTCTCGTATTAAGGATTACATCTTGTCCAGAAGCAAGCTGACCACCGAAGAGTACGATAGCAAGTACCGTATCGAATGGTATATGTTCAGCGATGAAGCAAAGGAAAAGGGCTTTGTCGATTTCATTATCGGAGTAGATTGCGGATTGGATGAAATTGTGTGAGGTGTTTCTATGCAAGAGTATTTTGGATTCCGTGAGGCCATTATGTCCGATGATGAGATGTCAGCGTTCTATGGTGGCGAGCGGGATGAAAATATCTACGGCTGTCTCCAAAACGAATACCTCGTACTGAAGAATATGGATGGGGAGGTCTGTGACCAATTCAAATGGGATGGTTCTCATTACATAAAAGTTCCTTTCAAGCAAATCAATACGAGGTTCATCGGTAAAGTAAAGCCAAGAAACCTGCAACAGCAGTTAGCACTGGACATGCTGTATGACCAAGACATTACTGTCAAAGTTCTTGTGGGCAAATTCGGAACCGGCAAGGATTATCTGATGACATCTGCGGCCGTTGACCAACTTGAAAAAGGAAAGTATGACAAAATCGTCTGGGTAAGAAATAATATCGAGGTAAAGAATTCGAAACCGATTGGACATCTTCCGGGCGACTACAAAGATAAGCTCCTCCCGTTTGCGATGCCTTTGGCCGACCATCTCGGTGGTGTAGAAGGGCTTGAATATATGCTTGGACAGGGCAAGGTCGAACTGGTGCATCTGGGTTTCATTCGCGGAAGAGACATTAAAAACTCTATCATCATGTGCTCAGAAGCGGAGAATATGACGAAAGAACACATTCAGCTTCTGCTTGGTCGTGTCGGGGAAGGTTCATCACTTTGGATGAATGGCGACTACAAACAAGTGGATGGCGATGTGTTCCTGAAAAACAGCGGCCTGATTCTCACTGTGGACAAGCTCAAGGGGCATCCCCGTTTTGGCTTTGTCAAGTTACTCAAAACAGAGCGGAGTGAAACCGCAGCGATGGCAGACCTGCTGGATTAGACCGGAGGTGTTATGAAAAAACTTACAATACTGATTGATATGGACGACACACTGGAAGACCTGCTTGGTGCATGGGTTTCCTATTTGAATACCCAATATGGCACCAATGTACATAAGGAGGACATCAGGCAGTGGGATATCTCTGTGGCATTTCCGTCCTTGTCGAAGACCCAAGTCTATGAGCCGATTCTGTTGGATGATTTTTGGAAGACCGTCCAGCCAAAGGATGGCGCAGTAAAGGTTGTGCAGAAACTCATTAGCGATGGACATCGCATTTATGTTGTGACAGCGTCTGCCTACGAAACGCTTCGAACAAAGATGGAAGATGTGTTGTTCCGTTATTTCTCATTCTTATCATGGGGCGATGTCATCATCGCCTCCTGTAAGCAAATGATTAAGGGCGACATTCTGATAGATGACGGCGTTCACAATCTGCTTGGCGGTGAATACACCGGTGTCTTGATGGACGCCCCTCACAATGCTGACTTCCATAATGAGGACGTGGGAATTGTCCGTGTCCACTCTTGGGATGAAATCTACAAGGTGGTCGAAGAAATCGCAAAGAAAGGCGGGTAATGCGTATGCTTGTACTTTATTCAACCGGATGTCCCAAGTGCGGGATATTGAAAAAGAAATTGGATAAAAGGGGAATGCAATATCAAGAAAACACGGCGGTAGAAGAAATGCTTTCGCTTGGAATCACATCCGTGCCAGTGCTGTGTGTGGATGGCCAGATGATGGATTTTGCTAACGCTGTGAAATGGATTAACAATCAGGGGGATTGATGACGAATGGACATTACACTGAAACTTTCCAAGGACTTCGAGCGGTGTTTGGAGGATTTGAAGAAGAAGTACGGTGAGGACTTTGAGTATATCAATGGTCTGCATCCAAGCCAACTCGACTTTTCAGAATTCATTGATAACTTTGTAGATAAGGACACGCTGGCAGATGCGTCTATCGACCCCAATGCCAATGCAAACCACAAAGACATTCGTAGCTTTATGACGGAAAAGGCCAAGAGCGAAGATAAGCTCTTCGGCCTGAACAAGATTTTTCTTACCATTAAGAAACAGTGGGGACTGCGTACCGCAAAACAGTGGCTGGAACAGGAGTTCAGTAAAGGGTTCTATCTGAATGATAGTACAACGGCGAGCTATTTCCCATACTGCTGGGCAAATGACCTGACCCGTCTGGCAACTGAGGGGCTGTTCTTCCTTACAAACTATAATCATCAGGCACCAAAGCACCTGACTACATACTTCGATGATGTGATTGAGTTCGTGTCATTCCTGTCGAACCGGCAGTCCGGTGCGGTCGGTCTCCCCAACGTGCTAATCTGGGCATGGTACTTCTGGAAGAAGGATGTGGACGCTGGCTACTGCATGAAGAACCCGGACTACTATGCACGTCAGCAGTTCCAGAAGTTTATCTACCGCCTGAATCAACCGTTCCTGCGAATTGACCAGTCGGCCTTTACCAATGTATCCATCTTTGACCGGCCATATCTTGAGTCCCTGTTCGGTGGTGTAGAGTTCCCGGATGGCGAACTCGCTATCGACCACATCGAAGACTTCATTGATTTCCAGAAAGTCTTCATGGAAGTCGTGAGTGAAATCCGTGAGGAAAACATGTTCACCTACCCGGTGCTCACATATTCTCTGTATTACAAAGACGGTAAGTTCCAAGACGAAGAGTTTGCACGGTGGGCGAGTGACCACAATATTAAGTGGAGCGACTCCAACTTCTTTGTCAGCGACAACATCGGCATCCTGTCCAACTGCTGCCGGTTGCTCAGCGACACCAAAAAGCTGGACGCTTTCATTAACTCCATCGGTGGTACGGCTTTAAGTGTTGGTTCCTGCCGTGTCAGCACCATCAACCTTGTCCGCATTGCGTATGAGAGCAAGATGAACAAGAAGAAGTACATTGAGATTCTGAAAGACCGTGTGCTGCTGGATTGTAAGGCGCTTTCATCTATGCGCCACATCATCAAGCGCAACATCGAGAAGGGGCTTCTTCCGAACTATCAGGATGGTGCTGTTGAGCTGGATAAACAGTTCTGCACCATTGGCGGCATCGGGATGTATGAGGTCATGGATTTGTTCGGCCTGATTGAAGAGGACGAGATGGGGAACAAGTATTACTCCGATGAGGCGGTAGAGTTCGCCACAGAAATCCTTGATACCATCAACGAGGTTAAGGACAACTTTGAATGTGACTTCACCTTCAACTTGGAGATGATTCCTGCGGAGAATTGCGCCGGCGTTATCTGCGCCGCTGACAATTTACTCTTTGAACAGAATCGGTATTTTATCTACAGCAATCAGTGGATTCCCCTCATGGAGAAATGCACTATCCAAGAGAAGTGCCGGCTTGGTTCTCTCTTTGATATGAAGTGCGGCGGCGGTTGTATCGCACACATTGATGTGGAGAGCCGGTTCCCCAACGAGGAAACTGCGTGGGAAATGCTGAACTACGTGGCGTCGCAGGGCGTCATTTATTTTGCTTTCACCACAAAGATTTCTGTTTGTAAGAACAAGCACGCCTTTATGGGAACGTCCACTTGCCCTGTGTGTGGCAAGCCGATTGCGGATACATATGCTCGCGTAGTTGGATTCTACACTCCTGTCAGCAGTTATCAGGCGGTGCGCAAACAAGAGTTCAACCAGCGCAAGTGGTACGATGTGCTGACAAAGAGCGAGGTTATGTAATGCACGTTAAAGGAGTCATAGAAGAGGATTTTGTCAATTATAAAGTCCCATCAATGTTTATCAACACCTGCTTCTGTGATTTCAAATGTTGTACAGAACTTGGTCTGGACATAGGGGTGTGCCAAAACTCACCCCTTGCCCAGTCCGATACAAAAGAAATCGCAGACAGTGTTATATACAAGCACTTTACATCTAACCCAATTACCAAAGCAGTGGTTATCGGTGGCATGGAGCCAATGATGCAGATAGGCGAGGTCACAGCTCTGATTAGTCTGTTCCGTGAGAATGGGTGTACAGCGCCATTTGTTATATACACAGGCTATTACCCATCAGAAATCAGTAAGGAGCTGGATGCACTCCGGCCGCTGGGCAACATTGTAGTGAAGTTTGGGAGGTTCATACCAAACAAGCCAAGCAAATTTGATGATGTGCTTGGCATAGAGTTGTCCTCTGATAACCAATTTGCAGAAAGGATTTCATAATGCCAAAGGAAAGCGAAGAAAAGTATGTGATTACACCAAAGGGGATTGCTACTCTGGCAATGCTCCGTACTGGTTTGATTCAAAGCATGAATGACCCACGGTTCGAGGGGTTTTGGCAGTTATTCGAAAGTGATATGGAAAGGCTCGGCTATATCGTATACGAACAAGAGGTAGAGTGAAATGAGGATTTATACCAATCCAGATAAGGAATACGTCGCTGAAATCAGGCGGCAGCTCAAAGCAAATTCAGGCTATTGCCCTTGTGCTCTGTTAAAGAATAAGGACACCAAATGCATGTGTAAAGAGTTCCGAGAGATGGAAGAGGGAATGTGCAATTGTGGACTGTACATAAAGGAGAAGTAAAAATGACTAAGAAAACTGTGGTCGAAACTGTGTATGAATATAATAGCGAAGGTAAAATGGTTAAGAAAACCATGACAGAGACAGTGGAATACGACTTGCCGTATTTCCAACTGCCGGATACCTCTCCATATACGCCGCCTATGGTTGTCCCATATTGGGCAACTCAGCCTACATGTACCTGTAATGCGGCGAGTGAAAAACAATGACCGGATGTAAGTAAAGGAGTGTTACTATCAAGAAAGCGCAAAAGATTTTAACGACCGTATTTGTTTGTGCGGCTATGTTTTCTTTGGCTGGTGCTGCCAGTGCAAATGATATTAAGAGCAACATCGACGCTGCAATCCAAAAGCAGAACGAGGCGCATCAGATTGCGGAATATGTTCGAGGATTTGGAGAAGGGGAGAACCATCCCGCCATCCTGTTTGCGCAGGAAAAATGGTGGGAGCAGCAGGAGATTCTCACAGACCTGTACCAGCAGTACGACAAGGCAGTTGCTGAAGAACAGTCAAAGGGTACATACATAGGCACCTTTCGCATTTCCCATTATTGTCCTTGTTCTATTTGTAACGGTGGCTACACTGGTACTGCTACGGGCGCACGGCTGACACCGTGGTACACCATTGCGGTTGACCCGTCGGTCATCAAGCTGAACAGCACAGTTTATATTGATGGATACGGCGAGTTTAAGGCGCAGGATACAGGGAGTGCAATCAAGGGAAACCGAATTGATGTGTGCGTCAGCAGCCATGAAGAGGCGTACAGACTTGGCGTTGTTTACAAAGATGTATATGTGAAATAAGGGGGAACACAGCATGAATCGTGTTGGAGAGTTTGAAAAAGTAAGCTTTGAGCAATTCCGTATTGCAATGGACGATGCGTTCCATGATATTGGCTATGCCGAAGATGAACTGCGTGAAATCTGGGATGCCGTTCCTCTGCCCGTCCGGGCGACATCGGGCTCTGCTGGATATGACTTTAAGTCACCTATCCCGTTTATTCTTCAGCCGGGCAAGACAATCAAAATCCCAACTGGAATCCGTGTGAAGATTGAAGACGGATGGTGGCTCGGCTGCCTTCCCAGAAGTGGTCTTGGATTTAAGTACCGCATCCAACTTAACAACACAATGGGAGTAATTGATAGCGACTATTATTACTCCGACAACGAGGGGCATATCTTCGTCAAAATTACGAACGACAGCAATGAGGGGAAAACGGTCACGGTCAAACAAGGAGATGGGTTCGCTCAGGCAATCTTCATTCCATACGGAATTACATACTCCGATGACGCAAGCACCGTCAGAAATGGCGGCATGGGTTCCACGGACGCAAAGAGGTAAGGGCGATGAGAGATAAGAAAACGAGCAGCGGGCTTGGCCTGCTGGATGTACTGGTTGTTATCTTTATTGTACTCAAGCTCCTTGGTGTGATTACATGGAGCTGGGTATGGGTGCTATCACCAATCTGGATTCAGCTCGTAATTGTGGCGATTGTTTTCATCGTTATCTTGGTTAAAGACCATTGGTTACTCAAGAAGTAGAAAGAATGGGCTGGCATCAAGCCAGCCCTATTTTTTATTTGCCGAAAGTAGGTGGTATATGAACAGAATGACGCAGATTCCTTTTTGGGAACGCTACACGATGAGCGTCGAAGAGGCTGCGGCGTACTTCCGAGTAGGAGAGAATAAACTGCGAAAGCTTATTAGCGAAGATAATGATGCAGATTACATATTGTGGAACGGCAACAGACCTCAAATCAAACGCAAAAAGTTTGAAGAGTATATAGACCGTCACAATTTAATTTAGATATCTTGAAAAAGGGAGCCGGCTATGATACACTGGGTTAAGTCGTATTATTGTGGGCTCTTTATCGGAAGGAGCTGTGTATGTCCGAGAAGAGACGCGACAATAAGGGCAGGATTCTCCGACAAGGAGAACTACAAAGGAGTGACGGCAAGTACGAGTACAGATACTTCGATGTGAAGGGTGAGAAGCGTAGCATCTACAGTTGGAAGCTGGTAAGCACGGACAAAGTTCCAAAAGGAAAGCGAGAGTGTCGTGCACTCAGAGATATGGTGAAAGAAATTCGGCGAGATGTAGAGGATGGTATCAATAGCTATCAGGCATACCGCACCTCTTTGAACCGTTTCTTTGATGATTATATCGAGACAAAGTATGAACTCAAACCCTCTACCAGAACCAACTATAAGTATATGTACAACAAGTATGTGAGAGAAGAAATTGGCTATAAAGATATTGCCTCTATAAAGTTCAGCGATATCAAAAAGTTCTATATCCATCTAATTAAAGACATTGGGTTTAAGCCCAACAGCATGGAGATTATCAACACAATCATCCACCCCGTATTTACGATAGCCATGAGGGATGGGCTGATTCGTATCAACCCGGCGGATGGGGCTATGGCAGAAATAAAGAGAAGCCATAACTGGGAAAAGCCCAAGCGCCATGCTTTGACAGAAGCGCAGCAATCTGCTTTTATAGAGTATATCAAGGGCAGCAAGACGTACAGGCATTGGCTCCCGCTCTTTACTGTTCTGCTCGGCACAGGATGTCGAGTTGGAGAAATCATAGGATTGCGGTGGCAAGACTGCGACTTCCAAGAAAAGATAATCACCATTGACCACAGCCTGATATACCGCCAACAGGAAGACGGGGGAGGGTGTGTGTTTCACGTTAGTACGCCCAAGACTAAAGCAGGCATAAGGGTAATCCCTATGCTCGAAGCTGTCAGAAAGGCATTATTGGAAGAACGGCTAAGCCAAATGCGAACGGGCTTCAATCAGACGGTCATAGATGGATACAGCGGCTTTATCTTCTCCAATAGATATGGAGACGCGCTAACGCCACACTGTATTAACAGGGCAATCGAGCGCATATCCAGAGACTATAATAAAGAAGAAACAGAAGCTGCAAAGGAAGAACGGCGACAACCTGAACTTCTTCCACATTTTACAGTCCATAATCTTCGTCATACATTCTGCACACGGTTCTGTGAGAATGAAACCAACCTCAAGGTTATCCAAGAGATTATGGGACATGCCGATATCTCCACAACGATGAATATTTATAACGAAGCAACCAAAGAAAAGAAGAAGGAGAGTTTCGCAAATCTCGAAGGAAAAGTCAAAATCAGCTAATGAGATTTTTACACCTGATTTTACACCTTTTCAAAGCAGAGTTGCGTGAACTTATAAGAACTTATGGGTAAGATGGCTTTGCGCATGTGCTGTGTACCAACGGTTTTAAGAAGTTATAAGAAGTTACGTACGGGTCGTATTCACGTCCCAACGATGAAGCCTCTTGATTGATAAAACCATTGTAGCACAACGGGTTTACGGTTTCTATACCGTTTTGAAAAGCTGTTTTACACCTGTTTTACACCTTTTCATTTCATGAGCCCGCAATAACGACTCCTGAAAAGACACCTCTGCTTCGAGCAAGGGTGTTTTTTCTTGCACATTTTTACCGCCCTGAGACAAAGGCGGCATACATATTCTCTGCATGTTTATAAGAGTGCTGTAGTTGGACTGCAACAATGTTATAAACACACAGATGCTTGCCACGGGCGTCAGGATGCGCTGTAAGCGACTTTGCACGCCTACCCATGCTGGGAGATGTCTGCGGCATAAAGGCTCGTACATGGCCTCTCTCGTGGCAACAAAAGCATGTCGTGGATGTACGGCGCAAAAAAAAGAGAGCCACCCGCAAATTGCAGGGGACTCTCCTATTGGGACAATGTCAAATGCATTTTGGGCGGGTATGAGGATTGATTCCTTGTACCCGCTTTTTTCTTTTCTGAATTTTACACCCACAAAATATCAGAAATGTAATTCGTTATTTTGGAGTCGGATAACCACGTGCGTCTTCCACAAAGGTATGGTTCCGCATATGTTTCTCATAGGACTCCTTGATGATGCTCAAGGCGATATCTACCTCGCCATTGGTCATCCCATTACTTTCGATAATACTTTCATATTCTTGGTGAACCTTAAAAGTACGATTGAACTGTTCGCGAGTCACTGGTTTGCTTTCGTCAATTACCAGTGAAGCGAAGCTAATGATAGCGTTGCGTTTGCTGTCTATTAGGATGGACAGAGTATCGCTATTATTCTTATCTAATTTTACTCCAAGTTCACTTATGCTCTTGTCGTATTGCTCCAGCTTCGAATTGACAAGGCGTATCCATTCATCGCGCATTCGTATGTTATCTGTACTGTAATGCTGGTTCAAATCATCAAGAGTAAGCTGGACTTGGTCAATGGTCTTCTCCATTTTCTGCAATAACATCCGTTCCTTCTTCCTTCGAACAAAGACCTTGCGGATTTTTGCAAACTCTGGAACGACCTTCCCCTTGAATTCCAACAGCTCCCCGATTACTTGAATAACAAGGAACAGACCGACGAGGACAATGGCAATCTTCGCCGGCACGTTCAGAAATTCAATGTAGTTAATCATAGGGCTTGCTCACCCCCTATATAAGCTTACACGCAAGCGCCTACAATTACTTGCCATTCAGTTGCTTCATCTGAGTAATGGATTCCTTCAGCTTATCAAATCCAAACATGGCCGCATAAGAAGTAAGGAATCCAACTACAACCGCCGCAACGACCATGTACCACTCAACGGCAATACTGCAGATTTGACAATAGGCGAAGAACGCTACTAACGTCAGTACCATAGATACAATCACGGCAAGAATATTTGTAGGCAGCTTATCCCAAGTCAGATTCTTCAGCACCTGAACAATAATATTGGTTACTACTACAAGAGCACCAATAATGCTCAGAAGAACAGGGATATTAAAGACATTTTCCATTTTTTGGCCTCCTAAATGTGTTTAGATTGGTGGACTATCAATGCTGCTCGTTTCACTTGAATTTGTGGAGAAGTTATTAGCCTTTGCCATTGCGTATTTAATACCCTCTCCTTGTGCGCTGGAGTTTTCGACCTCACTCTTATGGACAATTTTGCTCAACACAATACTGCATGCTGTCCCAATGGGGGTAAATACGACTGTCCAGCACATCAACGCTCCGGTGTATCCGGTCGTGATACTTTTCAGAGCAAGATAAAAACCACCGGCAAGACCGATGGCTAAGAACAACATGATATAAATTGCGAGGCGGTTAGTGAATCCGAGCCTTGCAAAATGACCGGGCTTTTTCTTCACATGCTTCGCCTGTGTCTTTTTCTTACGCTCAATCTTGATGGTCACGGGCACCACCCCTTTTTGCAGATTGGGTGTCACGATTAGGCGACACCCATTTTCTTTGCATAATTGTAGAACAACTGTGCAGCCTGCTCGCGGGTCAGCATGTCTGCCCACATGTAGTTCGGCGTACCGTCGGGCAGGTTACCGCCGCCAGCAAACAGGCCAGTGGAAGTCGCCCACTCACGAGCATCCTTGCTCCAGTCGCCACAGTCATTGTCGCGCAGCTCTGCGCGGTATTCGTTCATCAGTTTCTTGAAAGTGTCCAAAGTCATATCTTCATCCTCCTCTGTAACAGTTGTAGATGCAATTCTCTCCGTCCACTCAAGGGACACCCAGCCGACACCAGTATATCCCCAACCATTTTGTTCCTTGGAAATGTTGAGGATAGTACCATTCTCATAGGCGGTTACAACAGAACCGCTGATAGGTGCAGTACGACAGTTCAGACCGTCCTTTGCAGTAACCTTAACCTGATAGCTAACGGCAGTTCCAGTGTTGACAGTGCCACCAGAGAGACGCCGGTTCACCTCAGTGACGATTTGCGGATGGAGATTATAAAGATAATCACCGGGGCATGACTTGTTGGCAAACCAACGGTGAACAGTCAGCACCATCTCATTGGACTTCGGAGTATAAGCCAAAGTCGTATTTTTGTCGCCAAACCACACAAGCTTTGACTTACCGTTTCGCCGGCAAATGTCTGTAACCAAGTCCAACAGACCAGAATATGCTGCACTGGTGACCTTGTACGGGTCGTATGTATCACTGGCAACCTCAATGGTGACAGCCCGGTTGTCGTTCGCTGAAGATGAGGTACACCATGAGCGGTCTCTTTCCTCAACGTACATACCGATTCTGCCGTCATATCCCACACCGTAATTGGAAGATGCCTGCTTTGAAGACGGTGCAAAAATTGCGCCCAGAGATTCAATGCTCACCTGACCAACTACGCAATGGATAGAGATTCTATCAATGCTGTGGTTTCGAGGGCTTGACCGGTTTGGTGAAATTTTCGTATATGCTACAAGTGAACTATTGCTCATTCCATTACTCACTCCTTCCGTAGTTGTTCCAGCAAACTTGTCGTAATAGGTTTGTCCATAACCAGCTCGCTTGGATTGGGCGGATTGGCTCTGGTCGGCCGGACGTTCGAATTGGAGCAGAACCGCATTAGATGCTTCGAGTACAGACGTAGCGTTCCGCAACGTGCTCAGAACGCCGCTGTAGCCTTCTGACAGCTCTTTCATAAGAAAGCTAAGCTGGGTATCCAGGTCACCGATGGACACTCCTGCGGCCTTACAGTGGTTCAGGAGAGCCTGCTTGCGTGACCAGAACGTCCACTGAGCCAATCCATATCCAGCACTGTCATGCACAAAATCAGAATAAAAGCCGTTATCCACAGCCGCCGTATAGGAGGCATCGGAATATCCAAGCTTTTTCTCATAAGTATTTTGGAGATTCTGCGGGTTCAGGCCGCTCTCAGCATAGAGGTTTCCCATCAGCCCTGCCACACCATAGTCATTCAACCCATAGGATTTTAGAAACTGCCAAATTCTTTCATCGTTCGCCATCTCATGATTCCTCCCGATAAAGAATAAGGTCAGTCCTCTTCGTCATCGCCCTTGCCATCACCGGCGCAGAATCCAGCAATGGTGTCTAAATCAACCACGTCACCGTCTTCATCATAGAAATAGCCGGTTTCCTCGTCGTAGTTGAGTTGTCCGACGTAGGGCAGGTCATCGTCAATCTCTTTGTTGTAGTAGCGCAGATTCAGCTCTGGCATATTTTTCTTCTCGCTCATAAGCGAACCTCCTTATCAATCCATCATTTTATCCACAGATACGCATAGTGGGAGCTCGACCAAAAGCCGGCTCCCACTTTTTCTATATTAACTTTCACACCAGTTTGTAGTGCGGTTTCTCTTCCCCGAACATCCAATACCGGAGATAGTCATCCAATACAATTGCTATGGCAGATAGCACTACCCATGCAAGTGAGAAAGGCAGACATATCTGTCCCATCACGTTGAAGGGCATATTGGAATAGTCCCACACATTAAGTCCGAGCCATACATTAACAACAAGCCCGGTAATGAATTCACATACCGTTACAATAACGGCACCTATCATCGATTGCCAGACGATACCGAGTTCCCACGGGAATAGTTCGTTAATAAGACCAATCGCTACAAAGCACACACCACCAAGTATGAACATTGAAATATGTGTGTGGCCTCTCCACAAAAGTTCAATCAGTATGTAGATAAGACTGCCAATGACTGCAAGAATTGTGGACTTCAATACATGACGAAATGTCATAAAATATTACGCCTCAGAAGCGGCCTGCGCCATATTCGTAAGAATGGCTTGCATCTGCTGCTGTGCAACGGCAAGCTTCTCGTTCATCTCTGTGAGATAAGGTTCAGGAAGGGTCATGCCATATTCCACAGAGGAAATCGCTTCTGCGTTATCAAGGCTCTGCACATACTGCTTAAGCTCATTGTGGTAAGTGGTCTGCGTGGTAATAAGAGTCTGGGCAGCGATGTAGATTTGTACAATCTCATTTGCGGAGTAGACACGGCACACACCACCATCGGATTGATAGGGGAATTCGCTACCGCCCAACTCTACAACTCGGAATAAGTTATTGATATTGCTTTGGTCTTCAATGCTCAGGTTAAAATGAACGCTCTCTTCACCAAGCTCAATATCTACACCGGCAACAATAACAGCGTTGCACATATTAGAAATTTCGGCCAGCTTAGCTGCCATGATAAAAGACAGGGCATTGTCTTCACCAACGATTTCTACAACGTCTTCAATAGTAACCCAGCCACGCTCAACTGCTTTTAGAAGGCCAGACGCATCAATCATCTGCGCTTCGTACATTGCCATCAGTTTTTCTTTCATGCTCACACCTCCAGTGCTGCAAGAATCAGCTCATCCACAAGACCACGCTGTTCATAGGCCATACTTCCACCATCAATCTTAGAAACGATAATAGTGTCTGCACCATCAATATCATCATGACCAAGTAGATTATAGGGTTCGCTGTTAAATGCGACCCCAATGGCATCTGTCTCCGTGGCATTGGTTAAATCGCCGCTTGCACCAATCTTGATATAGTTTACAGAATCAGTGATACCGAGTTCTGTACCATCGATTTTGATAATACGATACATTTATGCGTCCTCCTTTGCACCAACTAATCGAGCAATATGCCGTAGGTCATCGATGTCGGCATGAAAGAAATCATGATTCCACAGCCAGTAATATTCATCATCAGTGCGTTTGTACTTCTGACTGATTTCATCACTCCATACTTTGTCCCACCGTGCCTGATAGTTACCGTCATCTCGCTTGGACAAAGTCTTTTGAATTGACTGTGTTAATTTGCCTCGAACCTTACCCATATTGTCGTCATTTTCTGCAAAATGCTGATGGGCATTTTCACTGGTTTCCAAGCAAAGTGCTTTGTCTCCGTAGAAAATGTATCCATCATGGCCTTCGCATTCCGTCAAAGCTGGTAGGTTTACATACCCACATTTTGCTTGTCCCTTAAAACGTTTATGAACAATGTATTTCACCTTTAATTCCTCTTTCTCTAAAGTTTTCAATCCGTTCGGGAGAAAACCCGAATATCGCATAGAACAGCCTACGAAGCCGCAAAACACGTTTGTGGTCGTTATAGCATTCGAAGTAGGCGAGCATACCGTTAACAGAAGTCCATAGGTCTTCATAAGACATTTCGCCATTTTGAATCTTGTGGTAGAAAGCCTTTATCTTCCTACGTGCTCGTTTGACGCCATCTCGATTCCCGTTGACAATGACCTTCCCTGTTTCGGTCAGGTAATACTTCGCCTTGCAGTAGCGAAATGGTTTTGTAAGTGGAACAATTCGAGACTTAGAACGGCTGATGGTTAACCTCAAACTCTCGGCCTTTCTACAACCAAATTCATGATTTCTTTCGCGTCCCTATCAGGTGGAACAATGACATAGTAATCATCCATATAATGTCCAGCACACTGAATTGATAACTGACATTTGATATAATTGTCCAGTGCAGATGGAAATGCAATCATCTCTGCTTGGCTTGGCTCAACTCCCAGCGGTAGCCCCTTGCCACCCGGAACAGTGTTTACAATGCTGTCGCCAAGCGCTCTCAAATCATTATTGTGCAAGAGCTGCTTGTGCCGTCTGAATATCATTTCATGTGACACGGATGGAAAGAACTGCTTAAAGTCCAAAAGGATGACGCTGCCCTCTCTGCCATACCGGCGAAAATGGTAACGTAGGTCTTCACGCAGTTCTCGTTTAGAGAACTCGAATCCTTTGCCCGGTAGACTTGCTCCATTGTTCCATATCATGCTCGGCAAATAAAGGGGCAGCAGAACCTTTTGGGTGAACACCTTATGTATCTGTCTGTCTTGGATACGCGGCGCATCAATAGGCCGTGTCTTTCCGCGTTCAGAAATCATGAAGTGAACATATGCCGCAGGCTCCCATTTGTGTTCCAAAATAAGCCGCCTGCGTCTTGCAGTGCCTGAGAACAAGTGCAACTCAAAGCGTTGCGTACTGTTCTTCCAGCGTACAGCATTGCAGCACTGCTTGCCGGCGCTGTATAAATCGTGATAAGTAAATACCTCGCTCAGTCCACCAACGTCCAAACTGCGCTGCAACCTGTTCGCTTCTCGTTTTGCTTTGCGGCGCTCATAACGGCCGCTTCGTCTGCTCATAAAGTTATTCGCCCTCCGTACATATATCTTGTAGGGTATCGTCTAATATGCTTTGCTCCCACACATGAAACGGGGTAAGATACATCGCCCGCCATGCACGCTCGGTTCCCCGGCGGCGTCTGTGTCTGAGCATCAAAGGGCAGTTTTAGACTTGCGTCACGGGAAGCATCTCTCCTTTCGTAAAGGTCGTAGTTCACTCTGCTTCGAGTTACTGCGGTTGACCTTAACCATTTCTGGTTTACGAAATCCGGGGCGAGCCCATTGGAATTCCTTGCGTTGTTGTTGTTCGCGTTGCCGTTCGTGTTCACATTGCAGAAGTTGTTGCTGTTGTTGTAATTAGGGGAACGCTCCCACCAATTAGCAGTGGAACACGGAAGTGCGAAAAAAACACACCCGCCGACAGGTTTTACAGAGATGCACCCATACTTTCATTATTTTCTGCCTTTGTCGCTCTTCAGCACATTTGTTAATAACCCGTTCTCTCGGTCGATTAACTCGCCGAGTTCCTGTGCCATATGCTCTAATTTCTTTTTGGCATCTGAAGACTTAACGCTATTACCACTTCCTGTAGTAAAACAACCCGATGGGTTTGTCATCATCAGTTCATAACAATGGCTAAGATGAACATCGAGTGCCATCAGTGATGCGCGTGCTTCAAGTAAATGCGTCTTCCGCAGTTCTTTTCTCATTGCATCAGAAGGATAGATGCTATTTGCTTTCTCAGTGTGGTCTAACACTTCTGAGGCAAGGGAAGACACTTCTGACGCAACAAGCCTTGAATAGCGCGAGGACAGGCGTGACAGGAAGTTGATGGTCTGAATGTAGATTTTGTTGGCGACATTGATATACTCTGCCTTGCTTTCAGACCTATGTGCTTTCAAAACTGACATAGAAATCTCCTTTCGTTCTTTTTATTGTGTTGTCCTCTTGGACTAATCACAAAGGGGCAACCCCCTCCGCAGAAAGAAAAATGCATCTGCAAACAAAGGCAAATGCAACCATGCTGATATTTTAATAGGGGGGGGACGAGGTTCCCATCCTAAACCGCAGAGGGGCAACCCCTTATATAGTTTCACCTGCTATGAATCCGCCCACTGTCGTGGGCTTGATTCATTTGGTTTCAAGATTAGACCCTGAAAGCCGGGGCGAGCCCAGCGGAACCCCTCGCGCCGGCGTAGTCCGCGTCGCCGTTCGTGTACACACCGCAGAAGTAGGTGCCGTTGCCGTAATCAGGGGAACGCTCCCACCAATAAGCAGGGGAACTTGTTGAGCTGTGACGGTATTTCACCTTGCTATTACCATTTTTGTAGTATTGGTACTGTTGCTGGTAATTCTGCTCAGCAGAGTTTGCATAGCTTCTGGTGCCAAAAATCTCAAACTCGGCCAGAAGCGGAAGGTAGTCAACCGACGCGGTAACATAGGACGCCGTGTTAGAGCCGCCACCAGTATTGTCAGTATAGATGGTCATCGGCTTCATAACAGCACGCAAGTCACTTGGAAGAGCAGCCATCAGAGTTCCAGAAACAGGAGACGTCGCAGTTGTGGTTCCAGCATCATTGTTGTTGGAGTTCGTACTGCCGAGAACATCATACCGCAGGTCGCAACCTTTCCAACCGCCAGAGTTAGTATTGGAGCTATGGTTCATGTTGAACCACTTCTGACCACCGGTCGAATAGTCGTTATAGTGGCTATCCACCAGACAAATATCCGTGCCGCCGCTCAGAGCCGTCTTGAATGTGCCGAACGTGATACCCGTACCCTCACGAGAACTATTGTGGTTAAACCCAAGGATGTACACATAATAAGTACCGTTAATGGCTTGGGTACCGACAGTTCCGTTAACAGTCACAGCCTTGCGGTCACCAACAGCCCAGTAGTTCGCACCCTGACTTGCGTCAGCAACGCTCTTGATAACAGACCAGTCGTTTTCATTCAGAACCGAGCTGACAAACTTAGCCTCGACAGTAACAGACTGGCTTGATGGAGCGGTGTAATTTGTGCCGGCCGTGCAGCTTACGGTGATAGTCGTGTTACCGGTTGTCTGATTCACATTGTTAACGGTCACAGTGTTACCGCTGCGAGAAACAGTTGCGATACCAGTATTATTTGACACAACACTGATAGTGCCATCATGGTTACCACCGATAGTGAAGGTATCAGACAGATTAGATGGACTCAGCTCAATGGAATTGGGACTCACCGTCAACGTACCAGTTGCTTTACCGATAGACCACGAAACGGTCTTGGCGGTTGTTGTACCATCGCTCCACCGATAATCCGTGGTCGGAGTGAAGGTCGCACTGTAACTGCCGGCGTTTGTACCGGAGGTTGTGCCACCGATAGTCATGTACGTCGTATTATAGTTGCTCCATGTTGGAGACTGAGAACCGCCGGTATAGGTCAGACTTCCGCTTTGTGAAGGAATGTTGGCAATCGTAATACGGTTAGCCACACCAGTATCACGCTGGGTGGTGGAAGCATTGATACCACCATCCGTAGTCTCAGGGAAGAAACTGATGTAATAAGTCGTACCATTGGTCAGCCCGGTTACAGTCAGCGGAGTGTTGGCATACTGATTCCGAGTTGTTACTTTCAGCGTATAGACTGCATCAGAGTCATCCTTGTCAGCGGCGTAAGAACCTTCCTTCACAACGACAGTAGTGCTTGCCCACGTTGCAAGAGTAACGCCGTCACTCGTAATGGTAGCAGCAGGGTCAGACCATTTGATGGTCATCTTGCCGTTACCAGCTTCCTCGGAAGCAACAATACTTGTGACATTCCAGCTATCAATCCCTGCCACCTGAGTAGTAGGAGTGGCGCTAAACTCATCATCTTCACTATCCGTATAAGTACCGGTTGTGGTGTATGGGAAGAATTTATAGTAGTAGGTCGTTCCATCAGACAGACCGCTGTCGCAGAAATATGCATTGGAATACTGGTTGCGAGTTGTGCTGTCAATCACAACAGTACCATCTCTGCGGCTTGTCGGCATGGAGCCAGCCTTACGAACAAGCAGAGTGCCTCCCCATGAAGCGAGTGTAGATTCGGCAACAACAAGGTCGTCTGGGTCTGTCCATTTGATATATACTTTTCCAGATGAAGTAAGCGTGGTAATATTAGAAACAGCAGCCAGTGCCAGCCCACCACCGCCACCAGAGCCGCCTGGGAAATTAGATAAAATTGGCATATCCTTGCCCTCCTTTTAACCTAAAAGAATGATATAAACAGGGATGTCGATGTCTGGCATCTCTCCATCGGCGGCAATGGTTAACTTGCCGTCTTCCTGTCCGACCACAGAAAGCATTGCCTCCCGCGCCATTTCACGTTGCTCAAACGTTGCGTTATGGGCAACAGAAATAGTACCGTTTTGTGTGGCAGTCAGCCCGGTAACGGTAATGTCCTGTGTGAACGGTGAATCAATACCAGTCCAAGCACTTGCCAGAAGAGTTGCAGAAACGAGTACGCTGCTGTTTGCCTTCTCGCCGAGGGCAGCGTCAATCTTGACCATGTTAGAATTTTCTGTTCCATTCATTTTGGTGCGCCACTCAAGGAATCGCTCTGAGCTATCATCTGTGATATACAGGCCATAGTTCGCGGTCGTATCGCTCATTTACATGCACCTCCATATCAACCAAGCAGAATAACAACAACGGGAATATCTCGTGTAGGCGTTTCGCCATAAGCTGCAATTGTGATAGTTCCTGTTCCTTGCCCGCACACATAGAGTTCTGCATTTTTTGCTGCCTCCATCTCAGCGTCTGAAACTGATTGAGACAGGCCAATAACTCCATTGGATTCTGCAGTAACTCCGCTAATTTGTAATGTCTGTTCTCCAGAAGACCACCTGCCTGAAAGCAGTGTGGCAGATACAGCAGTGCTCCCGCTGGAGTTTACAGGATTGATGCGGTGCCGCTTCTGTTCACCGTTATCTTCGGAGTCAATATAAAAACCCCCATCGTCGGGGGTGAAATAGGCATAGCCGTCATGGAACGGCGTTACATCTGTGGAAATACGGGAGCTGTCTCCCTTTAAGATTTTGAATAAAGCCATCTGTTTTCTCTACCTCCGTTCTACAGAGTTAAAGCTAAAAATAATGAAGGGGCGGGGTAACACCCGCCCCATTTGTTATGGGAATGTGATTAGAAGCTACCCCAGGTCAGAGCGGTGTCAGTGTATTCCTTCGCGGCGGTCTCAGCGGCATCCACATCGGTCATGGTAGCGGCCTTATTTGTGGAAGCGTCATAGGCGGTCTCGAAAGTGATGTTGTCCTGCTTGCCAGCCAGAGCGGTGGTCAGGCCAGTAATCTTGTTCTGTGCCAGCTCAGGAATATCGTTTGCGACCAGTGCACGACGGGTGACAGTAATCTTACCATCAGTTTCCGCAACAGCAGAAACAACCTGTCCATCAACGGCAGAGTCTTCAACATCAAGAGCAGCAATGGCGTCAGTGATGTCAGACTCCACAGCCTTACCGTCCAGAGCATCCTGCAGCCCTTCCACCTTAGCGATTGCCAGAGTGGGGATATCATCGGCCACAAGTGCGCGACGGGATACAGCAATCTTACCATCAGTCTCAACAACGGCACTAACAACCTGACCAGACACAGCCTCGTCTGCAACATCAAGACCCTCAATGGCAGTGGTGATGTCAGCAGGAGTGGCCTTTGCAGCGAGAGCAGTTTCCAGGCCAGCAATCTTAGACTGTGCAATCGCAGCGTCAGCAGCGATATCAGTATCCTTGATGCTGCCCTTCACGGCGAAGGAAGACTCATCGCCCAGCTCACGCCAGGTAGCACCATCGTAGACATACTCCTTGGCGTTGTAGGTTACCACATCGCCCTTGGCAAACTCGTCCACACCAGAAACAGTAACTTCAGTAGCGGGGTCGGTAGTGGACTCACCAATATAATGCATAGCACCAGACAGGCCAGCAACCGCATTGGTCACGTCAGTCATGGTGGCAACCTTGTTGGTAGAGCCATCATAAGCAGTGTTGAACACCAGAGAATCCTGCTTGCCATCCAGAGCATTAGTCAGACCTGTTACCTTGGACTGAGCAATTTCAGGGATGTCCTCTGCCACCAGAGCGCGGCGAGTGACAGTAATCTTACCATCTTTCTCGGACACAGCACTCACAAGCTGGGTAGCGACGGCGCTGTCAGCAACATCCAGAGCGCCGACCAGACCATCGGCATACGCCTTGGCAGCAGTTTCGGCAGCATCAGCCTCGGCCTCTGCATACTTCTTTGCGCCCTTCACGGTGTCGGCAGTTGCTTCATCATCATCGGTGCCCACATCGGCCTTGCCGTTAATTTTGGCGGCCAGGGTAGCCTCCAGGTCAGATTCTGCGACCTCATCCTTGGAAGCCAGGTTGCCCAGACCTTCAATAGACCCAGCAACAACGTCGGCAATCTTCTCGTCCACATATTCCTTCACGTTGGCGTAGGGGACGTCGGGCTCCTTGTCACCGAGGTTGCCTACAGCGGTAGTGATTGCGCTGTCCACATCGTCAGCGGTGGTGTAGGTAGCACCCATAGTCAGAGTCAGCTTGCGAGATACAGCATCATAAGACGCCTCGGTCACAGCGTTGCCAGAACCGACAACCTCAACAGAGGTAGCACCGGTGTCCAGGTTAATCTGCACATAAGCAGAACCGTTCCACTTAGCCAGAACGTTCAGGTCAGTGATGTAGTACAGCGCGGTGGTGCTGGGATTAGTGTTGCTCTGCAGAGCAGACAGGTTGGCAAACTCCTGGAAGTCACCCAAACGAATACGGGTAGAGTTGTCAACATCCAGATACATCGCACGTTCATCGGTAGTTACGTAGATAGTACCCTCGGTATAGGTAGAGGGCAGGTTCGCCAGCAAACCTTTCTTGAAAGCAATATTAGCCATAAAGTTTACCTCCTCAAAAATTCAATTTACAGAGAACCCCAAACAAGGCTCTCAACCAGACTGGAAATTACCTCTTCATCAATCGCATCCAACTTCTGCTTGTCCGCCAGAGTCATCAGACCAGCCCCGGAAACACCGTCTGGCCCCTGACCTGCAGGGATAAGAGTGAGAACACCATGCTGGACATTGGGCGAATAGGTTCCGTCTTCCTGTTTGGTAAAGATGCGAATCTCAGCGGTATTGGTTGTTTCGGTACGCTGCACATTTACAATCTCGCTGAGGATTTCATCGGGCATGGAGTTGATAATTCCTTGCAGTCCAGATACATCAGGAATATCGCCGATAGTGGCAATCTCATGGGCAGGGTCATCGGCCACATAACCAGAGGATGCCTTATCCTCGGCGTTGTGGTAGAAGATACCCTTCTGATAAACATTGATACGGGAACCAATCCAGTTGCCGTCCACGTTCTTATCGGCATAAATCTGGGCGACCATGCCGTTTGCGCCACCATTGTTCACGCCGACGAAAGATTCCGTACCATCCTGATGGGTGTATTTCGCACCGCCGCCAGTAGACTCATTGAAAATTAGAGCCGTACCTCCATCGTCATTTACAATTTCCCGAACAACAAAATCGCTGGTATCAATCAGCCCACTGGTCGGAATGTAAATGTGAGACGCTTCTGCATCATTCAGAATCAGCTCAATATAGGTATCACCAACCTTAGCGCCTACATATGGCTGGTCATCCTCGGTGACTGTCTTAACACTTCCGCTTTGAACCACAAGGTCTTTGGGAATGTTGATTTCTGCACCAACATAAGAGCTGGAACCGTCTACCGTTTTCTTCAGGCGGTATGTAGCGGAATACCCTTCAGCAGCATCATCCAGTTTCTCAATGGCGTACTCAGTGTTGTCCTTGGCAACATAGAGACCGTCATCCTCAATCTCGATAGTATTGCCCTCAACCTTCGAGACCTGAACCCCGATGGTTTTGGTTCCTTCTTCGCCATCTGCAATAACAATTGTTGCATCGACCGGAGTAAGTCCAGCAACAGTTCCGGCAGACAGATTGTCCAGCTTGACTTTGTCTTCGGCAGACATCAGCCCTGCAGCAGTCTGAGATGCGGCCTTGCCAGTGGCAAAAAGAAGGTTACCTTTGTAGAGCTCCTGTACGTCTTCCAGCCAATACAGGGTGTTGGTATCTTTCTGTTCAAGTGCATCAAACAGAGCTTTTGTACCAACTTTGAAGATAACATTAGCCAACTTTATTTCCCTCCTCTGCAAAAAAATATCATTATATAAACACTCTCTAAGAGTTTATACCGGTTACATTGGCTCCCAGATATAATCCGAGACAACTTCGTCACCCTCAATTTCTGACCATTCATCATTCGGATTAAGGTCAACCGGCTCTGGGATTTCTCCGGGTTCGTCCTCAATTGTGAAGGTAAGAACCTTCCGTTCGGAAATGTGCGGCACATATACCGCTCCATCCTTACCCATGACGCTGCCAAGATTCTTAACCGTTCCATCATTAAACGTAAGGATAAGCTCATTGTCCGAAGAGATACCGGCATTCGTAACCACAGCACCGGTATTTGTATTGACAACAATCTTGTCTCCAACAGGAACACCATTAGCAGAAAGCTGAATTGTACTATCTTCAGGATTGAAGATAATATTATCAGCCTTGTTCTCAATCGCATTTTCAATGGTGTTGTTCATGTCTTCAATGGCTGTGTTCATGGTGTGAGTTAATTGATAAAGCGCAGTCATCTGGTGGTCGCACAAATAGTCATCCATATTTTTGGATTCTTGGACTTGCAGCATGCACTCTCCCGTCTTTGCAATAACAGGATTAGACGGGGTACCGCTGTAAATCTGTATCCAAGTGCAGACCTCACCCGGATATTTACTCAGCTTACAATTGATAGGGAACGTATATTGAAAATAAGATTCGTTGTACGGCGTTTCCGAGCGGTCTAACACAACGACATCTGCAACTCCATCTGCACGCACATAACTCAGGAATACGCTGGCTGTGAGCATGTCAATTTCACCTACCACAGTAGGAATAAGGTAGGTAATTTTCTGGCTCAGGTTGTCGCCACGATAAATCGGCTCATTCACGGTGATGACCAAACTCATATCGTCATCGAGTTTAATGTAAAGCACCAGCTTCACCCCCAATCTCTAAATAATCACATAGTCGATTTCTTCAAGTAACATATCATCGTAGGCAGAAAGATTGTCAGCATCCATTTCGCTCAGAAGTCGATGTCGTTTCATAATCGGGTCTACAACAATCCCAATGGCAATACTGTGGAGCTCTGGATGCATAAACTGTCGGATTGCTTCAACAACCTCTGCCACGAAGATGACCGCAGTTTCAAACTCTTCATACTTTGTCGAGCAATCCCCATCCCCAATGTCAGCAGAAAACTCGATTGCGGAAGTGCCTTCACCAAGCGAGTAATGCAATTCTGTCGCTAACACATCTGCTGCCATCTGAATAACAGCCTGTGCTCCGTTATAAAATCGATAGCACAGATTTGTCAGTTCGCAGGCGATATCAATACCAGGAGAAACGGATATAGCACTTCTCTTGTTGGTTCCAAGGACAGAGGTTTCGATTTCAACAACCGGTGCAACAGTGAGAAGACTATTCTTGATATCTTTCTCTAACGCAGCATTTATAACGAGGCTGGATTCAGCGTTGCCACCAGACTTTCCCGTATATGCCATTACCGGTTGCGCAGTAAGTTGCATAGCGGATTCTGCTTTGGCAAATAGATTTGACAATGTTTCAACACATTCCGCAGACATAATAATACCTGCTGTATCGGAATAGAGAGAGTAATGTGTTTGGAACGTAGCCGTGACATCAAGTTCTGTCGCATAACTCAAACGTTCGTAACAGGTTTTCAGCATTTCATCAATGTGATGAACCAATTCAGAACCTGTCTGCATTGCAACAAACTTTTGTAACGTATAGCTCTCAATGCAACTTTCCAAAATCAACTTGTGAATTGCAGTCAGACCATCTCGGTACGGGATGGAGTAAACAAGGATGTCGCATTCTGTCAGCCGATTGTTTAGATAAATATCAAACTCTTTTGCCATATGCGACTCATCTCCTTATTTCAAAATTAGGCGGTCGGGTTCTGGGCAGAGAGTTTCAGGTATCCTTCCTTGATGGTCATAATAGTGGCAGTCTCAACACTGCGAGGAGTTGAAAGCTCGCCGTACATCAGAAGGTTACCGGAGTCAACAGTGGGGGAGTCGTAAATAACAAAGTGCGTAATTGTTCCCCAGCTCGCAGTACTTTCATTAAAGTTGATAGCTTGTGAATTAGTCACAACACCATCAAGCGGCTCACTTAAAGTCGTTAACTGCACACGAGCATATCCAGCGTCGGTCGAAGGTTCGTCAACACCAGAGCCGTTAGTATTAGGGGTAGTTGTACTCAGACCGATATAATAAGTAGTCGGAATCGCTGGGTCGGTTTTGGTGCCAAACACATTGCCGGCGACACAGTTCAGAAAATAGTTTGTATTCATAGAGTCCATTCCTCCTTCAAGATAAATAGGCATGACAAAAGCCGGCGGTCAGCCGGCTTTGTCGTTACCGTATAAAGTTTTTATTGATGTTGTTTGTGATGTATAAGATACCCTGCTTTGGTATTTCCACATCGCCATCAATATCACGAATGATGATTTGATAAATATACTTGCCGGATAAGTCAACCGTTTCGGTGGGGGAGAGGGTTACGGTCAGTACATTATCGTAAGTCCCTTCATTGTTGAAGATTGACTCCATCTGCTTCGTTAGAATGGGTGTTCCTGTTTTGTTTGTAAAACTAACGATAGAAAAATTGCAATCACACCCAGTGAGACTGAACGGCTTTTTATCTCGATAAAAATAGACATTGAAAGCAAGGTCTTGCGTCTCACCGCCAACGAAGTCGATGGTCGGCAAGGTGTATGGATTATAAGTACAGCTCATACACACTCACCACCTTACCATTATTTATTTTTATCTGTCGCATCCTCGTTTGGCGTGATGACAGCAGAATTTAACAGAGAGGCGACTTCCTCAAGCATGGCAATACTACCGCTCAGATTGGCAAGGTTTGCCTTACCACTAACAGAAACGCTATTTAATGCGTTGAGAGTTACAGTCAGTCTCTGCATAATATCTTCTTTCATAATCCTTTACTCCTTTTCCTTTTTTAACTCAGCAACAATTCCATATAGTTTCTGAATCATGTGGACACACAAGGGAATCAATTCGCCGTAACGAATACCATAGTACATTTCAGAAGAACCATCTGGCATGCCTTTCTCGCAAAGTTCCAATAATGCGAGCTCTTCTTCTGAAAGGCCACAAGAGTCCCTCAGCGCCACAACATCCTGTGCGATAAAACCAATATGGCGCATGTTATCATTGTGGCTTTTAAGGCAGAAGGTGGATGGCTTCAATCCAAAGAAAAATTGTTCGTATTTATCAATATCTGTTCTAATATCGCTTTTCAAACGAATATCAGAGTCAACCGTGATTTCATCCGATGCATGGAGGCCACCGTTGATAGCATAAAGATATCCACTTCCACCGCTGAGCATAGCACCCTTATTACTGACAAAGACATAGTAATCTGCATATGGCCCGGATGAACCATACATTTTTGCACCATATGTTGTGCTCACTCCGTCAGAGCCACGAGCACAACAGAATCCTCCATCGTCGGTACCCAGTGTAACAAGTTCTGCGTCAATGGTTCCAGTCTTTATATAGTTAGCGTTTATATAAAGACGATTTGAAGTAGAGTCACTGAATATACCGAACCTCGTGCCGCCGCTGGTAAGCACATTAAAGACGTTTAGGTCTGTCAGCCTGTTATCCCAAGCAAGGTCATAGGCATCATCAGCATAGTAATAGGCATCATCCGCTCTGTCGTATGCACTATCTGCCAAATTGTATGCGGAGTTTGCTCTGGAATAAGCAGTGCTTTGTGAAGCGTTTGTTTCATTCACGAGCGCCCAGTTAATTGAAGAGCCGGCTGCCATAGTAATACTTCCTCTAATGGAAACATTGCCAGATGAATCAACAACAAAATTACCATTGCCTACATTGATTCCGTTCAGATTCAAATAATCTGCCGTAAACTCATAGGAGTTGTTCATCATGGAGTTTCCAGAGCTATCTCTAAATGAGGCACCAGACACCGTTCCACTGAATGTACCGTTCCTTGCATACAGATTGCCGTTCTTCATCACATAAAACGGTGCACTTGCGGGGTTGGAACTGCCAGCCCAAATGGCATAAGCACTGTTTGTCCCAGAACCAGAACCATGAAGGGCAACATAGGAGGAACCGCTGCCGCCATGTAAATATGTATCCTCAATGGTGAACCCGCCAATTTTACCGGATGTAGCTGTAACTCTTCCTCTGAAGTAGGCGTTGCCATCTCTCAGGTCAATGAAAAAGTTCGCATTTTCAGGAATCCCATCATCGTCCAGTATTAGGTCACCGTCATCATCCACGAAAGACGGGATGACGGTTGTTCCACTTGTAGTGAATAAGGAACCGGTACCAGCGAGAATGCCATATGCCGGGTCTATGATGAGTTTGCCACCGTTATCCTTCTGAAGAACAAATGTGGAATTGTTTAACCAAGCACCGCTGGAGTCTACCTTAAACTGCATTACACCAGTATCTGTTTCGTTTTCGATAACTAAGTTATTGCCGACAATGAGCTTGCCACCAATGACTTCTGCATTGACACCGAAGTAGGTTCCAACATCTTCAGAAGAAAAAAGGCCAATGGCAAGTTTTGCATGAGCCCAATTATCATCCGTCATAGCTATCATGCTGTCCACGATGCGCAACTGGTAGTTGGAGTCGCCGCCAACATGGATTCCGGCACCATTGATAACAACACTTTGGTTGCTCGCAGCAAGTATAGTATTTTTCGCTGCGTCTAATGAACTGTTCATAAACTCAGATACAGCCGATGCGTGATTTACGGTTTGATTATAGATATACTTGCTTGCATCAAAGCTACGCCCAGAGGAGTAGCCTTGCTCTATCATATCCTTTAATGTGTTGCAGTTGTCGTGCCGCTTAAAGCGATTTGAAAACACAATGGAGAAATCCTCTCGGTCTTCAAAGTCTAACTCAAACTCGATGATATACGGAGTAATTACCGTTCTATCTCCAATATTAAGATATACCCCTTTGCCAAGTTCCAATCTGTTTCGGAAAGGTGCAAACTCATTGGCAAAAATGAAGTTGCCAGAATTAACACTGAACTCGTAAGTCGGCGTAGCAAGGTCACTCAACACCTCAACAGCATAGTCATACAGCTCCATCTGCACGGAGTATTTTTGGTAGTCGCTGACGTTTGCCGTGAGAAATAGAGAACCTGACTGGCTGGTGAACTGCAGCTTCGTCCCCTCATAAGTCGTAACTCCATCAACGACAACCGCATGGATATCACTTGATAGTCCAGACATAATGCCAGAAACAGTTATCATGCCACTGGTTGCTGTTGCGCTGCCGGAAGTGATAGAACCTCCATATATACTCAGCACATATTCTCCACTGTTATTTTCTTCAAGCGTTCCTCTGATGATATCCCCATTGACTGCATGACTGCCAGTTAGAGCAAACGTACCACCTGTAATGGTGTACATTCGTTTTTGGAACTTTTCGCTCAAATCAATTCGAACAATAGCCGCCCCTTGAATTAGAAAGCTTTCGTTTGAAAGGATATAAGAGGTTCCTGATAGCGTTGTATCTACACTGGTAGCAACAAAGGTGTCTTCGGTAATATCTTGCTCAATTAGATACCGATTCAACTCTGTGTACTCTTCATCGGTGAAGTATTTCGTAATGGACAGCGTATCTACGATTTCCTGAATCTGAGCAGCATAAGAGCCTGGGTTTGATGTATCGAGGTTAGACTCGATGGACTCTATCAAACTTTCTTTTGCAGCAATTTCAGCCTTCTTTGCGGATATATTTGCGTTGATTTCATTGAGCAAAGCTTGCTGTGTCTGTTTACCAGCAGAAGTAGTTTCCATTGCAAGGGCTTGAATTGTAACGCTTTGCTGAGATATAAGCGTTTCAAGTTCCCCTTGCAAGTCAACAAGAGCAACCCGTTCTGCAAGCAACTGTGCGGTTGTTGATGCACGCAACGCTACAAGCCCACGATACTGCTCTTGATAATTCAGTACGGTTCTTTGCCATACTTCCCATTTTTCCGCAAGCTCCGCTGGAATATCGCCGTTGGAAATAAAATAACTCAGGTCATATACCCAGTTTGTCCCAATAGGATTTACATATCTGATATCCAGCTCGTCTGCGCCATATGGTCGCAATGCTGTCACAAGTTCATCACTAAGTTCTTCTATTTCAACAGACTCAATCAGATTGTCGAAATCCAGATATATCGGCAGCGTGTCCAATTGTTCATCCACATCATATGCGTTGATTGTTCGCGCATACGGGTCGAATACAAACACGCCGCGAAATTTCTCCGGAACCGTATTATAAACAAAGTCCAACAGATAATCATCGTATTGGTCGAATGTCCGATATCTCTGAGCAAGAGTGGGGGAGACATACCCTACACTCCAGCCACGAGCTACCTCAAGAATGCGGCCCATGATTGTATCTGCATTAGCAGGATTGGTTTGGTCATAAAACTTGAACGTACCTTCCTCTAAAAAGAAGGTCTTGGAATCAAGTTCTTGTTCAATGGAATAGCCTTCGATATGTTTAACATCATAGATACCATCAGACTCTGTCGATGGATTCATAATGACATACACGCCATAGTGCTGCGTATAGACAATTTTGTGTCCCGTCAGCCTGTCATAAATCCAATTAGGCTCACCATCTATTACGGCCGGCACATCAAAAGAAATTTCACTCGGCTCAGAGAACTTAATGTTGAGGTGCAGGTTGAACACTCCTGGGATAATCCCGATTGTGTCCTCTCCCATTGTCTTCAAAATGAGTAGTGGCGTTTCAGGATTTCCGTCAGCGTCAAACTCCAATTTGGAATAATCAAGATACACACCTGCACCCCCTTTATCCTGCGATATTGTATAGGAACCTTCCAGAAATAGTGAGCGTTCCGTCGCCGGTCACTTCAATATTGTTATCGCCGTGGACAAGTCTGAAAAAGTTCAAATTAAAATTATCGTATAAGTTATATCCATAGTTCGTCTCTTGGATGATACCGTTGTTGTTGTCTATAATGACGTTCACAGATGAGGGCAAATCTTTTAGTAAGAATTCTCTTTCCCCATCGTTGTGGTTTACAATGCGAAGTTCCGTTGTTCCGGAAGAAGGTACAAAGGTCAATACTGGCTTCAGCAACTCTCGCACGGAGCTTTCGTTACGGAACAATATGTTCGTTGTTCCAGCAATCCTGTATTGCTTGTCAAATTGATACCCATATGCATAAGGGCAGTCACACACAACTGTTGCCTCAAATGCAATCGGCAACCATCCAATGGATAGGGGAGTGAGCTCTGTAATAAGGCACTTAAATTGAACCCGCTCCATATCTGGCTGGTCAATCGAGAGCCACTGATATTGCTGGTGCCCTGTCAACCAGAAACTAATGTTTTCAAGTTCGTACCGGTCAAGATAATCTTCCGCACCGAACACAAGTTTGAACTGTAACGGAGAGTCATGATAATTCACACCAAAATGAATTGACTGAATCCGATTCAAAGTTCTTGTTTCGATGATATCTGCCGTATTGCCAAACGAAACATTTTCCTGCCCGTTCCCATCAATATCATAAATCATCAGACCGTACATCAATGACGACTCCCCAGCAAATGAGAATTCATAACTGTTAAACATATATTTGCGCTCACCTCCTTTTGAAACGGTAGGGGAGGGGCGTGTGCCCCTCCTCCTTGATTACCGTGATTTAATGTTTAAGTTCTTCAATACCTCATTGGTAAACTTGCGGTTAATCTCCTGATGCTTCTTGACTGTTTCATCGTTTGCACCATAGATATACACATCACCAAACTGAACACTGTTGCTGCTGTTGCTGATAGGCGCAAGGGCTCCAACCTCAGATATACTATCCTGCGCTCCTCCAAACACTCGGTCATACCCTGTTGAGTCAATCAGAGCACTAAATGCATCGGATAAGCTGGTAGCAAAATCAATCAGTCTGAACAGGCCTTTTTCTTTCTGTTCGTCCAGAACAGCCTCGCCCTTTTCAAGCACCGCAAGCACTTCGTTCTGTTTTAGGGTTGGATTGTCACCCGCAATGCCACCTTCATGATAAACGGAGTGTAACTGCTTACCGACATTTTCTGGATGAAGCTCATCCTTTGTCACCCACCAGATACCTGTAGGCGACTCGTATTCTGCGTGAACACCGTACTGGTCAAGTCTTGCGGCAAGCTGTACTGCCTGTTGGTGTAGCTGATTATTTCGCTCTGGAGTATTCTTTTCAGCATCCCACATCTTGCCGAGTTGCTTCATCTGATAGACAATAGCAGTAACCATCTCTTCATTAGTCGAACTGCTATCATAATTCATCCCCGGCAGTGTATCGTTATGGATATTTCCTCCCGCACTGTCAATATCAGCACCGATGTTATTTAATGCAGACACATAGCTACCATACTTCTGAGCAGCAGCAAGAGCGTTATTCCACGCTTCGGTAATGGTACTATTTAATTCTGTGCCGTACTGGGTGTTCCAGGCAATAAGCTCGTTATACAGGGTGTCCCAATGGCTTTCTATATAGGCTATAGCCATATCATAAAGCTTCTGGTAGGAAGAAATACTATCTTCAAGAATAGCAATCTCTTTATCCTTTTCAGCTTCATATGACTCAGCCATATCATCGAGGGCTTTCTTTTGGGCGTCCATTGCATAGTCAGACTGCTTGTCTGCGAGTTCATTCTGCAGCTCATACATTTCCTCTTCAAGTTGAGCCTTCTGTGCTTGTGCATCTCTACTATCGTCCAATGATAGTGCGTTGATGCGCTCCTGCAATTCAGCGATTTCCTTGACTTTATCTGCAACCCCGTCTTGATAATCGGACTCTTCTTTTGCTGCATCTAAAGCTTCTTTGCGTAAATCGATAATATCTCGATACGCACTCTTCATGTCCTCAAGTGCCTGAATCTTGTCGTTAATCCGCTGCTTGAGCATTTCCATGACATATTTTAAGATGTCATCTAAACCAGTCTTCATTTCTTCAAGGGCTTCAGAAGTCGAGTTGGAAACTTGCCCGATTCCGCTGATTGCGTTTTGCGCCAATGAGCGTAGTGCATTGATATTGTGAAGCGCAGCCTGGTATTGACTGTCGTCCAAATTGAGAAGTGCCAGATTGGCATATACAAGCCCCCACGTTGCATTTGTTGTTTCAGTGGTGGCAAAGAGCAAATTGTTTAACTCCTCAAGAGACCCAGCTTGTAAGGCAAGGCGCAACCTTTCTACATAATTCATAGCACTTTCGAGTGCAAGCTGTTCGGCTCGTGCAGCAATTACAGCGTTGATGCGCTCCTCATTGATAACAAGCTGACCATTCTCATCCGTTAATAACTGCATATACTGAGCACCCATATTGATGATGTCCTGTAACGTATCCACAGTAATATAACCACCATCAGCATACTCGTTTGCGGCATTGTGCAAAATATCGTATACATCCTGAATCTGGTCTACAGCATCGCTTGATGTTTCGACAACACGATTCATGACCTCAATAACACTGTTGCCGTATTCCCACCAAAGATTGCTCAGTTCACTGATTTCATCGCTTGTGTCAGAATATCCAAGGGAACGATAATATTCAGCTTCCTCATGAACTTTGGCTTGAAGATTTTTGTAGTATGCAACGATGTCGCTGGCGAACTGCTCCACTTCATCCATGTTGCGATTATTTATCGCATTTTCCAAACGGTTTTCGGTTAGCTCGATAGCATTCTCCCATTCGGAAACAACCGCCTCATAACTTCCAACGATAACTTCCTGAATACTGTCCTGATAATCCCACCACTGTTTTTGCAGGTCTTGGATATAATCTGAATTTTCATCCAGACCAAGGTCTCGATATTTTTCAGCCTGTGCATGAACGGCATCCTGCATCTTTCGGTAGATTTCTACAATCTCCTCAGCGCTTCCACCGTTCTTTTCCAGTAGGAAAATATCATGCTCGAAGTTACCAATGATTTCGTCAATTTCTTCTGACATCTTATCAAGAGTTTCTTCAAGCTGGTCTTCAAGGTTGGTTGGGTCGAGTTCGGCCTCAACCGTAAGAGTGGCCGAACTGTTATTGCTATTTGTCTGCGTTGTAGTGGTGCCGCTGTTTCCACCACCAGTTGATGGCTTATACGGTTTATATCCACCAGTAACCATCGCGGTGCCGCTAATGAGGGCAGACGCTCTACCAGACACATAGCCATATTCTAAAAGTGACTCGGTCTGCTTGTGGTTAAATACGATAGCACCAGCAGGAATGTTGACAAACTCAGCACCATTGTCGCCGACCGTATACCATCTACCGGTGCGTGGGTCTACAACAATTTCACGTCCAAGCTCTCCAACGAGGGTACTGCCGCCTCTGGCTGTACCCCAATCTCCGCTTGCTTTAGCTGTGCCACTTGCATGAGCCGTTCCATTTAACTTAACGTCACCAATAGCTACATGGTTCACATATCGTGTAAGCGTTTTGAGATGAGTTGGAAGGTCTGAAAGGTCTGCAATATATTCAACAGTGGCTTCATAAGGCCCAAATGACTTGGGTAGTAAATCTGTATCTGGGTCGTATATAACGCTACAAGTTTTTGACTCTGGGTTATATCCGTCAATCGCAGTTGCATCTACGCCAAGGGTTACAATGGCTTCGGCGGTTAATCCTGAAATAGACTGCTGAATTGTATCTATTGAAGTTGTATCAATATCAAGCCCACAGTTGATGTAGGTTGCCTCTTGGTTTTGAATCTTTTCGGCCAGAGAATTAACAGTTGCCTCAGCTTCAGAAGTGTCTGCTCCAACGGCAACCAAGGTTTCAAGATTGTTTTGCGCTTGTTGGAACTGTTGTAACAGCAGCAGTGCATCGCCAAGGTCTCCTTCAACCTGCGATGTATCAACGCGCATAACATCAGGCTGTGTGAGAAGATGTTTTTGCTCAACACAATATCGGATAACTGAATTTGCGTATTCGGCTTCAGATGAATCAACACTTACTTTTGACTTTATACCATTCATCTCTGCAATGGTTTCATCCAGCGCAGACAATTGCCCTTCCGTTGTTTCAATATCGGATACATCAATTTTTATGTCGAGCTCTTCATCGTCCGCATACAATCCATGCAGTGCTTCCTTTGCCTCCCCAGCCTCAACTGCAAGGTCGCCAAATGTTTTGACCGCTTCGTCGCTCCAGTCGAACTCAGCGCCTTTAAGTTGTAGTTCATCAAAGAATGCCTGAACCACGCCCATAGAAAGGCCGAGCCCCTCAGCAAAATCTTCCATTGCTGTCTGTCCGGCGATTGTCCATCCATTTTCATCGCTGTAGTTCATAAGGCCGGCTTCAACAGACTTGTTTAAGAACTCATCGATGTTCAGACCTTCCACGAGGCCATCTTCATCAAAGGTTAAATAGCTTTGGAAGTCTGCCATATAGGACTCAATTGCACTCAGGTCATCCCTGTCAACACTTTCAGGGATAATAAATTCAATAGCAGCATCAAACTTCTTGGAACCGAAGTTACCAAAAATCTCTGACTCGCTGTCGTAGGTATCTCTGATATTCTGGATAGCGCTGACAGCATCATCAGCCATGTCGCCATAGTCAGATGCACTCTGAGCGTTCAGCCAGTTCTGGTAAGCACCAACAGCCTCTTTGAGAGAAGTGGTCAACAGGTCATACTGTTTGCATGTATCTGCAAGGGCACTGTTTTCTTCCAACAGGGCATCAATAGAAGCTTTTACACTTTCCTCATTCTCGCCCTCTGCGAAAGTATTATCTTCTAATTTTTGTCGATACTCTTCAATCTGACGGGCATTCTCAACATACTGACTTTGCGCCAACGCCTTGTTGGTTTCATTGATTGCAATCTGCTCTTCAGCTTTAGCCTCAGAAATTTCGCGCACTTTATCAGCATTTAGCTGCATAGACCCATTGACATATTCAAGCGCGGAGCGGTATTCTTTCATGCCTTCGGCATTGAAATCGTCAATAGATATAGACTGGCCATTGACCTGAGATGCGACAACCTTTCGAGCGTTTTCAATGTTGGAAATAATTCCGCTTACTGTTTGGCTTAATGTCTCATAAGATGTAGCCGTTTTAAGCAGCTCTGTTTGGAGGTCTTCCAAGGTAAGGCTATTAGGCTCTGCCGAAATGTTATAATATATCTGCAAGACTTCTTCGACAGTCATGTCATTTACGGCATCGTCATATTGGTCTTGCAGTAAATTCTTGGCATGTTCAATCGCATTAGACACTTCATCATCGAAGCCATCAGAATCCTCGTCTATCTCAAATGCAGTTCTAATGAAGACTCGCAAATCCTCGTCCTCAATATTATTTACATTATCAATAAAATTTTTAACCTGTTCTTGGTATGCCTCGACAGAAAGTGATTCACCGCTCTCATCAACACCAAGTTTGAGCATTGAACCAACATTCAGTAGACTTTGAATCTCTGGTGTTATTTTCTCGATAAAATCGTTGATTTGTGCTTTTGCAGCATTGATGGCATCTTCGTCTATAACTTTACCGCCAAAGAACCCATCTTTTGTAATATCTTCGATATCAAACGAATCGACAAACCCAGAGATAACCTGGCGCGCACTATCGCTAAGCTCTGCGTATTTGTCGTTGCTTTCTGCAACAAGCATTAACTGGTCAGATACATCGGCATTTGCTTGAGCAAGTTCAGTCTGCACATCCGAATAAGCGACAGCCGCATTTTTGGTTTCTTCAATTGCAGAATCGAAAGCATCCTTTGAATCGAATTCAGCATCGTCCCAGCTTATACTGTCGATAATTTTGCTGTGTCCGCTCTGAATATCCTCAGCAACCCTATCGACATAATCATTCCAGAACCAACTCGATTGCCAGTATCCATACTCGTTAAAGTATTTCTGGAGCTCTCCATCGATATTTTCTACGCCGAGGGCTTCCATAATCTGACGCGCCAAAAATTCCCCGCTCTCCATATCGCTTGGAATATCCCTGTCATTGATATTGAACAGATTCCACATGGAGTTGTTTAGGTCGCTATCGGTTTTAAGTGCGTCTCCATTCAGCAGGTCGGAATATGTAGCAACGGAACCGGCTAATGCTTCAGAAAGCTTATCAGTGGTTGCCATGCTGCGCAGCTCAGTTTGGTACTCCTGCTCTTGAAGTTCTATAGCTCTTTCAAGAAGATTATTTTTATTGACCAAAGCATTGTTCTCGGCATCGTATCCTTCAATAAGGCTTGGAGATATACTGACAACCTGTTCTACAATTTCCTTATATCTCTCATAATCATCTGCCGACAGAGATACATTTCGACCGTAGTTATCAACACCTGCTGACAGCCTGTCAAATTCAGTAGACAAGCCCTCTAAAGTCTGAATATTGGATTGGGTTTGTGAGCGAACCTCTTGGAAAGCTGCTTTTAATTCATTAGAACTCTCCACCAGCTCTTCCGTCGATTTGTGAATGCTTTGAAAAATTGTTACGCCGATAGATAGAGCGGCTATAGCAATACCAATTACGCCAAGTGCAGTCTGAAATGCAGTAGCCCCTGCAGTTGCTTGCGCAAATGCATTTGCAATTGCCTGACCAACGCCTACTCCAGCCTGTCTAATAGCAGAAAATCCCTGGATAACAGACCGAATTGGTTTAATTAAATTGGTCAAAAATGTTGCGATTGACTTGGTATTCATGGCAATTACTATTCCAAGTGTGACACCCAACACAGTGTTCAAGCCACCAACCATGTCTATAACTTTAGCGAGAACATTTAGCACATTCAGCAAACCAGTGCCGAACTCAACTATCCCTTTAACAAAATCAGAATCAATCAGGTTAACAGAAAACTCTTGGAAAGTTGCCTTAAACTCTGCTATCTTACCATTGATACTATCCAGATATTTTTCATTCTCAGCAAGAGCCGAACCTGCAGCATTTGCAGAATCTTCAACAACTGATTCTGCAATATCGAAGTTCTCAATCATGGCGGCAACAACGTTAGAGTTACGCTTACCGCCAAGCATTTCCAGAATATTAGCCTGAGTTATATCTGTGAGCTCATCCCATACCTCTGAAATTTCTTTAATAATCTGGTATGTGCTCTTGAATGTGTTTTCGTCAATCTGGATGTCAACTTTATTTCCAGTCAGTGCAAGAATCTCTTCCCGCAGCTCGGAAACGCTATTAGCCATTCCGTCAGTACTTACTCCAGCTTCTTCGGCCTCGGTTTTTGCAGCGCGAAGATACATGGAAATAGTCTTCATTGTCGTACCGACAGCCTCTGGGTTCTGCACAATAGTATTAGCAGTGGTAATCAGAGCAATGCTTTCATCCAGCGTGTTATTACCAGCAGCGAGCGCAGACGCAGAGCGAAGCAATGCTTCGCCAATACCCTGTGAAGAAATAGCAAAATTATTGCCAACTTCGTTAAACTTGTCCACAACCAGCATTGAGTCTTCTGCCGCAATGCCAAATGCTTGCATGGTAGAAATAATACTTTCGGATGCTTCTGAGATATCTTCGATACCATCGCCAACATTTTTATATACGATAGCGGCGTCTGCTAATTGGGATGCCTCGTCGATGTTATAACCGAGACGGGCAAAGTCCGCTGTTGCAGTTACGGTGTCGGAAACTGTCGCGCCCAGCTCCTTCGCACGGGTTGTTGCAGTATTAAGAAACTGCGAATAGGTCGCCTCTGTCTCATCAGTAACCTTTCGTAATTCAGTCATTGCGGTATCAACATCGATAACAGCAGTGACCATCTGCTGTAACGCTTGGTAAGCACGCATGATGACTTGAGAAATAGTCAGCCAGGATGTGAATTTACCAGCCAGACCGCCGACACGGTCTGATAATGTTTTAGTGTTTTCTCCTGCGGCGCGAATATGCTCAGAGGAATCTTTTATAGATGCAGTCGCATTGCTATACCGACGTTGAAAATCATCAGCGGAAAGACCACCAGATTCAAGCTCAGATTTAAGTTGTTCGAGATTCCGAATCTGATTTTCAATATTTGAGAAATCGCCTGACGTTTTACCGGTTTGTGCAGCAGTCCAGTTGCGCTGGTTGTTGCGGGCCTGGATAAGAGCGTTGTTTACCTTTGTAAGAGCCGCATTGTACTCATTTGTATTGGCTGTGAGTACCTTGCTCTGATTTGCAGATGCTGCTTCGGCGCGTGATTTTTCTTCTGCGGCCTGACGGGCTTGCTGAAGTTTGGTAATATTATCTTGGATTGCCGACCCTTCTGCAAGTAACTCACTACGATAGCCATCAGAGATAGAAGTCTTAGACGCACGCACCTCTTCGATTTTTGTAGCCCATGCTTCATATTGCTGGGTAATCTCTGCGATAGAGGCGCGTTCCTCATCAGTTGCTGCTGTATTATTTAAAGTGTTAACCGCGCGCTGAACCGCAGTCTTCTTTGAAGTAAGGGACTCTAACTGTACTTTGAACTCAGCAGTCTTACGAGCGGCGCTCGTAGCAGCAGCACCAGCTTGCTCCATTTGCGACTTAATCTCACCGATACCATCCGCAGTAAGAGTAATGCTGGTACCTTTGTCCAGGTTCATTGTATTGATGACGGCGTTAAGCTGCTTCTTAAAATCAGCAATGGCACCTGCGCCAATCTTGATATTGGACACCTGGACAGAGAATTTCCCACTGGCGCTGATAGCATTTAATTTGCTTTGCAGTTGGCTGTTCCATGATTTCTGGCCACCGGCCTCAGTATCAAGGGCAACTTTCACTTTCAGCGGATTTTTATTGAGGGACGCCATAATCTGGCTAAGCTGGCTTTGAATTAAACTGCCGCTTTCACCGCTTAATGAACCTTCGCCGAGCACGCCAAAAAGCAAGGAAATATCTGCGTTCGCCATCTTTTCTCACCGTCCTTTACAAAGAAAAGGCTTGGCAAAAGCCAAGCCTCAATTGTTGATATTTAGTTATACTCATCTCCCGCAATAGCGGTCACATTGTAGTCAGAACCATAATTGCCGTTAAAATCTTGAACGGCCTGTTGGATGAAATGAAGACCGGTTCGTTGTGTGAGACCATGAATTCTCGCACCATGCCATTCGCCCCACACCTTCGCCATGCTGGGGTGTTCTCCGTAGCCATTATTTATTAAAGCTACCACATTATCGATGCCGGAGTAATCCTTTGGAGCAAGAGAATCACGATGTAAATCTCCTCCAAAATAGATGTAGATAATGGACGAGCCATCCGGCATCTCGATAATAGATGATGTGTCCAAAGAATCGAAGTGGCTCATAACCGATGCCGGCAGCGCATAACTCTGAGCTGTGCTCCGCAGAACCTGTATCATTTTGGCCGCTGCCATATGCATGTCTTTCTCAGTAATGATTTTATCGCCAGCCTCTGTTTTTCCTTTGCCCTCATCAGAATACCGTTGAATGCACTCACGCATGCGAAGTTTCCCATTTACACTTCTGCTATAGGCGCCAACCTTATTCATAATAGAAGCAATATTGATACTCGCCATTATTCATCACTCGATTCAAAGTTCTCGGCTGGACGTGTTTTGTCCAAATATGCTTCTACAATTTTCCCTTCATCCAGCTCTCCGCTGCTCAGAACATTAGCAAGCTTAGCAATATCATCCGAAGAGATTCCATTGAACATACCCTCAGTGCGAGCTTGCAGGTCGTTGAACGCAGAGATAAGGTCATTGACCTGACGCTTAATCATTAGAGCGTTGCTATTGCAGAGGAATTCGACTTTTCGATTGATGGACGCAACAATCTCATTAAGTTGTGCACCGTTAATACGGCTGCACACCAAATCGATAATGTCCGTCTTATAAATAATCTCATACCGATGTTCTAATTTATCCGGCAGAGAAAAGTTTGCATATTTAGAAAGGATGTTGCTCCTGATAGCAAAGTCCATAACTTCTGGAACGAACCCGCCATCTTCTTGAAAGCAACTCAGCACAACATCATTTACGAACTCCATCATTTCAGTGAATGAAAGAGTTTTCTTAATTTGAACTTCAATACCGTACCACTGTTCTGTGGTGGTATTTTCAAAATGCTCCTTAATAATCTTATCCATAACGCTGATGGAAATCCGTTTTTCACTCTTTGCCATCACACATTTCCTCCTTTTTATTCCTGCTGCGCTTTTCTGCTCGGCGCATTTTCTGTATAGTATCGTAGTCCAGCCAGCCGCCCCATTTCTTTGAATAGGAAAGCCATCTGTACTGAATATCTGGATAGCGGAACCAAAACAATTTCCGCTTTAATTTTGCGACATTGTCAGGCATACCCTTTGTGTCAATCACTTCGATATGCCCATCGGAATATTCGATATAAAAATCTGCTACGTAGGTAATCGGTAATATTGATTTACCACGATATATAAACGAGGGCTGTAGTTCATATTTCTTCTGCAGTTCGAATCTCTTAATTTCTCCGTTTTCAACACCAGGGAGAACTACATCGGAGTAGTACCGCATTTCGAGCCGGCTATCAAAAACTATACCGTCACATGTCCTTGTATCGGTCTCCTTGTCTACATTGAATTTTGTTCGCCCCATCTCACTCCTCCCCAAAATAGAAAAGGGAAGACGGAAATAATCCGCCTTCCCACAATTTTATTCGTCTTCCACAGGGTCTTTGCCGGGTGCGTTTGAATCAACAGCCTGTTCATCTGTCTTGACCACAGCAACAGTCTCTACCGGAATATACTCAATGGCCTTCCTGCGCCGCTCACGTTTTGGAGCGGTGTGACCACGAGATTCCTCAACTTTCTGAAGATAAACTGCACCGCACTCTGGAGAACAGGCTACCTCCTGCCAGCGAAAGACACCTGCGCTTCGATTGGCACTGCGGCAAGCTTCGTATTCCTTGCCACATACTCGACACTTTTTAATCGCAGATGCCATATTACCGCCTCGCTTTCTTATGTAGCGTCTTCAGCGTTAGCGCCAAAAATGGTGTAAGTCCACAGGGCGCCGTCGGTGCCGCAAGCACCTGCCAGAGATTCGGCCTCAAATGCGTGAACAGTCTGGTTCTCACCCATTTCAAAGCTGAACTCACCATTGAAGTCGGCCTTCGGAATGTAGAACTGAATACGGTATACGTTTGCGCACTTGTCCTCAGCAAAAGCGTCAATATAAAGAGCGCACTTGCCAGAGTACTTATCGCTCATGTTCTCCAGAACGTCGGCCTGAATCTGACGCATATAGAACACGACGATTTCGGTACCGTCTGCAATTTCGCCATCATTAAAGGCAAGAGCCTTCGTATCGGGAGTATAAGTAAACTTGCCTTCAGCAACTGCGGCATCCTGGGTCAGCGGCTGGCCAAGAGTGCCGTCTTCGTTTTTGATGTACACAGACTCAATCTCATTGCCGGCAGTGCCAACAGCCTTATAGCTGGTAGTAGCAGCATTAGACGCAACGGTCAGATAGTCAGTCCACATAACAGTGGTAACCTTATTCTCAAACTCACCGCCAACCTGCAGCTCCAGAAGGCCGCCAGAGACCAGGCCGTTCGTACCGCTAACCGTAACGGCCTTATTCCGCTTCAAGGAGTTCAGCTTACGACCCTGCTTACCGGTGATGTCAACTCGCTCCTGAGTCTGAGCGATTGTCGCATTCTGGAGCTCGTCCAGAGTGAACTTATAAGCACCAGTCACGATATCAAATGCATTGATGGTTTCAAGACTGGTGATGGTGATGTCATTGATATTCATAGACAATCCTCCTCCTATTTGTGTGTTAGCCAATTCAAATCGTCTTGGCTCAAATCTTTTGCGCTTACGGTTCCGGCATAAACGCCGTGCATCCGATTGTCGTAGTCAATCTTTTTAATTACTTGTCGAACACTCTCGTTAAACTGATAGATAGAAAGTTCTCGTGTCCCCTCAAACCCATAGTGAAACTGCTCCGTGTTGACAAGAGCGACTATCAACCCTTCAAGTTGCGAATCGGTGACCCGCTTACTTTGCCTACGCATTTTTTCACGCGCTCTGCGTATCATATATTCCTTCGCATCACCGTTTGCAGGCTTGCGATTATTCCGTTCAAGGTGGTGTATTTTTCGCAAAATGTTGGCAATTTGACCATGAATCGCACGGTCAATTTTAGCACCGGTACTTTTATCGATGAGCATCACTGTATTGTTTTGCGCATTGATTGCCGGTTGAAATTGTGACAATGATAAATCTCCAAATATCAAGGAGGTATCCCTCTCTTTTATGGAGCCAAACAACAGCAAGAATAATTCCCACTCATTGATTGTGGTAAAGTCAACACCTATGTCATCCAATTGAACCATCATATCAATCGGCATTGCAGTTATCATTGATACCAAGCCATAATACTCATCCTCACATTCCAAAATCTCGCCAACACTTGGAATCCGAACCGAGATGAACTCGTTAATCGGATGTTCCTTCTTATACAAAAGATTCAGAGTTCCCATTTAACCCTGCTTTCGATTCGATGGCACAGGCTTACCACTCGGAGTGAACCTATTAAAATCGGTAGCCTGGAAAGTCAGAACCTTTCCTTGATAGTCTGTAATGGGTGCAAATCGCTTTGCAGAATATAGGTCGAGTTCTCCGAGTCCGTAATACCTACTGCCGTTAATCGCCTTAGCAATTTCAGATGCAAGCTTATCTGTCCGGACACCACCTTCCGGAAGCCTGAGCTTACTCTTGTGCGTAAACACCCAGACATATAGCACGGGAAGTAAAAATGTCTTGTTTACTGACCTCTGCACATCCACGTCACAACATATAAAAGTCTGACCGCGTTCCACGGTGTCGGGGATATATTCATATGGGAACACCTGATTGTAAACAAGGGTTTCTGGGTTGTTGATTCGAACACAATCATCGCTTAAAAGGCGGACGATTGTTTCGTTGGTAAGTAAATCCTGCACTAACTGATTTTTATAATCAAAAAACTCTTCAAGCTGCATTAAATCCACACCTTCTTCCCACCCGGTTCATCATCCTCCATAGGAGGTTCTGGGGTGCAATCACTTTCCTTGCGCGGGAAATGGTCATAGTAATTGGCAATATGGAGCTCGAAATTATCCGTATCCTCTGTATTGCATTCCTGCAAAACAAAGCTGAGGATACCACGGTTATCATAGCTCCCGCCCAGCTTGAATGGTTTTGTAAGACGATATGCGAGAACGTTTGGCGAGGCATAATCATCAATCAGGAAGCGGTCGTCTCGATTGAGACGGATAGTATATCTGTCTTTTGCAATTATCAGCGCAATCCGGGAATCGCCTCGTGTGATAATAAAATCGTTGTCCGAGTATTCTCCGGTCAGATATTTTGTACCATCCTCTACAATACACCATCTTTCAACAATAGAACCATCATCCGCAATCCAGCGAAGGAGGTAGTTACACTGCCGCATCTTGGCTTTGGTATAAACTTCATTGTTTGCATCCCGTTCAATGATGAGCCAACGATTGTCCATCCACTCAACAAGACCGCCATGTGGGAGGTCTTCACCCGGCATAGAACAAAGCGTCTTGGTGTCCAGGTTGTCAGAGTCAATAATCGCGAGCTCTCGCTGTTCACCGTCAATCACAGCATTGTGGTATGACAAGCTCCCAGGAATCTTCTCCATCAGAAATCTGAATTCCTTTTGGAGTGCCGCGCCGCGTTTGTTCCCGCCATGCGCATTTATGCGCGAACGGTATGAATCCCAAACGCTCACGATAAATCCTCCTTGTTCAAAACAGCGTATTTCGCTTTCAGTTTATTGCAGATGGAAATGGCCTTAAATACTTCTCGTTTTACAACCGGAGTTGGGCAAGAAGGAGTATCAATCAGATATTGCAGGATAGAGATAAGCGATAAAAACATGGGGTCTTCATGAATCGCTTCTACCAACTCCTTACACCCAAGAAGTTCCGCTTGCAAACTTCGCATATATGTATCCAACGAACTCTCTCCGCTTTCCCAGATAGGGAGTATTTTGAAAAATAAATTGACGAGGGTGCGAAGATAATTGTTGAGTACCGTGGCGTCCATTGGCACGCCGACCGTGGTCTGAATCATCATAGGTGTAAATCCGTCAAATCCCCGTGATTATATGAGTACTCCCTAACCATGCTCACAAAATCTTTTTGAGCTTTTGCATATGCGGCACTAATCCGATTCAAAAGCTCTGCTGGGGAATAGGTGGTAAAATCTCTTGTGTTAAGCACAAGTTCGAGATTCTCCTGTTTATAGGTATATGGTTTCATCCACTGCACCAACATGCCTTCGGATACAATCTCAACGATTTCGTCAATATCCTCTGCTGGAATATCAACGTTGAACTCCCGAATAACGTCATCTGCGGTACTCGACAAATCGTATTGACATACGCTCTTAAACGCTGAAATGGCACGCTTCATATATCCGTCTATTAAGCCATTCCTTTCAAAGTCGCGCATGTTTACAAACTCAAACTCTGTGACCTTGGATAAAAATGCCTCAGTGAATTTATCATAAGGAACGCTCATTCGTATCACGCTCCTTATCGTTCAATCAGCTCAATGCCAAGGCATTTTTCCAAAGTGGCAATCAGTCTGTTGGAATCAATACCGCCTTCTGAAATGAGTTGCTTAGCACGGTATGCTACAGACTGTTTCTGTCCGTCAGATAGATTTGCAATTGTCTTTTCGATTTCAGATGCCGGTTTCGTAAAGAGCTTATCGAAGTCTTGGATTGAGATAGCGAAGCGGTAGTATTTCCCCATGCCAAGATAATCCACAATCCACGGCTCATCGAACATGAACCAGTTGTTGATGAAATACTTCTTGTTAGAGTTCCTTGCGTTTCGCAATTCACTTAACTCCATATCTTGCTCGGCTCCAAATGAATCCCAAACAAATCGTTCGCCAGTCCGCTTACTCTTGTAGACCAAACGTCCTTGGAATCCATTTCGGACAGTTACATATTGGCTTGGGTCGATATCCTTTGGAACAAGAGGTTTCTTTTCGGCTTCCTGTTGAACCTGTTTCGATTCAATAGATTCCGTTGCAGTAGTACGTTTGCTTCTGCTCCTGTTTACAGTTTCGTTTTCCATAACATCTCCCTTTCATACATAGAGCGGGGCGTTATGCCCCGCTCCAAATTTTCTAATCGAAATTAGGCAATCTCGTAACGACCAATACCAGCGTTACCACCGGCCAGCACAATACCCATGCCATACTTTTCGCCGTACAGATATTCCTGAGTCAAATCGCCGTTGCTCATCGGGTCGCCCATCAGAACAATGGGGTTACCTTCATACACGCACTTAATGGGCTTGTCGTCGCCAGCGATAATAGTCAGAATGTCATCAGCCAGGGTGAACTCGGTAGAGCCAACCTTATGACGCTGAGGAGTAACCACAACAGGAGTACCATAGAACATACCATAGTAACCCAGGTTGTAGATATCACGCTCAGAGTCGGTTCCCTGAATAGAGGGTGCCAGATTGCGGACTGCCTTCTTGGTGCCAATAATGGTGGCAGGCTTACCATTAGCTGCAGCCTCAACATGTGCAATCAGGTCGAGCAGCTCGTCCTCATCGTAAGCGCCAGCAGCAGGGAAGTAGGTAACACCGCCGAAATCATTGGCAGTCGCACCACTCCACAGAGTGTAGATATCATTCAGCAGCTTCTGACGGAAAGACTCGGAGACCTTATTGATAAAGTCGTTGAAGTCCACACGTCCAGACAGAACGCGGTTCAGTTCTTCGTAAATCTTCACAACCTTCAGAGAGGTCGGAATAGACACTTCACTGATACCGCTCAGGCGCTGCCGACGAATACCCTGAGTACCGTCCGCTGCATCGGCAACGATAAACAGATTGCTGTCCTCCACCAAAAACAGATTCTTGTCACCCTCTGCAACATTGCGGAAGTCAACCAGAGCATTAAAGTATTCATCACCCTGCAGACCTTCAACAACAGTGCGGGAGAGAATTTCCTCAATCAGAGTGAACAGACCACTGCACTTGCCATCACGAATGTTCTTATAATTTAAGGTTGTGCTGCCGCCGTTCGCATCAACAAGAGCCTTGTGCAGAAGCTCCATAGACTGCCCGACAGAATACTGTTCCACATTGCCATGATAAGCATCGACAGCAACCTTCACAATGTCTTTCATATCAGCCATCGCTTTTCTCCTCCTCTTTTAGAATTAAATTAGCCACCAACGCCAGGAGCGGTTGCCGCCGTAGCTTCAGTCTTGCCAATCTTGATAGTGTAGTAGGTATACCGACCGGCCGTTTCAATGGCGACACAAGTACCAAGGCCCGTGCCCGCTGCATCAATCTTACCATCGGTACCGATGCCAACCTCTTGGCCAACGGCAGATGGGGCGGTTCCACCAACAAAGCCTTCCTTGGTCACAGAAAACATGTTGCGACTGCGGGGGATATATCCACGAACAATCTGACCGGCCTCATTGATGTACTCGTCCAGATTACGCTTGCGCTCGTCGTACATAACTTCAACGCCGGCAACAATAGAACAATCATTCAGGTCATCAGTAGAAGACGCAGCGACGGCCTTCATAACCTCGCGCTCGCCATCTTCATATCCTTCAAGCTTTACGATAACGCCGTTTTCGACAGCGGCCTGCTTGTCTTCACCATCGTAGAAACGCAGGGAGACAAGGTCTGCAGGCTGATTAGTACCGCTCATCAGGTCGGTACGGATAACTGTATAAGCCATAATCGACTCCTCCTTGTTAATTATTTAATTATGCTGATTGCGTAAAACAATCCCATATTCTGCGAACACACCGCCATAAGGCTCTGGTGTGGTGCTGGTCTTTTCGACAGCCAGCTTTGGCGTTTTTTGCTCATAAGAGAATTTGGCAGGGGCTCCCGTCCGACCGCGAATAGCGTAACACTTCTCCTCAAGTTCCTCGATAGAATATTCTGCATTGCTTTCCCGCAGCGCATCAAAAGCTTCAACGCCTACAAGGTCTTCAAACTGTGCGAAGACTTTTTCTCTCTCTTCCTTCGCTGCAGCACTCTCCGTATCCGTCTTAAACTGACGCAAAGCGTCAAGTTCAGTTTGCATGGATGAAATCGTATCGGAGGCAGCCTGGTACTTTTCGTCCCACTGCGTATCGTTTGCCGTATACTTTTCAACAACCTTTGCAAACATACCGCTGATAGGGTCAGACTGACTACCTTCATCGAACGGAACGATTGCAATCTTCATGCGCTTCTTGCTGGCAAAGTCAATCACAACGTGGTCGCCGTCCATAGAATACGTGAACCCGTAGATATTCCAGTCGGACACATCTGTTGCATAAACTTCAGACACGTCCTTATCGTAATCCCAAAGCCAATAGCGAGAATCCACTCCCCAGCACGTTTCGATTTTCTCAACATCTAAAGCACCATACAGTTCTTCACGGAATTGTCCTTCCAGAGCAAAGCTCTCACTGGGGTCATCAGGATTAGCGCTTGGTTCAACGGGTTGTTCCTTCATGGCCTCAAACTTTTCACGAAGCTCTTCAACAGAAAGGTCATCTATAGAAAAATCAAGGCTCTCGATATCAAGCCCGTATTCAGCGGCTAATGCTTTCTTCTGTTCCAATACCTCTTCTCCTCCTTCCGAATAATTTTGTGGGTGTATGACAACCTCATGCGAGGGTTGTACCGTTTGAAATGATTCCTTTAACTCCTGCATCATATCAGCAAGTTGTTTCTTGAAGTCATCGCACGAGAACATTTCGAGCGATGCCGATTCATAACATGGCTGAGCCGTTCCTAACAGGCAAAACGCTGTAAATTCAAACCGATGAATTACATAGACACCATCTACCATTTCTCCCTCTTTAATAGAGATTTCCATAGATTCATCTGTAATCCCATCTTCTTTGATTTTCTTATAAGCCTCCTGCCGCTTCCAAATCAACGCATCTACGCATAGATATTCATGCACCCCAGAATCGTCTTCGATTTCTTCCCACCAATATTGGGCGCTCTCAGGGATAACACCAACTGGGTGCGTAATATTAACGATTCTGAGCCCGCCGTCACCGTCTGATACTAACTCCATATCATGTGAACCGATGACATCTTCCTCTCGGTCATAGCGACAAACAATAGGGCAGTTGTAGATACTTGGCATGCAGCGTTCAAATGTTTCCTTGCTGATGAAGCTGTTGTTTCGATTCTTGCCAGTATAAGCGACACGGAGAATACCACGGTCAAATGAAGAATTCTTTTCCGTTAAATCGCTAATGCTGGATGAGAACACGATTCTCATGGTACGCTCGCCCATAGAACAGTTCACCACCTTTGGATATAATAAATCCCGCACATTGATTGTGCGGGTTAAAATGTTAGTGTGTCCGACAGGGCAAACTTCATATCATCAACTGTGAATTTTTGTTGCCCATTGTTGACGAATACATAAATGTCGGTACTCTCATCCGCTTTCAATATGGTGAACCCAAGAGATAGCAACCTATCTCTGTCGCTCTTGGTAAAAACGTAGATAAAATTATCCATTACCAATCGTCACCATCCTCTCTGCTTTGCTCTCCGGAATCGGTCAGGTCGCCAACATCTTTTGTTGGAGCGCCGCCTTCGTCTGTCGCGCCGTTTCCGTCTGAAGATGCAGCGCTCTGTGTTGAAGAACTCTGTAACGGAACGAACCGCTCTGTCAAATTCAACACATCGTTCTCCAAGAAGCTCATACAGTCAACTTCGCTCTGGGACATTCCCTGGGACGCAGCATACATAGAGATAAAGGGGAGCCCATATTGACAAGCCTTCAAATACATATCGCCCATCTCTTTTCTATTGAACGGACTACAGTCAAGGAATGTCACTTTGAAATTCTTACCATAGCTTTGAGCCTGAATAAACCGATTGACTACATCCTCGATACTTTTAACAATACCAAACGTGATGGCTTGGTCTGCCTTTATGGAAAGCAACAGAGCGTTTGCCGAAGCCTTATCATTGTTGAATAGAAGGGAAGAAACGCCGGCAGCAGTAAACAAATTCTGCTCTGCCTCTGAGATTGTATTTGTATCACCGGTATTCGCTTTCTCGAAACTGATTTTGTTAATTGGCATAGGGGAGAGGACAGAGCCAATTTCCTCTGGCAACACCGAATCAAGATTTCTCCAGAACTCCTTGGCCTTATCCAAATCCATCTGCCAGTTTCCTTCATCGTCAATACCAAGTGTCATTACAAGCATTGCATAATTCTCAAGAGTTGTCTTGGTAAGCTTTAGTTGTTTATAATCCTCTAAATCATAGACCTCTCTTAAGATACCTGCAAATGGTGGTAGGGAATAATCCAAAATATCATTGTTGCACTTTACCGCGAAGGAAGTAGGGGAGTCAAGCTCCTGCCATCTTTGTCTTCGGTTGCTTTGATATGTCCTGTACTTGCTTTGAAACTCGGCAGGGTAATACTCCAAATATTGAGAGTGTGCGTCAAAGTATGAAAAGTCAAACGTAACATTCAATACATTACCTTCTATCGTAGAGATAGCGCAATAATCCGATGGGAGTTGCTGAATCGTAATGTTGTCATTCGTTACCCACATCGTCCCGTAAAATGTATCTTCCCTGAGACACACAGTTAGTATCTTTGGAAATTGAGAGCGAACATTCATAGCCGACATAGCGTTCAAAACTTTTCGGTAGTTTCGATTAACAGACCTTACGTTTGCGGTCTTTGGGTCTATACGGTATGGAGATACAACAAACGATAGGTCAGAAAGGCCAGTGAAATACTGGATGAGCCGTCTGAAGTGTGAGCTTGCGCCGTAGATATAAGTTACAGCACGACGAAGCTGTCGCTCGTATGTATAAGGGTTGCTAAGATACTCCGTAATATTATCCTTGGTGTACAAAGAAAATGTTGGAGTGTTTGTGTTGTTATTAAGGTCTCTGGTAATCAGACGGTTCAGAACAGCAAATCTTTCTGAGATTCCGATAGCACCATCAAAATCGCCTGGAACACTTCGCTTTGATTTGCCCATGCAGGTATCACCACCTTCCTATTTAATCTTCGGCGCTTTGAACATGAAAAAGTTGTTGGAGTCAAAATCAGCAACCTTGTTCCTGTTCATCTTATTTTCAATCTGGAGCGCAACATAATAGTTATAACTCAGGCTGGAATATCTATCCTTTCTCATGCCGGCTCTCTCATAAATCCTGACACGTCCGCCGGACTCTTCATGCTGCAGCTTTACAAGCTCATCAATTAGCAGAGTCGTATGAACATATGGCATTTGCAGCCGCGTCTTTTCTAATGGGGTTAATGAATTATATCCTCTTATATCGCTAAGCAGAGTATCCGCGTCATACTCTGTTACAAGCAGCCGTATCTTGCTGCTGCGGAATCCTTCTCTAAGGAGCACTGCACAATCAGAGTTCAAAGATGGTGAACCCTTGATTGCCCATATGACCTTATCAGCACCTTTGGTGGTACATCTCTCAGCCATCTCTTGATTATTACAGCATGACAGAGCGGGATATATTTCTCCGCTATCAGGGTCAACCATATCTCTTACCAGCGCGTCATACACACCCAGTCCGAGGCCGGTACAGTCAAGTACGATATAGTCACAGGCGAACTCATCATACAGCTTTCGAATAACCAGTGCTTGGTCTTCGGTGTGCATCCCCTCGAAACAATCGCCATACACAATGTTGCTTGTGTATCGTCCAGCCTTGGTTGGTAACATCTGATTGATGAAGATAGCAGATGCGTCGTTGTTATGTTTCTTGCTGGACATCAGAGCAATATCCGCAGAAAGAATTCTTTTCTCTCCGTTTATCTTTGGTGGTATCTTTACCTTCTGGCTGTTACCAAGCTTTGCTGCCATGTGGTCTGGTAGCATAGGATACTGAATTCGTCTGTTCTTCGAGATAGAATCAAAGTCAAAGAACGCGCCAGCTTCACCACCAATCCACATAGCCTCCATCTCCATCTTGAACTTCAGTTCGTTAAAGTCGGGTTCTAACATGTCGCTTTCAATATCCTCTCGGAACATTCGACCCTCTTGAATAGCAAGCTCATATGGGAGACCGCAAACAAAAGCCCCTCGACCACCATTTAACATAGCTCTGAAGTTAGACAGCATTTGCGCGTATGACCAATGGTCTTTGAAATAAGCAGAAGAAAGGTAAAACTGCATATTCGGCTCTTTGGCTCGTTCCAGCTTAACCTCTTCTTTCGTGAGCTCTGCATATGGCGGCTCACGGCGTTCGGTCAAAAACTTTTTCAAAACCGTGCTGATGGTATCCTGCTTCACCAAACGGAACTCATCAACAACTAAAAGGTTCGCACGATTACCACGCGCTGTATCGCTGGCAGTTACAACCTTAATGTAACTTCCATTCTTAAACATGACCTTGGCATCCTGTCCGGAAAACTTGGTCTCTTTGAAATCTATCTCGTTCTTCAAATTGGAAGAACGCGGTATCAATTCTGTCTGTATCTTTTCGAGGATTTGCAGAGCTTGTCCTCTTGTGCCAGATGTCAAAACGACTTTGCTTCCGGGATAAAGGATACAACGCACACACGAAAAGATAGCTGTGATAAATGTCTTACCCATGCCTCGTGATGCAATCCACAAAAAGATAACATTGGCATTCATTAGACATAGCACGGCATACTGATACCATTTGAGATAGGTAATGTTCAAATATTCTTTGACAAAAACATCAATGTTTTCTCGATAGTAACTGCCCCATATTGCCATCCCCTCAAGCACTTGGTCATAACGAGTCTTTCGCTCACCCATTGCCATCACTCTCGTTCTTACCGGAATCGCCAAAGATATCTGTCAGGAAGGTATCGTCATCCGCCTCGGCGTACTCTGGGTATTTGACTCGATATTCGTTAATTGCGTCTTCATACATCTGGCAATAACTATTTCTCAGTCCAACCATTTTACAGGCGTGGCCGAGAAACCATGTGGTCACGTTGCGGATTATACCGCTTTCATCTTTCATATTGTCGGGAGTAGGGGGCAGTGGTCTTGAATACTCCCATTTCTGGATTCCCACACCGAGCGGCATATTATCCAGCTCTGCATCTGCCTCACTCTTCTTTTGAGCCGGCTTCAAGTTCATACTACCAAGCAGACTGTTCAGTGCATTGACATTTTTGTCGATTGCTTTCCCGTGTGCAGCGTCTCTGCTAATAATAGTCTCAAGCAAACAAATTTGCCTGTAAAGAGACCGCTCCGTTGGGTCAACCACCGAGATGCCCTCTGTCCAACTTTTATATCTACGCTCAAGCTCTAAATAAAAATCAGGTGCATATCCAGCGCCCCAAAAATCAATTAGCTCTTGGTCAACCTCTACGCTATCATCAAAACCATCTTCTGTATCTTCTGGCCTTTCTGCAAAGGAGAACGAATCTGATTTGCGCTCGTTTTCTGCTGCCTGAGCTTCCTCATATAAAGTGTCATCGAACGTCTTGTCAATGTACTTCATGATATTTGTTTTGCCAATGTAATTACGTATGCGCGAATGCACACCGGCAGTGCGTTCAACCATTGCGTAAATATCTTCGCTCCAATATAAATCAAGCTTCATGCAGATTCTACGCATAGCTTCTTTATCGTCAGCCAACATGGAGCGATACTGTTCGTACAGTTCTTCTATGCAGTTGCTACATATTGGGAGGTACCCGCTTCCACGATACATCGGACTGTGGCTCACAGGGAAGTATCCCTTTTGTCTGCTGTATGCAGTTCCACACCTGCAGCAATAATATTTATGATTGCTGACTACAACAGGCTCTGAAGTTTTCTCAAGTTTCCGTCTCTTGGGGGCGTCTGCCATTTACACCAGCCCCCTTTTCTCATTATCCTCCCACAGCTTTACTACTCGCCGCATTTTGTTTCCAGGATAAAATCTTGGAATCCAATGTGACGGGACGACAACTTTTTCGCCGGTTTGAGGGTTTGGACAGCTACGCTCCTTCCTTTCAAGAATGTCAAAGCATCCGAACCCATATATGGACACAGCGTTTCCGCTTTCTAAGTTGTCTAAAATAATATCTGTAAAGTCATCAACAATACTTGTGGCGGCTTTCTTTGTATACCGATGTTTATCCACAAGCTGCTGGATTAAATCAGCCCTTTTAATATTCATCCTTTATCTCACCCTCTATTACAAATCCGATAAGGATTTCTGGACGTCAGCTTTGATATCACCATTTTCATCAAAGTATTGGGATATTTGTTCTTCGGCGTTCAGGTCTTTGTATACACGAACCATATCAGCAGACTCCCAACCTACAATATCCTGAATGATATTATCTGGCAGTCCAAGTTTAGAAAGGTGGGTCGTAAAGTAGTGCCGTAAGCTATGCCAATAGAAATCCTCTCCGGTCATTCTGCTGAACGTATTTGCCCAGCTATTCAATGTGGTTTCACTCATTTGCTCATCGTTATTGTCTGGAGCAGGGAATAGCCACACACTGTCTATGCCTTTAGCCTTGCGCTCCGAAATCCATGCATCCAAATATGGGCGAAACTTTTTCGCCAGTGTGTAGCAGTAAATGTATTTTCCAAGACCAAACCCCTTCGTCTGGATAGGCTCACTCGTCTTATATAAAGCACCACCGCAGATAAGGTTGTCATCCTTAAAGTCGTCAACCTTAAATCGGCAAAGTTCAGCCTTCCTACGTCCACTGCACATAGCAAGCGCCAAGGCACATGCCTTCTTATGCCGTCCGGCCGCAGTCAACGAATCAAGTAGGTTGTCAAGCGCCTCGTCCTCCCATACAGTCTTCTTGCGAACTTGGTGCATAGCAGGATTCTCAATTTTTCGTACTGTAGAATGAAACCCCTCAAACTCAGGGTCATCATCGCAAATGTTCTCAATAAAATTACTCATAGAAGAAATTGCGGATTTTAACCTTCTGACACGAGCGGGAGAGTTTCCGTTTTCGTTAATGAGCCAATGTTGATATGCAGCAAAATCTCTTTTAGTAACTTTGGGGAAGAACTTGTTTCCGTTGTGCTGTAGATTCCACACCCAAAAGATATCGAGGTCATTTGAATACCCAGCGATTGTTTTTGGACTTCTCTGCACGGATTGTAAATAAGATATAAAATCTTCTTTCAGACGCATATTGTCTGGATTGACCTGACTCAAAAGCGCGGGGCTTGTGATGTCGTTCTGCTTGGTCTTTCTCGGCAATACAGCCACCTCGCTTTCTATATGATAATGTTTGGTTGCGGGGAGGAGATTCGAACTCCTGACCAACGGCTTATGAGGCCGCTGAGCTACCGCTGCTCTACCCCGCAGTATGATGGTGGGAGAGGTGTGAGTCGAACACACTCAGCCGTCAGGCAACGGTTTTACAGACCGCCCCAGTTCTCCGACTCTGGCGCTCTCCCATAGTGGTGAGGTCGGAGGGAATTGAACCCATCGCTCCTGCCTTGAAAGGGCAGTGTCTTAACCACTTGACTACGACCCCAGATGGCTCCTCCTGTTGGACTCGAACCAACGGCCATACGATTAACAGTCGTATGCTCTACCAACTGAGCTAAAGAGGAATGTATAAAGGGCTACCCTAAATAGAGTAGCCCATTTTGATTATTGAAGTGGAATACCGTAGGAACATCTAACACCGTTTTCATCGCAGACACAAACCATTTGCTCCGCCCTTCCAACAATTCTTTTCTGTACACAGTAATCATCCATGCCAAGGAAACTACCTGCCATAATTGTCTTCACACCTTGCACCTCATCAATTTTGTTGTGATGAAGATGTCCAGAAAGAACGGCATAGATTGGTTTTCCTGCCATTGCTTGTAAAGCCTGAACCTTAGAAGCACTTCCATCAAAGTCACCATGCACACCACAGTAGGTCTGGCCACGTACATCAACCAAATAAATTGTGTGGTCAATCTTCTCGCCACCACCGATTGTGATGTTCTCAAAATTTTGAAGACGTGCACCGAGATACCATTCAACTAAATCGTCCAGACGCTCACTGATGAGCGCACGGTCTTTGTTCGGCTCGATTCTACTATGATTGCCGGCTACACTTACAAACGTAACGTTGCTGAAATGCCGACTCAATTCTGCAAGAAACTCGGCTATCAGTTCAGATACGCCCTTGATTTGCTCAATGACATTCTCCTTATTTGTCACAGCAATTGACTGGTGAATGTTTCCGCTGATTTCATCTCCATTTGCCCACACAACGCAGTTCTCACTCCGATGTGTTTCTCCGATGGAGATAATCCTGTCGAGATATCTGCACATCATTTCACGGCAAACATCAGAATTGTATGTATTCCAGAAGTTAGACACATTGGCTCCGTAGTGGATGTCATTCAGACTTACCAGCAAGTCATTGTCAGACGGGGCAATGTCAAACCTTTCATAGTGGAGCTGCGGAAGATTTCCAGACTTAACTGCCTCCACCAAAATCTCATTCAGTTCTTCCTGTCTGGAGCGTTCACGAATCAGGCGATTAAAGGCATTACGCTGGTCATAGAATTTCTGTCGTTCCATTTGCAACTCAATCTTCTTTACATCGAGAGCAGACAATGTGTCTGCATCACGAATGGACTCCTCTCCATCACGCTCGATTGCTTCAATGATGGCCTTCATGCCATACATTCGTTTTCTGACCTCGCTGGCACTAAAACAGTTGCCCTCACCAAACAAGCGTTCACTTAGTTCTTCGTAATCATCGTCAATGGTGCGGTCAACCAATTTACCAATCACGATGTCACGCATCTCTTTGTAGCTTGTTGTATTGGTAATGGCTTACACATCCTTTCTCCTTGGCGCCGAGTTCTTCCCGCGCAGTGCATTCAACATACGCATGGGAGCAGCGGCTTCGACCATATAGTAGTGATGGCGCTTAGAGTCCTGCTTCATCGTTCTTACGATATGGACGTTGGGGTATTTTTCACGAATCGCATTTTTTTCTGCAAGGTTAATAGCAATCAATTTTCACTCATCCTTTATTTCAAATTTTTGTTTTATAATAATGTACCAGTAATATACCTTCTCAAACACCCCAAAAACCGTTGTGGCACAACGGTTTAAGGGTGTTCATTTTTGTCAACATAATCAACTTTTTAGTGAGTTTCGATGCCGCATAACAGAGTCCACTTTCTGCTTTGTATGTAATTCTACTGCGCAACTTGGACAATATTTCTGCTTGCGCCCACGTGATGGCTCCTGAATCTTTGTCGTGATTCCACAGTTGACGCAATCGAAATAAGGCTCTCCATAGTATTTTAGATACTGATACCCAAGGTTACGAAAATCCTGAATATGTATTGCAGTTTCTCCCGGTGTCATAAACAGCACCTGTACATTGAGATTATCAATCTTCTTGGAGAAACGAATGAACCCGGCGTTGCGAAGTTCAGCAAACATCAGACTCTGACGCTTAATTGATGTTTTGATGTTTGCCATCTGCATGATTTCCTTGTCAGGGCTGTTGACCCAATGGTTGTTTTGCTCGGACACACAGTCCCAATATTTCGCAACGCACAGTAGGGTGAAGGCTAACCGGCGAATCTGTTTACCGCCAAGCGTCTCAATTTTCTCCAACTCCGGTTTGGAAATGTCGATACCATCCAATCGAATCAAAGGGTATTTCCCAGCATTTTTTGCAACCTTATCAAGAACATCAGACCAGTGTACAAGTGACACCTGTGGGTCACACTGCATCATGAAGGTATCCAGCAGCTTTCGGATTTCCCGTTTGCTATAGTGATTCTCAAGATAATATTTCGATACACGGTTCAACGTCTCGATTGGTTTCTTCCCAAGGTCGTGATTGTTGATAGCGCGTTCCGCCCAATCGTATTCATTGAGAACTATACTCATCTGATTCCTCCCATCTATATTGATTGACTGAAAACCGGTTGCCGCAATACTCAATGTCTCCATTCGCGTCCAGAGTAGGGTAGGAGATAACGCCGTCATTCCTTTTGAGTAGATTCTGGATTATCTCTTCTCCACACATTTCCCATGCAAATCGCTTTGTGGAGCTCCGCTGATAGCAGATGTCTAACACAATGTTGCACAGGGCAAATCGGTCTGGACATTCCTTGGTGCAATCCTGAATGAATTCGTTTCGCATCTCAAGCATTCGGGCAAACGTATCGTATTCGTCAACACGTTCATAATTGGCAAACACAGCGTAGTTCCGTAGTCTCTTGTTATAGTTCTCATATAACTTCATGATGGCATTGTACTGTGAGCGGCTATACTCGGCATCGCCCTTCATGATGGTATAATCAAACTCTGTGTCTGCGTTGTGACGCCCAAGATATCCATCGAACTCCTGTTCGAATCTTCTGCAGATTCGATTCATCACACAGTCATTGTTGCTGACCGGCATTCTGCTGTGGTAGTACCGGATAAAGTCTTTTTGGCGCTCTGTCTGTTCGGATGTTGGGATTGCAAGCAGTTCATCGACGGTCATCTGGAATTCACGCATCGCATTTTTATTTGTGTTTTTTATGTATGTGTTGTACTGCTTCATCAGAGCGGGGTAGATGAGCCGCATGAAGTACGGCTTTTTATCCGCAACAAGTTTCAGATAAAACCTGCGGGTATCCGTATCTTCAATCAGGTTTACACTGTGGCGGTCATGCCACTCCCTCGGCATTGGCTTAGCAATAATCCCCTTGGCTTTGTCAATGGCATTTTGTTGGAAAAGCTGGCCGCATTTGATTCGATAGTCGAGTTCTTCATACTCGCGGCTACCTTTGGCGTACTGTGCTTGAACATCAAACATAGAAGTAATCCAGTTCGTGGTCTTGCCGATATCGTCGCCAAAGCTGTCGATGTTCGCTTGAATAAAGTCTTCCTCACTTACAATCTTTTTGCTCGCCTTACGCTGAACACACATTAAGGCTGGGAGAACTTTTAAGTTCTCTACCAGCACCTTGTTATCCGTTAGCATAACGAGGTCACCGTCTTTATCCATGCCGTTGAGCGCATGTGCTGCGGTGTCCCATGAATTGAATAGCGTACAGGTTGTCATGTATCGATACCAGTACTCCGCTTCTTTGCTGCGGTGTGGATGCACAAGACGTATGTTATTGTGGCAAGTCATTGGCGCTCGGAAACAAGCCAGTTTATCTGCAGTCTGTTTACACCAGTAGCCATTGTATATCTCGCCTGTTTTCAGCAACCCAGTAACTTCAAGCCCAAAGATATGCTGGCAGAGTGAGAATGGGTCGCCACATACGATGGAATAATTGCCGTGGACTTTGAGAACACCGACCTTTGCCTCGTTGATACGGTTCTTAATCATCTGGTAGATGCAGTTCTGGACATATGGGTCATCAATCATCTTCGGCTCAATCATCAAAGCCTTTGCAAAATCGTTGTCCAGGCGTCCGATATTATCCTCGTTCATGCCGGCACCTTTCAGAAACAGAACTGTTTTGACTGGGTCTGCATAGAGCACATCCTTAATTTCATTCATGGTCGGACGGATAAGCTCCTCAATATCATCGTCACTCAAATCATAGCTCTGAATGAATTGATAGTTTAGCGTCCGCTCCCGTTCAAGTTCCTTTGGGCACGTCTTTGCAATCCCGAAAGTGTATCCGTTCGCCAAACAGTTTTGCACGTAGTCTTCACAACTTCCGTAGGAGTCCCATAGTTTTAGCATGGACGTGGTAAGGATAAGTTCCACATTTCGAATATCAACATCGTTTCCCCATGCGTCCTTCACCATGTAGGAACCAGCAACCTTCTCCGCAAAGTCCAGAAAGTCAAACGTGAATACCATACCCTTTTCCCATGAGAACCGGGTATTTACTCCGCTCACTAAATAATCAAGCTCAAGCTCATCGCTCCACCGTTTGGCGAGCGATGGTAACATCAGGCCGTACCCATCGGACTCGTTGAGCTGTACAGGAACCTGTATACGCTCTTCCATAACCGGTTCACCATCTGCCTCGTCATTCAGGTAAATAATGTCGGAAAGAAACTCAGTTTCGCAATCGCTGACAACAAGAATCCCGTGTGGCATGGATACCGGAATAGAGGCGCTGCAAGTCAACGCCTTATAAGCCTCCAGTTTTGCTGGCACCATTTCTTTGTCCATATTACGGCCATTATCAATTCGCTTCTTAATTTCTTCTGCATGGCGGTCACTGATAAACACAATAGTCTCGTTCTTAACGCCGCCGTTGGTACCAAGAAGTCGTTGATACTGAATCCCATTGATACTGAACCCACGGCATGCCCGGTGGTAATCTTTTTCTTTGTCTATGATGACGCAAAGATAATCTGGTTTGAACTGCACATCATCCAAGTCTGCATATAGCTGCTTGATTCTTCTCCTGTTCTGAACACTGTTCGGCTCTTTGCGAAGCCGGCGTATCTCCATCTTAATCTCACGGGCGCGGTTCTCGGCATCCGTGATGCCATTCAACTCGTCAAGCCACCGCAATACCTGACTGTCTGCCAGAGAAATCACTTCATCGTTTTTTCTCGCCTCCGCTACGGGTAACGTCAATCGCCACTTGGCTTTTCGTAACCGGCTGCTATGAAGCTTGAATATGTATTTCTGGCACACTAACTGCTTAGCCAGTATCATTCACCTCTCTCGTAGATTATTTAATTGGGTTGATAGGGCTAAAAAATAAAGACTACCATTCCGATGTGTATCGAAACCATGCGTCACGGAACTCTGCTCGTTGTTCTTCTATGTATCGGTCAATCGCCTCATCGTCATCATCAAACGGGGTATAGCGGTCACAATCTTCTTCGGAGCGGCACTTGTCTCCAAAGAGGCAGGTTATGCATCTCTCATTGTTCAACTGATTGTCCTCCTTCGCTGGTACTATTCATCCAGTCAATTAGCAGCTCTCTCATTCTGCTGCTTGGTATGTATAAGTTAATTGGCTTGTTGTCACGTATTGCACTTCGCCAAACCCACTGGAGCATCTCGGATAGCGCGAAGTGGTCGGAATTGATTTCAATATCCCGTTCAGAAAAGAATTTAAGTAAGTTCGGGTCAACGAACCGGTTTGCCATGTATGCGATATCTGTTCGGTTGCGGAACTCATTTGTCGCTCTCGCACTGACCTGCAAAAAGTTATTACGGAATCTTCCGGTGCGCCGGTCAGTCAGTTTGTCACGAGCGTCCTTAAAGGATGTCCAAAGCCGCGAGTCGTGGTTGCCGCCGGGGACGCCTTGGAAAAACTTCTTCAGATTATTGCGCAGCGCACGGATATCCGGGTGGTCATACCCTCTGCGGGTGAACCAGTTCTTGGACAGGGAAAACTTTCCGTCTCCAACCTTGTTCATGGCCGGAGTTTCAACAATGTGAATCAGATTACGGTAGTCCAAGGGTGGGGGTGAGTCTGGCGCATTAGAAAAGCGGTACCCGTCTTCGTCCAGCTCAACACCGATGATTCGGTAGTCAAATCCGAAGAAGTCCAAGTACGCCTTCTGATACTGCCCATCGAACAAGTAGGTCAGCATGAACACCTCGTCAAAAGAGCGGAGCATATCTGGGTTCATTACGTTGAGCAGCGCACTGTCTATCATGCGCAGGGAACCGGCATCGGCCAGTTCCTTGTAGTCACAGAACCTGCCGTCATACTCTTTGTCCTTCCAGCGGACAACGCCATTCTCACCCACATCAGCAAGCTGGCTAATGATAAGTGCGAAGTCCTTGTCGGTAACGTTCAGCCGTTCGATGACCTGGATACTCTCATCGATGATAAGAGAGTAGTGGTTCGCACGGACAAGTTCCAATGCCTCCTCGTCCATCAGGTAAAAGAGGGAGTGGGTGGCCGCTACGTTTTTGCCATGTCGGATATGCGTCTTCAGCTCAGCGGACTTACTCATGTAGTCGCTGTCTGATTGGTCAAAGTCGCATTGCTCACAGATGCGGTCTACCTCGTTCAAATAGGGGGTTATGTAAAGGAACCGCTTGGCTCCCTTGTATCGGTTCATATACCGTATAGCAGCGGAGGACTTACCTCTACCCATACGGGCGTCAACTACGGTGATGGTGTTCACGTCCAAATCACCGTCCAGTCATAGTGAAATCCAAAATAGAAATCACATCCTTCCTTTGGATTCGGGTCTTCCAAATATTTCAGGACACACGATTTTTTGTCCGGTTCGAATCCGCTTGCGCTCCGTTCACACTACGCTCTCGCTCCTTAAGCTGTCAGCAGATTTGAGCCGCTTTTTACGTGCTTATATTACTTTATAAGACGAGGTGCCAAAAACCGTTGTGAGACAAGGCTTTTTTGAAACGCCAAGGACACACGGTGTGTCCTAAAGCTATTTTCGTGGAGTGTTCAATATGAGGTTGTCAAGGTGCAGGGTGGATGCCGTTACGCCGTTACCGGGTCGCTCTCCATCAGGTTGCTGTCAACCAGATAGTTGCAGGTGACGCTTCCAAGGTTGAGGTTACGGTACGCTTCGTCAATCTCTTCACTGGTGATACCAATGTAGTCCAGAGTCTGAGCAGCGGTTGAGTGACCGAACATCTTCTGGAGTAACAGAAGCTTGCGTGGGTCATTACCACTCATGACCATCTGGTGGTAGGCGAAGGTCTTACGCAGCGTGTGGGTAGACATCCGGTTGCCAAGTCCAAGGTCTCTCGCAATACCTTTCAGCATGGTGTCAACAGACGCACGGTGGATTGGCTTGTTAAGGTTAGCTCCGTTGTTGGACTCACTTCGGAACATGTAGTCACTGAGTCGAACACCAGGGGTATTCTCGAGGTACAGGGTAACCGCTTCGACTACGGCCGTGTTGATGGTGATGTAGCGGTTACGACGACGAGCTCTTGTGTTCTTGGTCTTCTTCTCCAGAATGGAGAATCTGTCTCTGAACGTGCAGTCATCGTTGATGATGTTGGAAAAGCGAAGTGAGATGAGGTCGCTCACTCGAAGGCCAAAGTTGATGCCTACGATGAAGAGCATGTTGTCTCGGTAGCGGCGCTGTCCAATCAGGAACTGTGAGATACGGATAATGTCGTTCATGTCCTTGATGGGTTCAGCGGCGTGCTCACTGGCAAGTTCCTGCTTGACCTCTTCAGCAGCGGGGGCGATGAGACCAGCCTTGAGCTTACGGCAGCTCTGCTGGACGGTGGCGATGTCGATGACGCCGCTATTCGCTTTTGCAAAATCAAACTGGATAACCTGAGCCATAACGATTCTCCCTTCTGTCCTACACGGTCTCAAGTTGTTTATTTTATTATCTTGATTATACCAAGATTATAACACAAAATCGGCAAGAACGTAACTCAGTTTGATGAACAAAGAAGAAAAAATAAAAGAAAATCAATAAAAAATAAAACACAAATAAAAGGCTCTTCGGTTAAGCCTTTCCTTTTTTGTCGCCTTCATTTTATTTGAAAAAGCAGCCACGCAAAAGGCTTAACCATTATTTTCTTTCTGGACATTTTGAGGACAAGAAAACCAATGTATATCAACGGGTTTCGTTGACGGGATGGGGCAAAAGTGAAAGGGGAAAGGGGAGAGTGATGAGAAGCGACTACATAGTATTCACGGCGGCAAGGGGGGACAAAATACCATAACCACGCCCCCAACACGACATAGCGCAAAAATGTCGTGTTGACGGAACAGGGGGAACAGGCCGCACAGCAACGGCAGACAGACAACGGGGAACAGGTTGCAGGGGGTTGCCCCCTTGCGACTATGGACAACTACAAAAAAAATTAGTGTTGACATTGTGCCGCCGTTGTGCTATGCTTGCACTGTCGGACAACGGCAACGGCTACACCGTCACACACCACACCACACGGACAGCCTACCGCCGTAAATCTCAACCGGCAGAAAAGGACGGTACAAACATGAATACAACCGCAACCGCAACCCGCAAGGACTTTGAAACAGTCAAGCGCAGTTTTGAACAGGCTTTTGCAAGCGGCGGGGACTACTCGACAGAATTGCTTGACCTGTCAACCGCCGTTGCCTACTCTGTTCTAAACAAGTGTTTAGACCCGCAACGGAAAACCGCCGTTGACCGTGAACAGGTCAGCGACAACGGACAGAACCCCGCCTTGCTTGCCGTCAAGCGGGGCATAGCGGCAGACCGCCGCACACTGGACAGCACAAAGACCCTTGCAGACCGTTCAACCCGTATCACGTTCAACACAGACGGGGACGCCGTAACAGTGACAGCAGACAAGGAAGCGGATAAGGCGCTTGGTGTTGTCCTGCGTGAACGGTTGACGGACGGCATAGACCTTGTACAAGAGGCCGCCGCCGCCATTCTGGAACAGGCCGCCGAACATGCAGACCCCGCCGCCCCTTGGCTTGACAGCAAGTACACAGTGCGCCGCCTGTCCCGCCGTGTATACATTCAGGCAGAGGACAGTGCCGCATATGCGGACGCAGAAACAACACCTATTCAAGAGGTTTACCGCGCAGTTAGAAAAGCCGTGCAGGACAGCCGCGCAACGCAGACAGACCCCCGCAACGGCTATACATATCTAGAAGAGTTGACCCCCGACGGGCTGGAAACGATTTATAGGCGGCTTGGCAAGTTTGTAGACCTTGGCGGCTATGATTGCAACGGCCTTTACAACACGGACGCACAGACCGTTGCAGACTATGGCGCACTTGTTGAAAAGCTGGAATTGACAGACCGGCAAGCCGTTATTGTCCGGTTACGTATGCAAGGCAAGGGCAACAAGGCGATTGCAACGTATCTCGGCGTTACATATCAAGCCGTGCAAAATACGCTTGCCAAAATCCAGCGCAAGGCCGCAAAAATCGGGTTGACCCCCGCCGGATATGTTCCGCAAGACGGGCAGGACGATTGACCAAAACAGAACAGGCAGACCGCACAACGGCGGGGGCAGACAGCCCCCGCCCTTTTCTTTTTGGACGTGACGGGCAGACCCCGCCGCCCCACAGACCCACAGCGGCAGGGGGTTGCCCCTCTGCGGTTAGGGTTGCAGG